TGATTAATATTAATAAGGATTATATTCGCTTTAATATTATTAAGCCCGGCGGCAATTGGAAGACATATAATCCAAAAGGCAATGAAGTAAAAGTCATTCAACTTCAAGTGGCCCTTGCTCAATCAGCAATATCATCTGGCGACGGGATTATCATATCCGATACAAATCTTAAGCCTGGGACGCGTGACTTTTGGGAAAAATTTGCTCATAAAAATGGGTATAATTTTGAAGTCAAAGAGTTTCCTATTTCTCTAGAAGAGGCAATTGAAAGAGACTCAAAAAGAGAAAATAGCGTTGGCGAGGATGCCATTAGAAAACAATACAAACTTTGGCTTGAATATTTAGAATCCAAAGAAACAAAGGTCTATTAATATGGGCGGAAATATATTCAAAACGGAAAGAATGACCAGGCAAGAATACGAAGAAGCCTGCGTATTTATCTCAAAACTGCTAAAAGGTTTGAATCATGGATTTCCAGATTCATTTCTAGATAAACAAGACTTCGGTGACATTGACATTATTTGCTCTGACACAGACTCTGTTAAGGCACGACTTAACGAAGCCGAACGTATTGTTGAGGTTAACGGTGCATCCCTATTGATTGACTACAAAGGAAGAATGATTCAGGTCGACCTTATTCAATCAGACAATGTGCCTTATACCTTGAATTACTATTCTTATGGTATGTTCGGAGCAATGATTGGAAAATTGTTTAGAACTCAAGGATTTAAGTTAAATGATATTGGTCTTTTCTATATTTACAATGGGAATGATGTACTTGTTACTTCCGATTGGTCAAAAATTTTAAGAGTGCTTGGAATTTTCCGCTGCAAATTCACGATAGAAGAAGAAGCATTTTTGGCGATTGCAAATTCTGGACAATTCAAGAAAAGCATTTTTACAGACCTGCCAGAAAAGAAACTTGCAAAAGCAATGCAGCGCCCTATGTATTCAAGGTTTTTAGAATACATAAAGGATTGTCCTGACAGAAAGAGTCCAGTAAACATCTTAAATCTATTCTATTCTAACAATGAATTTATTCGACGATTGCAATGCGAAGATATTACCGCTAAGTCTAATTTAGTAATTAAGGAACTGATGAAAAATCATTATCCTTATGAAGATTTCAAATCGAGATGTCAAGGCCTGACGTATAGAGAAATAGCAAGGGATTATGCTGCTTTAAAACAGCATTTGAGAACAACAGCTATGTTTTATTTCAATGACAGAAACTCTCAAATTCAAAAGCCACTTAGTGATAAAGATGAACTTGCTTTGCATATCCGGTGTTTTGGACACAAAGTCGATGGCATAGATTTCAAATACGTTCCGACTGTAGGCATAAGGGTATATCCAGGTATTCAACAGTGCCGAGTCTATCAAGAGCGGTATATGAATAGTAACAAAGATAAGGGCGAATAATATGGCAAAACATCCACATGCTGAATTGATGGCAAAGTATGCAAAAGACGCAATAGAGACAGATGAACCGTGGAAACGATGGGAAGTTAGGATAGCGGCTAATGTACAACCAAACGCAGTATTTGAAGGGTTATCTTTTCATCCACAATGGGACATTAATAACGAATATCGCCGCAAGCCAGAGCTCATTAAAGCCGGTATTTATGAATTTCCAAAACCGGAAGTTAATTCACTTAAAATAGATGACAAATATTGGTATGTTGAAATTAGCGATTATGGTCTTTATGCACAATATGAAACTTGGACGTGCTCTAATAAAGATTATCAATTGCTGAATTCTCTTTTAATGCATACCAATAGGGAAGATGCACAACAACATGCAGACGTTTTGAACAAAATTCATAGGATTAAATAAAATGATACCATATCTAAATTTGGTTAGAGATGTTCTTGAGAATGGAACACCTAAGCCAAACCGTACAGAAATTCCTACGCCATACACTGTATTTGGCCGTCAGATTCGATTTGATTTGTCAGAAGGGTTACCTGTACTGACTACTAAGAAAATGGCTACAAAGGCCTGTATTGCCGAATTATTGTGGTTTATTGAAGGCAGTTCTGATGAGCGTCGTTTAGCAGAAATTCAATATGGTAAACCTCGTGAAGAATTGAAAGACAAGCGCACTATTTGGTCTGACAATTATGAGGCATGGTCCGGCAAGAAAGTTAGCGAAGTATCTTATGCAGACCTTGGTTGTGTTTATGGAACTCAATGGCGGGATTTTGGAATTCCAGATTGGGGAGAACTTGATACGTTCGACCAATTAGATTGGCTAATTAAGGAATTAAAAGCCAACCCTAATAGCCGTAAGTTGATTATGTTGTCTTATAATCCAGCACAAATTAACGACGCCGCTTTGACAGCTTGTCATACTCAAGTTCAATTCCAGGTTCAAAATGGAAAGCTAAATTGCATGTGGACACAAGCAAGTGTTGATTTGTTTTTAGGTCTTCCATTTAACATTTTGTCTTATGCTATCTTAACACATATGTTGGCAAAAGAAACAGGCTTGAAAGTTGGCGAATTGATTGGCTCTTTGGGTGACGTACATATCTATGAGAATGCAGTTGATAATCTTAAAGAGCAATATTATCGCATGGCATTGCCGCTGCCTAAGCTATGGTTAAATCCAGATAAAGATATTTTCTCCTATACGATGGAAGATATCCGTATTGATGGTTACGAATCTCATGGCCCTTTAAAGGCTAAAATGGCTGTTTAACTTAAAAAGGAAACGAAATGAAAAGTTTGATTTCAAAACGCAAAGAAAAGCAAGTGTCTGTAAAAGGCATGTCTGTTAAAGTCTTGAAAGATATGCTGCCAAATCTTTCTCCGAAACGTAAAGCCAAAGTTAAAAAAGAACTTTTGCTGCGCGGTGTTGAAGTATAAAACAAGGTAAATGCGGTTTTTGTAGACTGCACTTCCTTTATGCAAAATGAAAATAAGGACCGGCATGTGTTATCATGTGCCGGTTTTCTAACAGAATTCTCAAAATAATAACAATAATAAGAGCAAATTGAAACACATGTCTAAATATGATTTTCAAAAAATGTTAGAATTGGATTTAACTCCAAGCCAACGTGAAAAAATTCTAGCCATTGTTGAAACAGGTAGTACTTGTGCAGCTGCTAGAAAACTAAATATTTCAACCGGTACAATCGGTAACCTTTTAATTAGGTTGAGTAAGAAGATTCATGACCGCATCGAATCGGAACAAAATAATCAAATTGATACTACTGCTAATGATGCACATGCTATTCTTACTCTTCCTACTTCTAATAAAAAATCTGGTAAAGTAGAAACACCAGTTCAAATTTCTCCTTGTAATGGTACATCAACCCTATATGATGCTGAAGGTAATGTCAAATTGCAATGGGTTAAGAAAGATGGCAGGGGTAATTTGATTGCCGAAACAATATCAAAAGCAATGGAGTCTTTTAAAGAAGTTGTAACTCCTGCTCCATTTGCAGTTGTGCCGCGCCCTATTAGTGGTCAAGGTCTATTGGCTCAGTATACCATTACAGACTACCATTTAGGTATGTTTGCATCTCAAAATGAATCTGGTGAAGAGTGGTCAACTAAAATTGCCACAGAAAAGATTTACCAAGTCATCGATTCTATGGTAGAAGCAACACCTCATACTGAACATGCAATAGTAAATATCTTAGGCGACTTTCTTCATAGTGATTCTGCTTTGCCTATAACACCAGCATCGCGGCATATCTTAGACCAGGACACTAAATACTCTGATTTAATTTCTATTGCCGTAAGGATTATTGCCTACTTCGTTCAAAAGGCGCGAGTAAAAGCAACCAATGTAACACTGCTAATCGCACAAGGTAATCATGACCCTATTGGTTCGTTATGGCTACAAGAGCTGTTCTCTTACTATTTCGAGAACGACCCAAATATTTCGGTAGTTAAAAGTGCATTCCCGTTCTACGCAATTGAATTTGGTAAAACAATGCTTGCTTATCATCATGGGGATAAAGTTCAATTTGCAAAAATGGGTTCAGTCGTTCCTTCTTTATTCCCTGAAATTTGGGGAAGGACAAAATATCGTTATGCACACATGGGCGATAAACATCATCGTCGTGTAGTTGAAAACCTTGGCATTATTGTGGAGCAGCATCAAACCCTGATTGCTAAAGACAGTTACAGCAGCTCTCATGGCTGGACTTCAGAAGCTGGTGCAAATGTAATTATCTACTCCAGAGATACTGGAGAATTGAGCAGAATGACATTCCGATGAAAAATGAAATTCTTTCTACAAAAGAAATCATGTGCTTTGATGCCGAAGAAGTCCCGCCGCCCGAAAACAAAATGGTGTGGTGCGTGAGTAAATATGGTGTAGGCAGAAAAGATGTTTTTATCCATGGTTTCGACATCGCTTGGTTTCCTCTGCCTGGCGTTCCTCAAAGTGCCAAAGACAGGGCAGAGAAAATGAAATAAAAGTTTAGGGAGCGGGCCGCTAAGATGGGCATCTTTTGCCAATGTCGTTTAAAAGCGGACCCAATCCCACCTATTCATTATCATAGAGGTTGAAATGTTTACAAAAAGAAAATGGCTCGAACGAATTGTTGGAAAATATCCTCTGCCTGAAGTTTATTGTAAGATTGCAAATAAAGAGTACGATAATTTCATTTCCTCTATAATTAAAAAATGCCATTCCGTCAATAGTTATATCATTTGGACTTATGGTGGGTCATCTGGAAATTCAGTGCACATTAGGATTCTTAATCTTTGGTATAAAAATGGTTCTATAAAAATTCCGTACGATTTGGAATTGAATAGATTTACCAAAGGATTTGTTGACGAAATTGAAAGCAAATTGGACCCTAGGTCTGAATTTCAAGATAAAGCAGCATTGGCCCAGATACTTTTTATTTTCAAGCTCTTAGAAAGAGACGAAAAAGAAGCCATAGATCATGTATTAAGATTGATGAGTTAATATGAATCCTATATTTAAGAAAAGAAACTATATTAATACTTCTAGATATAGCCTTCCGGAATTGTATTTCAGTATTTTAAATAAGACTGCTCATCCATTGATTATAAAGTTAAATAATCTTGGATTTACTTTCTCTCTTGATGGCGGGTCAATGGGCAGGGTCGGATTTCTTTATGCTTTCAAAGATGGAGAATCTTTTTATATCCCTTTTTATAAAAATGGAGAATTCATTTCTTCTAAAAGAATCTGGGAATTTATGTCGAATAGAAAAGACAGTATTGCAGCAGGCTCAGTGACCTACCATAGATTAAATTCAGTTTACACAAAAGCAATTATGGTTGAAGAATTCAGAATTAAATTTGTCTTAGACTTCATTCTAAGCGAAATTAATCAGCCGGTTGAACTCTCTTTTTGATATAGGATGCAAAATGGCTCTATTTAACTTAGTGGACAAAAGAAGGGCTTTTTCCTTAATAGAGGATAAAAACAAAACATATGTCCTTAAAAAGATGCTATGGAGTAATGAGCTTATATATGAAGAAATAGAAAGCTCTTTTTACTCTGGGATACAAAAAGACGGGAATTCTTTTCCTGTTACCATGTCCTTAATTTCAAACGGCAAAGTTTTAATGGTTAGAACCGCCGATATCTATGTAAATAAAAACTTTTACGGAATGGTAAGTGAACTGGTATATTACATAGAAGAAATCTTAAACCATATTAAGGTTTGTTATCAATACGCAAATATATCAGGCATTCCTATTGATTCAAATTCTGTTTATATAGATATTGACTCTCCTGTTGATATCTCAAATTGGATAGAACATAACGTACAATAGAGGTTAAACATGGTTTATGTAATAGTATTTATTGCCCTCGGTTTCATTTTCTTCAGAATGTACAAAGAAGCCGTTGAGCATGATAAAAGATTCGCTGTAATTGAAGATGAAAAATTGAAATCTTTGATTGCAGAAATGCGGAGAGATATAGATTCTCCAGACCTCAAAAACAAGGTTAAAACATTTTTAAATGAGCTTGAAGCTTCAACTCTTTCCCATAAAGAAAGTGTAGAGCTTATGCTTAAACGCAAGGACTAAATGTCCATGCAAAGGAATGCCCTCTAGAATGCAAACTGTTTTAAACAAAACAGAGGCGATGTGAGTGGATACCTTAAAAGGGCCAAGGCTCTTATATATTTTATGGAAGTATCCACATGTGGTCCATTGAGTGACCAGCCTTTATCGGCATTTCCCTGAGGTATTATATGGAAATTTTCGATTATAATCTTGAGCTTCTATTTGAAAAGAGCCCAAATATTTATCTTGAGCACGGATATATAAAACGTTGCTCGGAATTTGTTTTATCTGAACTAAATATGTCCTGCGTGGGCTATTGCGATTATATTTTTGGGAACAAAGCAATGTCTACCGGCGTATTTTTGTTGAGCACAAGCCATTGGGCTTGGCACACATTCCCTGAACATAAAAAGGCCTCTATTTCATTTAGTACCTGTAAAATGGAACTAAATATAGAGCAGTTCAAAGAGCTTTTAAAGAAAGCTTTCGATTGTACATCGGTTGTTTTTAAATAATACCTTGTTTCGATAACAATAATAATAAAAGAAACAAATGAAAAAACAAACTACAACAAAAAGAAAATCCGTTCTCATTGTGTCAATGTTGAACGACCAAACAACAAATCCTGAAAGCCCTAAAGTTATTGCAAATGCAGACAAAAGTCTTGAAAAACTCCAATCTTCTTTGAAAGATAAGAAAGTTTCTCATGATTTTGTTGTTGCAGTCGACTATGTCGGCAGTACCAATAGCAAATGGTCTGGCAATGGGCTTGTTCCTGAAAAGAAAGTCATCAAGGCTACTCTTCAATCTGATAATTGGTTTGGCAAAGAAAACCTGATTGCCGTTCCAGAATCAGAGGGAAACGGTGTTGTTCATGAAAGATTTGATAACATCGATTTCTTGATGCCGCCTTCCGAATATGATTTGACATTTGCAGGAATCGACTTCTTCGGAAGTATGAGCAATGCAATGAAAGAATTGGCAAAACGAGGTTATCGCATCCGTTATTATGCTGATTGCTCTCATTTCTATGGAAGAAACAAAAAAGAAGAATTGGCCGAACAGAAAATTTATCGTCACTTTGCGAATTTCAAACCAAAGGGAGATAAATAATGGATATTCATGTAACCCTTTGGGAAAACTCTGCTCATGGCAATGCTCTTGCAAAGGGTTTTGTTAAAATTGGCGGTTTCGTCCAAATTAATATTGTTGTTTATAATGGAAGAAATGGTCTTTTTATAGGTTTTCCTTCTTATAAAAAACAAGATGGAACTTATCAGGAAACGGCTGGTCCTGTTGGTAAAGAGGCGAGAGAAGCCATTACTGCTGCTGTTTCTAAGGCCTACAATAATAGTTCTAATTCTACTCCTAGCTACAATGTCCAAGAGCCTCCTCCGTCTCAATATAAAGGCCAGGCAGCTAAACCTAAAGCACAGAGTGAAGGTGAGGGCGAAGGTAAGGACAAAGGCAGTGAAGACAAATTTGGAACACCTTGGTAAGGGATAGCAATGAGTACATTTAATCCAGCAGAGGCCACATTGGACTATGCAATTTACAAGTCTAAAGCAGCAGCACGGTTTCGTTTAGGAAACCCAAAAATTAATAACGATTCAGGACGGGAAGTTTTGAGTCGTGGATATATTTTCCTTGAAATTGCTCCAGTCCGTGAAGGCTCTGGAAGTGAAAAACAATATCAATGGGAAGATAAAAAGATTGGTGTTAAATTAGGAATTCCTGATTTATCTGAAATGCTTTACTCTCTGAAACGCGGCCAAAACGCTGAAATGTTTCACGAGTTTGGCGGCTCTACGAAAGTTATCAAACTGACCAGAGCAGAGGGCGGAAACTCTCCTTATTTTCTTTCCGTTTCTCAAAACGCAGCCGGCGTAAAATCGCAATATTCAATTCCTGTTAGCGGTCCAGAATTGGAAACGCTAGTGGTATTGTTTGAACACGCCATTCCTAAAATCCTAAATTGGTAAGGACAAAAGACATGTCACAAATCCAAATCACAATTACAGGCACAGGTTTGACAACCGAACAGCTGTCTCGCGCCCTGACAGATGCGTTTAGCGCCCAAGCAAATGCTCCTGCCCAGGTTGAGCGACCATTGCTTACTGCCGACGAATTGTTTTCGACTATGCAACAAGCTTCGAATCCTATGGATGCCGAAGAAGTTCTGCGAAGCATGAACGGTGAAGAGCCGTATACTCAAGAAGATGTAAATGCCCTGGTTCTCGGCATTGATAACCGCCTGGTATTTGAATCTCTGGAAAAATTCAAGCAGTACGCAACCGAATCAATCATCCCCGGTGATACTCTGGTTATTACCGACGTTCTGGGCCAAGTGATTGCGGTATACAATCGCCACTAACCCGATTTTTAAACAATCCTAAAAAGGAAAAAGAAATGACTCAAGAAGTAAAAGGCTACATCTATCAAGGCGAAAATTTTGAACTGCCGGCTGGCCGCAAAACATCCAAAGAAGCAATGCTGACTGCCCTACAGCAAAAATTCCCTGCCCTGCGTGACAGCTCTTCTTTCACTGCCACTATCGACGCCGAAGGCTTCCTGGTAATCCAGAACAATACCGGCTCTAAAGCGTAAGTAAAATTCTGAAAGGACTCCGGTAAATTAAAATACCGAGAGTCCTTTTTCTCTTAGAAAGGAAGAATGTCATGTCTTCTAGTAATGATTTTTTGTCTATACTTAACGCAATTGAAACCCAAAAAGAGGAAGTTGAAAAAGAAATCAGCGTCCTTTTAAATGTTTCTTCGAATCCTATCGAAAACCTTAATGCTATTTTTGAAAAGGGTGAATCTGTTGATATTGCAATAGAAGATATCCAAAGAATTCGTGAAGCAAGGTCAACAGCATATATCACGCCAGACTTGATTCAGCGGATATTTGATAACTTTAATCCGACATTGTGGCTGCAAAGACCTTTGAATATTTCTAAACAAGAAAGAATATTTAAAGACGCCGCCGCCCTTATTGACGGATATATTTAAGGACTCAAGATGGAAGGTATGGAATATCAGGATTTGTTAAGATTGCTCTTTCTAAAAATGGCGAATGAGTCTGGAAGAAAAATAAAAATTCCTAAAAATATCGCCCATTCTTCTTTCAATGTCTTTTTTAAGTCTGTTCGTATCAGAGAGATAGAGATAGAGGATACTCTTCTATCTAAGTCGATTATTGTACACAGCGAAATGTCTGTCGAAAAACCATTATCCCAACTGATTAAACATTATGGATATTGGGATAAAAAATCGAAGCCGTTCTTTAGGATAAAAGACAATCATAAGGGCTTCATTACTATTAGATTTAATCCTAATCCTGAGACCCATGACATCAATGTTCTCTTTTATAACGAAAGGTTCAGACAAATTTGCAAAGCCTTAGTTTACGTTGATGTTAGGTATTCTCGAGAAGACATTTTTGGAGAATATATGGGCATGGATAAGATTCGCGGAGAATACGTCCTTAAGGTCAAAAAAGAAAGAATTGGCGATATTTTTGTTAGGACTGATGACACCTGGCGGGTCAATATTCCTATTGAGTCTATATTATCTGAAAATCTATTAGAGAGAATTGCCCCTAACGGTTATTAAATGAAAGGCCCATATGTACAGACAAGAGTTACAAAAAACCTTTAAATGTGCGATGATTGCAAGGTCTGGATTCCAATTCATGTCTCCGATGGATATTGAAAGTGCATTCTCTATTGCTTTCCCATATGTCTATGAAACCAAGGTTTATAACTCTAGTTTTAGCATTTATTCCTGTATTTATTTGAATAAAAACATATTTCAAAACCTTTCTTCTAGAACTCTTCAGTTTAGAATATGCAAAGAATCAGAAGAAACGTCCACCGTTTCGTCGAAATATTACCTTGTAAATAGAAATGCTTTAGAAAGTTTTGGTTCAGGTATTTATATGGATTCTGAAGGAAGCCTAATAGCAGGTATAGACACATCTGGGTTTTTTGCATTCACTCCTCCAGGTTCTAATGAAGACCTTATGCATATCAACTCGGTTTACAGGCATAGAAAAGACACTGAAGATATTTTGGTTCCTGAAGAGGTAGCCAATAAAGGGATAAAATTTCTTATTAGGACACAGTCATTTTTAAGGCAACCGACTGTTGGCGATATGAACATTGTAAAATTTGCAAGAAATCCGGACTATTTTAGGGAAGTTTTAATTGCGAAAATTGCCAGATTTATTGAACTGGCTGGAAGGAATAATTAGATTATGAACGGCAAATACACTATTGAGGTTATTAATGAAGAAAAGGCTATTTTGACATTGATTGATATTAATGGTCAAAAGCGGTCTAAAATTGTAACCACTGCGGCGGCCTCTGCGGCTTTAGCCGGACCTTTACTGGAGGCTAAGGACACAGGTCTTCTTCCTCCAGGAATTTTAAGAATTTGGGAAACTCCAAAAACTAAAACTTACCTGATTTATCAGCCACCCAAACCGGGTTCAATCCTGTATGAAGGATATGACCCTATCAATGTTCGTCTTCCCGGCATTGTTATGAAAATCGTGGCAAGCCATACGGGCCAATGTATTCGAAGCGCCTGCGAAATCTTTATTTGCAACGGTGATAATCTGCGTCCCGATACTAAATTGTGGCGATTGAGAATGAATAACTACAGTAGTGGTTATGGTATTTGCTGGGGACAAAATGAAAGACTGGTTAATGATATCCTGGCTTCTGAAAATCTTTTTGATATTCAAGGACTTCCGGGTGTATTTTTCTCGTCTACATTTAACCGCGACCTGGAATACGATTACGAATTCAGAAGCAGCTTTTTGGAAAGAATGGTTTCACCTTATCGTAATTCCAATAGAACCCTTCGGTACTTCTACACCAAACACAAAAAGAACGAGCCGTTTTTGATGGAAGAAGAAATTCAAAGCTCCTATACATGCCTTTTGTCTGGCGTTTTGGGAAGCGAATAATCTGTATTTTTAAAAGGAAATATCATGTCAGATTTGAACGAACTCGACCTTCTTGGAATGATTGGCGTTGAAACTCCCAAAGTTGTTACGTCTAAAGACGAAGCAAAAGACGGCGATTATATCATTGCCGAAGATGGGATGTATCGCCTTGTTAAAGCCGCTATTGGTGATTTCTGGGTTAAATCAGAAAGCTTTAAAAATAAATTGATTGGTTCTCCATCTGTCCAAGAATCATTTGAACAGGGCGGTGATATTCCTAAAATTCCTGGCGAACTGTTCTATGGAATCATCCGTTTCTACCGTGACATTTACAAGGTCAATAAGAACGAAGTAATGGCCCAGATTTGGTGGGATAAAGAACAACAGAAATATCTGGTTGAAGTTCCGGAACAAACAGTCTCCGGCGCGTCTATCAGCTATCAAAGAACCGGCGGTTGGTATGATGACCCCAATAAAGTGCTGGTATTGACATCGCACTCACATCATACAATGGGAGCCTTTTATAGTTCCACAGACAACTCAGATGAAAAAGGCAAACATGGTATTTACTCTTTTGTCTTTGGCAATTTGGTTAACAATGCAGACGGAAGTTTTTCTTTCAAGACTGTACAGCGGGCGTGCTGCCTGGACGCATTGATTCCTTTAAATCTGGAAGACATCTTTGACCTTTATGAAGGTTGTGAATTCCTTTACGATGTTCCACAAGAAGAACGCTCTAAAGTCAAAGAACGTGTTTATGCTGCACCTTATTCCTATCCCGCCGGGAAGAGTTATCCCAAAACTGGAGGCTGGAACATTCCGGAATCTAAGTCGGCTAAAAATGTCAAAAAATATCCTACGCCCTATTCGTGGGATTATGACTATTATCAAGACTACAATTACTCTGATACCGGTGTTCTTGCCAATGCTTATGATAACAGCAGTTATTGTAATATTGGCGGTTTCCATAAGGACCAGATAGCTAAGATTTTCGGCAATGAGCCACATGAAATAAGAAAATACGGTTCCTCTTTGTATAGTATGGTTAGCACACTGTCAGGAAGAGATAGCAACTTATTGTACAGCGATGCGGAACTAACTGAAATTGAAACGAATTTCGAAGTGCTGATACAGTCTTTGTCCGTTCCTGAAGCCCATCCAAACTTTGTATTTTTCCTAATGCTGGAAGAGTTTTTAAAATCTATGAAAGAAGCACTTGGCAATGTATGCGAAGTAAAAAATACCTCTATAAGACAGAATTTAATTGAATGTTCTAAAACATTCGTAGGTTTATTGTCAGCCTCGATTATTGATGCCGATACAAACGTTTCTATCTTCAGCGGCTCAGACACAGGAATTTCGTTAGATGAAATGGCTGGCCAAGCTGGCATTAACGATTTCTACTTGACAGAAAGAATTGCAGGCGTTTTGTCTTACGAAGAATAGGAAAAGAAAAACCATGAATAATTTTAAACTTGGAAATAAAATAATTTCTCACTTCTCAGAACAAGCAGAAGTTGATGCTTTTCAAGAGGAAGTGAAACAATACGAAGAAGTAAAAGTCCTCGAAAGAATCGAAGGGACTTATAAACAAGAACCGGTTGCACCGTTGAGAAATATCATCGTTGTAGGATGCGGCGGGACTGGTTCTTGGTTGATTCCGAAACTTGCCAAAACTATTAATGATATGAAACGCAAGAATTTGCTTGCGAGTAATTTCAAATTGTTTTTGGTTGATGGCGACACGGTCGAAGAAAAGAACTTGATTCGACAGAACTTTGTTGAATCGGATGTCGGCAAAAACAAAGCCGAAATTATGGCTATGCGGTATGGCCCAACTATGCCCGATATTGAAGTCAATTACATTGACAAGTACTTGACTTATAAGGATAAATTTGACATCAACTATTACGTCAAAGCTACTTCCTTACCGCACAGTGACCGTACAATTATTTTCAACTTGGTTGACAACCACAATGCAAGACGCGCAGTCCACAGTATTCCGATTAATGGATGGGTTGTAGACATTGGCAATGAACTTGTTCATGGACAGTTGTTTGCCACTTCATATGGCAATGGCGACATGGATAAACTTAGTTTCTTCACTATGTCTCCTGAAACAATTGAAACTGAAGAAGAAGTTAAAATCTTTAGTTGTGCAGAAGCAGACGTAGACGAAGCTCTTGAAGAGCAATTCCTTGTGGCTAATGATACTGCTGCTATGGTTGGGCACAATTGGTTGTGCTCTTTAATGAGTGGACCTGATACAGTTCCTGCGCGAATCAATTTCTCGTGCATTCCAATGCCAACAGTAAGAGTTGTTCTGAAAACTGTTAGGTTTTAAAAAAATAACCGGCTGTCTTTAACGAGGAGGCCGGCCTTTAAATTTCTAAGGAAATTGCGAATATGTACTACCACATTGAAAAAAGTTTTTCTGGCTTTATGGCAGAATATGCTTCACATTTTATTGAGATTTTAGACGGAATCTCTAAAGATGAAATTCCTATTAACAAAGAATTCGTAGGTAAAATTTATAATAAAACGCCGAAGAATCATGTTGAAATGTCTATTAAATTTTTCGAACAAGACGATTTCTTTTCGTTTGATTTAAACACTATATTGCAGCACGGTAAAATTCTTTCAGATTTTATTGGCAATTGCAATAACACCATTTTGTTCAGAAATTTTGTTACGGACAAAGGACGGGAAGTCTGTTATCTCAACAAGAACATCCCTGAAGCCTTATTGGATAAAATAAAATACAGACACTCTATTGCGTCAGAAATCCTGAAGACATTAAAGCCACACAGAAGCTTTGCATCTAGATTAAGAAATGCACATCAACTCTCTTCTTGTGCTTTTGGTTATGAAGCTGAAGCTGAAGCTGAATGTGTTATTAAGTCAGATATATCTGCATTTTTTAGGTCTGTTAAATTTGAAAATGTTATTCGTGAGTCTTCTAAAGCATTCATGATAACCCATTCTGAACGCTTCTTCGCTACAGCTTTAAGCGATGAAGAAGATGTAGATAAATTGCATTTGATGCATAATTTCTTTTTAAGTTGTCTATTCCACAATGGAGTTGTTCCTACTGGAGCTTCTTATGCTAACCCATTGGCAGATTTGCATCTTTTCTCGACATTGCTCAGCCATTTCAGAGCTCCAAGAAATTCAGACAACATGGTTTATTTCTATGTCGATGACATCTTCATTTTTTCGAAAAGAGACGGCAAGACCTTCTTCAAAAACTTTGAAAAAGCTTTAAATGCCGGCGGGCTTTATCTTAACTATAAGAAAACGCAGTATTTTTATACTGATAAAGGAACCTTTTCCGGACTTGGTGTGACATTTAAAAACGGAGTCGGAAGTATTTCCGTATCTTCAAAAGTAAGAAAAGAAATTCTTGACCTCGTAAAAGAGCGAAAAGAATTTAACGACAAAGAGTTGGGCCTTATCAATTATGGGCTTACTGCTGGGAATATGGTAAGAGTAAACCTCGACATTTTGTTACATACATTCTTCAATGATAAAAGTAAAGCATGGGACTTAATGTTAAAAGGCGAGCATCCTGTATTGAATTTCAAAGAAGAATCAAGAGAACTAATTTCTTCTAAATTTCCTACCTACAAAGATTTTTGTGTTCGCTGCAAATCAATGAGAGATGTAGCTAATAGAGAATTAAATGATTGCGAAGTAGATGTTAATAAAGAAATAGAACTATTCTTTGATATATTCGTTTCTGATTGTACTATTCCTTCTGAGAAAATGAATACTCCTATGGCACTATATTTTAAGCCGACTTCAAACAAATACTGCGCCATACAATGGGTCGCGCCAAGGAATAATATCCGCCATAGAAATAGCAACCCATTAAGAACAATATCATTTCCTATTGACCACTTTATTTACGATGCCCTGGAATTAAAGGAACCAAATGAATAATATTATTTATATTGTCAGTAAGAATGTTTCTCTTACTGAAGAAGAAGCTATCAAGAAAGTATTTGGATATGCCGGCATTGGGCCCGAACTGTTAAAAGTTGTGGATGTAAATTCGGACTCCTTTAATGTCTCAGGGAAGTCTATTTTTCTTTGTTTCAATGAGACATCTACAAAAGTTACTATGCCTTTGTCAAAGGAACGTGGGTATCCTGGTCATGTTTTCATTAAAGACCTTGTTGATGATGAGAATAAAGTTGCTGTTTGTATTTTGACAGAACCTATTTCCCATTATGCTATGCCGCATTGTTTGGCTTCTGATAAAAAGATGCTTTGGAATTGTGTTTTAACCCTTTCTAATAAGCTGAAGGAATGGTATCCAAGCCTTGTTCAATACAGCTCGGCAGGTCAGACTCAAGATGCTGCTGAACAGCCTAAAGGAGAGACCCCTCAGGAAGGCCCTAAAAACAAAGGAATAGAGCCACATGAAGCACAGGTAGAGCAAGCGTATACCAGAGCTCTTGATGCCCCTACAACGTTCTATGTGGCCCAGGAAACAGATGTCCCTAATATTATTTCGTTCAGTGTTGACGAAATGATTGACAGAATGATTGATTCTATGAAATTGAGTGACCCCGGACTAGGCAAATCATTAAAACTGATTGACTCTGTTGTTCTGGAATCTGTTAATGGACATAAGATTACAGTTCATCCGAATAATGTGGTTAAGGAACCCAGTGACGGGATGCATATTTCTTTTAAGGATATGTGTTCTTTGGTTAAACTTGCCCTGATTTCTGATTCGAATAAAATACAATTTATCCTTAGAAGGGATTAGTAATGAATTATGTTGAAGTGAATGATAATGGCGATACTCCAATGCAAACTAGTGGTCCGATTATGAGTAATGACACATTGGCTCCTAAAAAAGAACAAGCCCCTGAACTACCTAAATCAATTACAATTATGGCTACAGATGGTTCAATTTCTTATGGTGTCCAAGGCGTTTGGGCTTCACATGAAATCATCGGCGCGTTGGAAATGATTAAAGCCTCTATTCTTATGAAGGCCAATCCTCCTCCGTTGGGAATCATGGATAAAATTTTGATAAATGCCGGTGTTGAATAAATAAAAAATAAGGAAAATATTATGACGGCAATCAATAAAACGGATATTTATCGCGCTATAATAGCCCAGATTGCAACTCTTAGGGGCACAAAAGTTAAATTCACAGGATTTACAGACCAAAGCTACTTAAGGTCTTTAACTTCACAACTGAAAAAGTGTACTGATTTAGACATATCAGCTCATTCCGGCATAGCAGGTATGGGCGCCAATGGCACTATTGATATGGATTATATCTATGTTGAAGACCAAAGGGTTAACTTTGTTCATCCGGAAATAAGAAATGAGAAATCAGACCAATTGAATTCCGACTTGCTGTATGCCTACTCTGTAGACCAGTCAAGAAGGTGTATTAGGCCGCTTTATCACTGTTTTAAACCTGACCCTAAAATCAGAGCAATGCATCTTCTTTACGATTATTTCTTGCTCAAAGAAGATGTTTATGCATCAAGCCTGAATGAGAACTTCAAAGACAATCTTATCGAAGAAGTTGCCTGCAGAAGGTATGAACCCAATAGAGAGGGATTGAACCCGTCTCATCTATTTTTGTTAGATATGGTTAATGGCGGATTCATTCCAAATTTGAAGGCAGAGCCTAGGCGTGGGGATAGCTTTACTTATTTAGATATAAATGAGTATACTTATTTCTATTCTTATAGGGATGATATAATTTGGGTAAATGATAGTAATGATAGAAGGCCATTTCGTGATAACTTCGTGATTAGGTTTAAAGTTCCAACTTACTACCTGATGGATAACTATGCCCTATCATTGATTGCAGATTTGTTTGAACTTAATTTTGATAAAAAAGAAGATGTTCAATCATGAGTATTTATTACTGCGGTATTGATTTGTCCATAACCAATACAGGACTGGCAGTTGTTGAATATTTGGGTGAAAGCAAATTTTCTTTGATTGATGTTAAGTCAATTAAACCAAATGCTCAAACAAGGGGCTTTCAAAAAAAATTGGAGTCCCTCGATTTGTTTATATTCGCATCTGATTCTTTTACTTCGATTAAGGACTCTAAGTTCTTTGTTTTGGAGAACTATAGCTTCGGCTCTTCGGGAAGACTTACGGATTTAGCAGAACTGGCCGGGCTTTACAAGGGGCATATTATCAGAGGCCTGAATAAGACCTATGATTTAATTGCTCCACAATCTGTTAAAAAGATTGTTTCAGGGTCCGGCCGGGCCGATAAACAAGCCGTCCGAGATGGCCTTAGAAACTTTATCGTGAATATAGACGATTTTGTTTTTAACAATTACGATGAGTCTGATGCTGCTGCCGTTGCTGTTGCCTATGGAATAAAAATGGAAGAATTCCAGAATCAGCCGAAAGAAGAAGAAAACAAAGATTCTGAACAAGAGTCTAAAGCAAAAAGACCAGCCAGAAAAAACAACAAACGGGAAGAAAGGAGTAAGTATGGACGTGAAAAAGATAAAGACAATTCTTGAAAAATTTCAAAATGTAGTTGAAGAAGAATGTCCTAAAAATTCTGAATTTATTCTTTCCGTTGCAAATCTGTTAAGGGTATTTGCATTAGCACATATAGTTGCTGATGCAAACATCCCCAAGTTTAATTACAATGACAGCTTTGAGGTTGAAGCCATGTGCTTAAATTATCCGAATAATTTTGGTTTGCAGCTTATGCTCCAAGTTCATGTTTTAATTAAAATGTCAGAAGGTTTTTCTGATTCACCAGAAATAGAGAAATAAAATCATGAAAGATGATGTCGAAAAACTTGTTCTAATGAAATGCATTTCTGATTCTGGAGCAGAATTTCCTCATCCAATGGATTTAATAGCGGCAATGAGGGCTGTTTATCCTAGATTTATTCAGATAAATGACAATCCAGTAAATCTTGAGGATGATAACCCGATTAAGGTTCTTACTTTTAAGATAAATGTTCAGATTACTCCAGCCCTTTTTAATTATCTTACAAGGTATGACAGTAGGCCATCGGGCGTTTCGTCTAGATTTTCTTTTTATGTAAACGAAGGATTTTGTATGTATTCTTTATAGAAATAGTATATACAATCGTTTGGTAAAGGATGCCTTATATGAGGCAGGCTATTCTCTTCTTCATAGCAATGAGAAAGTTTGTGGTGATTTGAAGTCTGTTCATTTTGTTATTCCTATTCCGTTTTATGGGCGAGAAAATTTTAAAGAATCTTTACTAGAAAAAATAAGCAGAATTTACGCTTTACTGCTTGATGGTCTTTCTTATGGACGTGAGGCATGAATGAAACAATAGAAACGGCATTGGCCGGTTACAGAAACTACGATGAGTATGTTTCATCTTTTATGGATAATGTCCCATTTAGAGGAAAGCCTTTGACAGAATGGGAAAAAGAGGTTCAACTTCCCTCAGTATCAGAGCATTCCGATGTAGCAGAACTAAGGGCGGCGAATGCTTCTTTTGTAAACATTCTTCGTATTGTAAATTCAAACCTTGCCTATGCAAAAGCTTCCTTGAAAAGCTGCGAGGCTCATTACGAATCCGCAATGATGTCTGCTAAGAAATCAATCATTGAAGAATTTGAACAATCAGGAGGAAAAAGACTTCCTAGTATTGAAACATTAAATTCTATGGCTATGGAAAGATGCAAAGTTAAATACATTGCACTAACCATAGCTGAATCTTTTGTCGACTATTGGCATGTTCAAAATGAAAAGATTCGTATTTTTGACTCAAGACTAAGTGGTCTTGGGTATTTGGTATCTCTAGAAGAGAGGTACTCTACTAGAGGTCAATAATAACTCTAAATAAAAAAGGACAACGCAGAAGTGTCTAAAATAGAAATGAACGTGTCGCCCGACGTTAAACGGGCAATGACGAGCTTTAAAACCGCCATGAACAAGAAGTACGGCGAAGACGGAGATATCTTTTCAAGCACAAAATATCAAAACTTTGAATCTATATCTTCGGGCTCTGCTATTCTCGATGGACTTCTTGGCAATGGAGGATGGGTCAAAGGACGCATTCATGAGCTGTTCGGAATTTCATCAAGTGGCAAATCGACCGTCGTGTCTTTGACTTGCGCAAATGCCAGAAGACAATATCCAGACAAATACATTTTGTACTTGGACGCCGAACAATCCCAAAACTTTGGCTATATGCGAAAACTTGGACTTGATTGTGAAAATGACGAAGGCGTTGTCTTTGTTCAAATGCAAGAAGCAGAAAATGCCTTTGAAGTTATTGAAAATGCCGTTGCTACAGGAGCATTTAGCCTTGTGGTTGTAGATAGTGTTCCCGCTCTGATTACAAAGCGTGAATTAGAAGCAGACTATGATAAAGATACTATGGCCGAGAAGGCAAGGTTTTTATCTAAGTCTTTGCCTAAGTTATTGGAATTACTGAAGAAATCTGGCACTGCTCTTATCTTTGTGAATCAGGTAAGGGACAAGATGGACCTTTGGGGCGGAACTACTACCCCTGGTGGAAAAGCCATTCCATTCTACAGCTCAAGCCGTGTCAAAATCAATTCCACTCCTTCTATGAAAATCAAGCAACCCGGAGGAGAAGGATTTATCGGCCAGACCGTAGACTTTACGATTGTTAAAAATAAAGTCGGAAGCCCTTTTGGTGTTGGTCAATCAAACCTTTATTTTGGTGTCGGTTTTAATAAAATCGAAGAACTGATTGAAGAAAGTGTGACAAAAGAAATCTTCGAAAAAGGCGGCGCATGGTTCACCCTGCCTTATTGTACAGAAGATGGCGAAGTTATTAAAGTTCAAGGTAAAAATGGACTGAAATCTTACTTTGAACAACATCCAGAAGAGCTAGAAAAAATTGAATCACTAATCAGGGAAAAAGATAATAATAATTTACACACCCATAGTGATGATACAATAGACGAAGAAGGATATTAAGATGGGATTCTATCAATCCTGGATGGCCGCGAGTCATTTTGTTAATAAGATTCAACGGTATGTGAACAATAAGGTTAGCCATACTCAAAAAGTTAAGAACTTTATGCAGATTGCTGGTCAAACTGTAAATAATAAACCTATGGTTCCTTCTGCCGCCGATAGTCTTCTTCGTGTCCAGTTGACTCTTGAAGAAACAATCGAAATGGCTGAAGCTGTTCTTAATGAAGAGTCTAAATCGAACAGAGAAGTTAAGACTCTTTTGAACGGCTTGAGAAGAAATCTTGAAAAAATGAAGTCTTTGTCTTCTTCTTTAAAAGACAAGGATTTGAAAGTTGATTTACTTGGTGTCTATGATGCTATTGTAGACATCGATTATGTTAATACCGGCGCGGCCGTTACCTTTGGTTTAGACTTAGAATCTGGATTTAATGAGGTCCATGCTTCTAATATGTCCAAATTTGTTGATGGCAAAGCCTTGAAAAACGAAAACGGTAAGGTTATTAAAGGCCCTAATTATTGGGCCCCAGACTTAGCCAAATTTATGAAATAATACTGAAAGAAAGGACTATTAATGAGCTTTGTATCTACTCCCGAGAATCCAGACGGAGATATTAAACCCGAAGATGTCGGGATGTACACCAATTTACATGCACATAGTATATATAGTCCTTTGGATGGCTTTGGCAAACTGGATGAGTATTGCAAAAGGGCAAAGGCTTTAGGAATGAAAGGTCTTTGCCTTTCTGAACACGGAAATATGCTTGGTCATCATGAACAAGCTGAAGCATGTAAGAAACACGGTATTAAGCCTATCTTTGCCAATGAGGGATACATGACTTTACATTCCGGCGCGATTAAAGAAAAGATAGAAGGTTATAAAGCCAACTATCACATCCTATTGATTGCTATGAATGAACATGGTTATCGTAACCTTATGAAAGCTACCTCTATTGCTTGGACTAGGTATAAATACTATAAGCCTCGTTTTGATTTGGCTCTTCTTGAAGAGTGTAATGAGGGTTTGATTTGTACTTCTGCTTGTCTTGGCGGACCCATTAATCAATTATACTTGGATGGCCGCCCGGAAGAAGCCGAACAGGTTGCATTAAAACTGAAGGAAATATTCGGGGATAGGTTCTATCTGGAAAAGACCTATACTGGTCTTGAAGAGCAAGATATTGCCAATAAGAACTTAGTGGAAATCTCTAAGAAGCACAACATTCCTATGGTTATTACTTGTGATAGCCATTATGTTTATCCTTGGCAGTCTGATAATCATGCCAAACTTGTTCTTGTTAATACCGGCGGACAAATCAATAAGGCCGTTAAAAAAGAAGGCTTAACAGACTCCAGCAAAGAAGATGCAGACGTAGACAATAACTCTATGTTTTATCAGCCAGGCCAGTATTATTTAAAACCTCACCATGTATTGGTAGAAGAATATTATTCACATCCAGAAGATGCGGAAGCATTTGCAAACACAAATAAGATTGCAGAGATGTGCAATGTAACCCTGCCAAAAAATGAGGATATTATTTTCCCTGCCCCATATGAAGACCCTGACTCTGTATTAAGGGGCAGAGCTATGCAATGGTATTCCGAATATTCGGCTAATTTATCCGATGAAAAGAAAAAGATTTACCTGGATAGACTTGAAGAAGAATTAGATATGTATTCCAAAATGGGCTTTAGTTCGTATCCTCTTGTTTTGCAAGAGATTATTGATGAAGCCAAATCTCGTGGAATCATGATTGGCCCGGGCAGAGGATGTCTTCTTGCCGGGACAAAGGTTCTTATTAAAAGAAATGGGAAGATTTTCTTCTCTCATATTGAAGATGTAGTCGTTGGCGACCTTGTTTGGACGCATAATAACAGATGGAAGTCTATTTATCATACAGTTAAGTATACTGTAGATTTTAGAGACATGATTACATTGGAAACAGAATTCGGAATGCTTCATTTGACAGACGACCATAAGGTTAAAACCAAACACCATGGCTTTGTTCCTGCCTCTCAGCTGGATAATCAAATTCATGTTATTGACAGAGGAACTCTTTCTGACGATATCCTATCTGTAGTTGATGACTATAAGTATGATAAAGTTGATAGTTTTGAACTATCAAGCTTTTATGATGAAGATGAATTGGTTAAGGTTTACGACCTGATGGTTGATGAAGACTGTTCATTTAGGACGAATGTGTGTATGGTTCACAATAGCGCTGCCGGTTCGCTTTTGTCTTATGCGTTAGGCATTACTGCTATTGACCCTATTCCATATGGACTAATGTTCAGCCGTTATCTTAACGCCGGACGTGCCAAACTTCCGGTTATCGAAATAAAAGGCTACCCATTAAAAGAGTGGCTATAATAGAAAGAAAATAACAAATGTCTTTACAACACCTTCAGACCGAATTACTCCCAAAATTAAATGCGGCTACATTTAGTTGTTATTCTGCATACACAAATCTTGACGTCAAGGAAAAGTATCTTTTTATCAAAGACTTAGTGAAGACCGGACTTGATTACAACTGGAACTCCTTTATGGATACTTTTTGTATTCCGTGCAATGAGGAAGAGCTTCTTCTAAGTTGCTTGCCAGAAGAAATCAATCCAGCACTTTACTTTGAGAAAAGAACTCCCCATAAGCTCAATCCTGGGCAGTTTATCAATGTGTATGATTTGGCAGCAACAATTATGGATATGGAAAATGGAGAAGAAAGGCTTGACGATTTGATTCTGAACGATAAAATCTCTTCTCCTCATATTTGGAAAAACACACAAGAAGACCACTTGAAGGAACTTGCTTCTATTCTGTACTTCATGTTAATTTCCAATGCCGCATATTTAAAGATAGAGGGTAGTAAAGACCTACAGTCTGGTGTAAAATAAACCTTGCCGAATCAATAACGGTTAGACTATTTTTACATGAAAGGATTTTATAATGCCTGAGACAAGTACGCCTTCCGGCTTTTCTATTCCACAATGGACCAGTGGCAGCACTCAAGAGGCGTTACCCTTTGGTAGCGGGACAGCAAGACGTGTTACCACTGAAGACGATATTAGTGTTAGAGACATTAATGATTTGCGTAGAGTTGTGGAAACACTAATGATTCATACGCATTACCATCAAGATGCTGTAGGCGGAGGAGGTTGCTAATGGCTATTAGTTTTTTTGAATTGAACAATACAATGACGGAAGCTGGCGGGAATTATGACAAGGCCCGCGAGATTTTAGAGCTTTCAGAAGCCGGTTCCATGGATAGAGCAGAAAAGATTTTCTATTTTGCTTCAAACATCGAGGATGATGACTTCTCTTTGTATGCATACAATATGCTAAAGGAAGTTATCCAAAAAGAATTTGGATTGGTCACTAAAGAACAAGAGCAATATGCGCTCCTTAGACTTTCTGATTTCTATTGTGAGAAATATGCATTGCCCAATGAATTTGAAGACCTTTCAGAGTCTAGTGCTCAAGATGTGAAAGTCTTTGTCGGACATTTGTATGACGCTTTCAAAGCATTGAATGGCATAGAAGAAACAGACTTTAAGTCTTTGAAATACCAGTTTGTTTTCGATTACGAAACTGATTGGCTTTGGGGTTACATCAAAGCGATGTATGAAAAAGTTAAAGTTTATGAAACCAAATTCGGTGTAAACGACTTCATCTTGTCTTTCTTTGATGAAGACAATGCTGTTCGAACTTGTTTGGCTGCTCAAATTCTTGACTATTTTAAAGATACGAAAGCGGAAGAGCCAGAAGCGCCAGAAATGCCTAAAGGAGAATAGAAGTGTATATTCTTAGTGTTGTATTCAGTAATCATTGTGACCTTGATTGTTCTTATTGCTGTATACAGTCTAAGAACCAATCTCCTGTTCTTGCTGACTTAAAATCCGTTAAGGATTTCATTTCTAAATATGCTAGGAATGGTTCAGTTGTTGAGTTTTATGGCGGCGAGCCTACCTTGCATAAAAAAGAGATTTTTGAAATCATTGATTATTGCAAATCTCTTGATATAAAAGTTAAGACGAGGCTATATACGAATGGCCTTTTCTTGAATTGGAGCAGGGAGGAGATATCTTCCCTTGCTTCCAAACTAGATGAAGTTTTGATTTCTTTGGATGGTTCTACATTTGAAGAAAACAAACAAAGATTTGAAAGTCAAGCTCAATTTAATTCTGTTATTGCTAATATTAGAACAATGCGAGAATCGGCCGAGCTTGATATTACTCTCAGTTCCGTACTGTATGGCAAGGCTAAATACGAACGGATATTTGATAACTATAAGTTCTTTTCAGAGCTAGGTGCTGATACATTTAGTTATGAACCAGTTACAATTTACAGGACAGATAAAGCTGTTATTATCCCTAGGGATTTTCTGATACTTTTGTTTAAAGGTGTTATGGAAGTTTCTAGGGATATTTGTATTTCAGGTTCTGGTAAAAGTCTTTTTATTGCAAAAGAGCTGATGGCTGCTTCTTGGTATCATAGAGGAGAAAAGGATTTATGCTCTAAGAATGTTAGAGCCATTTCTCCTAGAGGAAATATTTATATGTGTCGCGACCATGCTGCAAATGAAGAAGAAATGTTTTATTCTCCAAAAGTGATTAGATTCTTTAGCAAAAATAATCTTAAATCAGATGATGAATCTTTTCCTGTTGTTGAAGAAAACGAAAAAGAACTTACACATTGCCCTGTTAAAAATATCCAATACAAAGAAGCAGGTGTAGACAAAGACCTTTATTGGTTAAAAGACTCTTGGCAGGATTTTATTATTAAGCCCCTTTATATGACCATTATTGCAGTTAATTCTAATGATGATGAGTCTATGGGGATTGTTGATTGTTTTTATTCTAGAATTGACGATTTTGTTCGTGCTGCCATTTCTGGAGAGAAAGACAATGGTGAATAAATGATTTTAGTTAGGAAAGCTACAGAAGCTGATTTTGATTGGCTTGTAGAATGTGCCAATAAGGACTGGGTAGTCAACGATTACTCAGATACCTTTATTGGCTGGCTTAAAAGTTTTGGCGTAGCAGATTCTGATATTGAAAAGTGCTATAACTTTGATTGGTTTAAGAAGTATATTTATCCAAAGGCGCCGCAAGACTTATTTGTTGTAAACAATGGTCAGAAAGATATTGGCTTCTTTTGCCAAGATTTAGACTCTACAAATATGATTGTCGGAGGAACCGTTTTTATTCATCCTCGTTCCTGTAAGATGTCAATACTCAAAGCAATTAAAGCTATTTGTATTCGTGCTTGTTTAATCCAGGATGAATTTGATGCTTGTGAAGTTAATACATGGGCTCCTCTTATTGTTTCCACCGCTCAGTCTGTTGTTCCTTGTTTGAAAGAGTCTGTTATAACTGATAAGTATCGTATTCTTTATGGTGAAACAAAAGACTTTCCTTCTCGGAAAGATGTTATTTATAAATACAATGTCACTGATATTGATGCTGACAATTGTTTTGTTTTTGATGAGGTAAAAAGATATGGAACTTGAATTTAAAAAAGGGCCCGGCGGTTCTTTCGGATACTATATCGATGGAGCAATCCAATGGGCAACTGGGCGCGATTATGCCAAATATCCAAGGATGTTTCATAAAGTCTATCAGAAGATGTTCCCTGATAACAAAGCTCCGGAGGAATGGAATAATATCCTCGTTATTGGAGGTGGAGACTTCCAATTAATCAGCGAATGTACATTCCTGTCTTATGATAACAGGATTACAATTGTCGACCCGAGCATTAGTGAATACTTTGCTAAGTTTAAGCCTCATCATGGTAAAGCATTGAATCAATACAAACGGCAATATGAAGCACTGACTACTAAAGCATTTTTGACCATCGTAGAAAAGGATATTCAGTCTTTCTTGTCTGAACTGCAAGAAGGGCATGAAACATATGATTTGGTTGTATGTGATTTGACAGATGACTTGGGATATGACCCGCATAATGTTTATTCTATACAAGTCTATGAAAATCTTTTAAGGCCAGGCGGCACTATGATTGGTTACGGCGGACTGTCCTCTAAACAATTCTTTGAAGAGTTTCCCTTGCTATTGATGAACCCGGCCGAAGTCCATGTTCTTTCAGAACGATTTGAAAGCTGGAACGGCGATACTGGAATCTTCTATGGAATTACAAAAGCAGGCCTGACTGAATGATTACTATACCAGAATTGGTCTCTTCTTCAAAAAACAGACTATGGAAAAGAGGAGAGCGATGGGCTATGTATATGTCAAGATATGAAGAGTTTATTGGAATAAAGTGTAAACCCATTGTTGACAGCATAGTGGAAGAATATGGTAGTCCGTATGAAGAATCAACTGCGGCGATACTTTTTGCCGTTCTAGATAAAAATTTTCTGGATTCAAATTTAACCTTCTTAACCTCTTACAGTAAAACATTGGGCGAGTATTTTTATATTGTGGCGCTTAATGATTTTGAGGCTATTTTAAATGGTGAGTATATCCATTTGTCTTCAGGTGAACTTCTTCCTATAAAAAGACACTCTAAATTTGAATGTCTTGATAATATTGCCATGATATCTGGAATTGAAATTCTTCCTTCATGCTTTAATCTTGCAAGAATAATTGATTCGGACAATCTTCCATATATGACATATGAACAAATGATAAAGGAAATAGAGAGATGAAAGAATCATCCATATATATGCTCAGAGGGCTTTATGCCAATGAAAGATTCTCTGCTATTGGAGACAATGGGTATGTTTCCAACATAACCCAAGGCGAAAGTGAATTCGGTAGCAAAATAGTTCAAGAAATTTCAGAATCTTATCGAACGTGCCCTAAAGATAGCGATGCAATTTATGGGGTTTGGATTCCTGGTGGGTCTGGTATCTTAAACGGATGTCCTTATGGAAGTCTTCCTAGTAATGTAAAAGTGTTTTTGATTCCTTTATTTCAGAGTTCAATTGAATATGAAGAAGAGTTCTATGAGTCTAAGCCAATAGAGTTCTGTTTTAATATTACAGAGCATTCTAAATTTAAGCACGTGGGCGGCACGGGCATTTATGCATTTGTTACCGTCTTTGAGAAAGGTGCGAATCTTAACTTAAAACTTCCAGAGAAAACAATAAGTTATTCTGAAATCATAGAAAAAGATTCAATCCTAAGCGACAAGTGTAATCTGGATAATGTAAGCATTCCTAACTTCAGAATCTTTAAGCATCCACAGTTGCTTCAGGCTATGATTGATTCAATTGGAATGTATCCTAATACAATGGATAAACTTTCTGGAAAATGGAATACAAACTTTTTCTATGCAAATGGACTTGTAAATCCTAAGGTACACAGAAATCCTTTGTCTCATTTAACTTCTGTTGGATTAGAAATAGAGATTGAAAAATTCAATCAGGACAATAGTCATATTATATCAGGGATTGAACTTGAGGAATTTGAAGATTGCTCTGTTGCTGAACATACAGACACAATTAACTTTGACACAAGAAGAATAAGATTATTTGTTCCTGTCGGCGAAGTTAATGAAGGAAGCTATGTTAAGATTGGAGATAATGTTATCAATCTTGTGCCGGGCGTTCCTATTGGTTTCGATTGCACAAAACCACATTCTGCAGAAATCAAAGGCAAAATGAATGCACTTATTATAGATATGCTTCCAAAAGAATCTACAATAGCAGAAAGAATAAGCTATATGATTCAACCCCTAGGATATTACATGGAGAAAGAAAATGAGTGATTTCAAAACTTTAAGAGAACTTGTTCTATCCTATTCTGACTCCGATTGGTTTAAAGAACATAAATCCAATATTATGTTCGAATTGAATCATTGTGAATTGCATCATATTGATTCGTACTATTTGAATCTATACAATGCAGGAATTAAAGGCATTGGAGAGAATGAATCTAATTCTTCAGTTGCTTATCTTCTCGGAATCGTAACAGTCCCGCCGACCGGTAAAGTTCATACTGTTGGCGGCGGCTTCCCGGATATTGATACAGATTTCGAGAAGGACCGTAGACCAGAAGTCTTTGAGATGCTCAAGGATAAGTATGGAGAAGGATTTGCACATCTTGGGACTCTGACATACACCGGCGGCAAGAAAGCATTCAAAGATGCAGCACGAATTCACGGAATGGGCTTTGATAAGGCCAATAAAATATCAGGCATGATGCCTGAGATTGGCTGCCCTCCGCTGAATGAGCTCTTAGAAGAGAGCAAAGAAATCAAGCAGTTATACGATTCAGACCCTGAGTTTAAAGAGGTTTGGGATGACGCTATAAATCTAAGCGATTGCATTGGAGCTCAATCGGTCCATGCTTGCCTGTTAGCAGGCACAAAAGTGTATATCAAAAAAGATGGATATTCCCAATCAGAGTTAATGAATATTGAGGATGTTAAACCCGGTTATCTTGCATTAACTCATAAGTTAAGATGGAAACCTGTAATTAGTGTCCAAGTCAATAAGGTTAAGAGAAGCGATATTTTACATATCTCTTATCAGTGTTCCGAATACGATGACTTTGGTTATATTGAATGCACATCCAACCATCCTATTGCTCTTATAGACCTAGAAGAGCCTAGCATTGAAGGATATTTTAATGGTAGACTTGTTTGGGTTGATGCAGACAATGTAAGTGTTGGCAATGGAATGATTGGCGTTAATGACAAGGATGCGATTAGATATTCTCGTAAAGTTCTTGACGCTTCCAAGGCCTTTGATAAGGACCTTGAATCAGAAGTTGATGTATATAACTTCACTGTGCTTGATGACTCTTCTTACATTGCTAATGGCGTAGTTGTTCATAACTGCGGAGTTGCATTATCAGACCGTCCGCTTTGGGAAGATGTCCCATTGTGGGATAGCAAAGGCTCTCCTGTTATCCAATGGGAAGGGAATAGGATTGAAGAGACATCGAATGTTGTAAAATTGGACATTTTAGGTTTAAAAAATTTAACAGTCCTTAACTTCGCCAGAGACTTGATTAAGAAACGTCATGGTGTTGATGTAGATTGGTATAACTTACCAATGGATAATGAAGCTGCATATAAGGTTCTTTGGAATGAAAGAAACTATGGCATCTTTCAATTTGAAGAGGCCGGTATGTCTGGATTCGTTAACGCTTGTAAGCCCAAGACGATTCATGACATTGCAGTGATTGTAGCGACATATCGCCCTAAAGAGGTCTGGGGCGCCAGATAGAAATGTCTGGATGAAAATCGGGTGAATTCAGGGAAACCTAAGTCTTTTAAGATAAGGCAATCCTGAGCCAAGCTTGTAGTACACTACAGGAAGGTGCAGAGACTACTGGAGGGCTATAGTGCTCTTAATAACCAGATACAGCGCCCGACACCTAAGTCATTTGATACGGTGATGAGATAGTCCAATCCTGATAAAAATATCAGACATCGTTGTATTGTATTTTCTGGGGCCTCTTAACATTCCCGGGCTAGTGCAACGAATCATAGGAAAGATTTCAGGAGAACTTCCTCCTACGAAATTCAGATTTCCTAAGTATGACCACATTTTTAAAAGCGCACATAACGAATTGATTTTTCAGGAAGGTTCAAAGGGACGTTTAAAGTAGAAATACTTTTTATTATTACTGGCCAATATCGGTGAAGGGATTTTTGCTTATTATCCTAATACCGAGATAACTATACATTTAAATGGTGTGTAGCATCGTAGAGCATAGAATCTGAAACTCTAATGGAGAATATAATGATTCCACGAGTGGCCGGCACCTAAGTTGTTTTTTCAATATGGTGAAAATGTATGCCGAACTATATCGAGAGCAAAAATAGATATAGAGCCGAAGGATAAAAAGCCTTCGGGATAACATAATTGTCCTCCGATTATCAAAAGAGATGTGCGGCTTCTCTGATATTAAAGCTGATGTCCTGAGAAAGGCCGTGGGCAAAAAAGATGCGGCCAAATTAGCATCACTCAGAGAAGACTTCATCAATGGTGCAGTGGCCAATGGTGAAAGTGAAAAAGAGGTAGCACAATTCTGGGAAGAACTCCTAGAGTTTGCAAGGTATGCGTCAATGGCGCCTTTGTACAGAAATGTATAAATGATAATCCCGTTAATTGCTGGAACCCGTTTAGGGAATCAGCAGCCACGTCTACGGACAGGTTCAACGACTAGCTGAAAAGCGTAATGCACAAGCATATGGTGCGTGAAAATGGGAATTCTGCAGTGGATTTATTTCCTCTATGTAGACACCTTATTGGTGCCTTACCGGATAATGCCGGAGGATGTGATATAGTCTGAACTTCATGGAAACATGGAGCTGTTTTAATAAACGGGCCTTAACTTGCGAATAGGGCCGAACATAATGTCAATGCGAGTCATGCCTATTCGTATGGTCATTTGACCTATTACACTGCATGGCTTAAAGCCAATTATCCAGAAGAGTTTTATTGTTCTATTATTACTTGTGAAACTGATACTTCTATGCGTGAAGTTTATATGGAAGATGCTGTTTCTAAAGGTATTAATATTTTGCCGCCGGATTTGAATGAATCTGTTGGTACATTTGGTTTAAACCGTAACAATGATATCATTTATGGTTTTACTGGAATTAAAAGTATTGGTGATGGTGCAATTGAGAAATTGATTGAACTTCGTCCTTATGATAGTTTTGGTGATTTCTTATTGAGAAGTTATTTATTAACTACAAGTATCAATAAGAAGGTGTATGACAATCTAATCATATCCGGCGCGGTTGATTCTTTTGGATACAAACGAAGCGTCTTGATTCGCTCTTATGCGAAATTCATTTCTGACTTTGACCCTAAAGGGCTGCTTAAAAAAGAATGTAGGGCAGCAAAGGGAATAAGCAAAGAAATAGCTATTAAAATCAAAGAATTCTGTAAACAAGAGCCGGCATATTTTGTTGACCCTCTGTTTAAAGAATTCACAATGTTAGAAATCCTTGAGGCTGAAAAAGAACTGATAGGAGTTTATGTTTCTGGTAATCCTATGGAAATCATTTCTAGGGGCGTCAAAGAAGTGCATTATGACTCTTCTCAGATTGAACAATCTGTAAGTGAAACAGGTGTCTTCAACGGAGCTATTCTTGCCTATATCTCCAAGGTTAGGGCAATAACAACTAAAGCCGGCAAACCCATGGCCTTTATTGAAGCTAAAGATAAAGACGGCAGAGACTTTGCTATGACTGTCTTCTCCGGCGTTTATGAGCCCAATAAGGAAACTTTTAAAGCTGGCAAGTATTTGCTCTGTTATGTTTCTGCCAAGAAAAGTTATAGAGGCACAGGGATTGATTGTGTTATCAATTCTGTATTGGATTTATCCGAAGAAAGCAAAACTGAGAATGAGACTTCTTCAATTTTTGAAGAAATCGGAATTGGTTTTTCTGGGTTCCCTTCTCCTGTCAGACTTAGAACCATCTTAAATAAAATACAGGGTTATGAGGATTCTCAAGGAAGCACTAAGGTTTATCTTAGCTTTTACGACTTTGAGCCAGAAATAAGTCCCGGCGTCAAGATTGATAAAACAACAATACGGTTTGGGCCTTATTATATAAGACCGGCAGATATTGATGTTGTTAGGGATTTTAATAGCATTAAAGACGCTGTAATTACAACTCGTTGATTGTATCGGGCCGCATTAAAGTGGCCCGTCAATCTTTATTACGGAGGTATTATGCCTACCAATCTTTTTGATTTTATCCCAGAAGGAAAAATCAGATTAGCTTTGTCCTGTTTATCTTCGTTTAATCAGGCCATTTCATCTGGCACAAATAAACCTAATTGCAATTGTGTTGTAAGAATGCTTTATTTGATGTCTGAGCATCCTACATCTGTTTCTATAGAAGTAAGAGATAAGGCTAATGAACCTTTGGTATTCTTCATTGAAGATATAACTAAGGACGACCTTATACTTAATGACAAAAGTTATGTTCTGAAAAACGAAACTGTGGACAGAATCATGTCTAAGCTTACAGAAAGTATGGAATGATAAAACAGTTCTTTATTGACAGTGTTGATAACATTAACATGAAGACAACTTTCTTCCCTGACGAAAAGGTTGACTTTGGTGGCGTCCTTTTCGATGGAGAAGGTGTTCCTGGCAAAGGAGTTAATCTTCATGTTTCAATTAAAAGGTCTGTTCTTTTGGCCTGTATTAAAGCAATGGCCGATAATAGGACAGCCATTTATGAATTGAGTCCTTATGCGGATGTGTCCTTAAGTGAAATTGGGGAACCTATTGGTGTTTTTATCCGTAGGGATGAAGATGCTATGATTCGTTTGTATTATAAATGTAAGTTTACATTTGATGGTGTTTCTTACGAGCATTCTTTCGATATGCGTCCGTATATGCCTATGGATTTGATTCATTTTTTAACAGAGTTTAAATAAATGAAATTTTTTAAAACAATAGAGGATAATATCTTAGCCGCGCCGCCTTTGAAAGGTAGCAGGCTAAAAACGCTTTACCCTTCATCAGCCTCCTGTAGGGATATTGATAATCCCGAAATTGTTCATGGAGGTTGCTTAAGGGCTACATGGTATAGATTATCCGGATACTCTGAATCTGACCCTTCTGGAGCTTATAGTCAATATATTTTTGCTGCAGGTAAGATGTGGGAAGAATGGATTATTGAGCAGTGTAAGCTTGGCGGATTCTTTGTGATGAATAACCTTAAGTTTTCTATCCCCGAGTATTATTTATCCGGTGAAATCGATATTGCCATTAAAGACCCTAGTACTGGCGAAATTATCATTGTAGAATCTAAAACCTATAGTTCTGGAAATTATCAGGCTAAGGCTGAATATGCTGGTATAGGAGGACGTGTCCCTATGCCTAAGCATCAAAATGTTATGCAGGCCGCATTGTATTTGCATCATTTCAGTAATCCTGAAAATGGTGGAATTAAAAGAGTTCTATTGACTTATTTTGATAGAGCTTGTGGCGGACCTGAAAACAATAGGGAATTCTGGGTTACACTTCGCCCGGAAGGAGATAGAACCTATATCCATATTGATACTGAAGATATTAAAGGAGTGCATCATTCTTATGATATGCCTGGTATTACATTGGATGGTGTTTTTGAAAGATATCAAGAGCAAATTGAGGCTGCTAAGAATTATAAAGACAACCCTCCGCCGCCCGATTATCAACATGTCTATTCAAAAGAAAAAGTGATTCGTCTTTGGGATGCAGGTGAAATTGCAAAGACAAAATATGAAAAATGGGCAAGAAATCCAGAAGCCAATCCTATTGGAGACTGGCAATGCGCATATTGTAACTATAAGACTATTTGTAAACAACAAAAAGAAGAACAAGGATATACATAATGTCTAAACAAGAACAAAAACAAACTGAACAAACACAACCTCAAATCAAAGTGGAAAACTTTGAAGATGTTTCAAAATGTCTTACCGAAATCTATTTTGGAATGGGTGCATTCCAAGCAAACTTTGCAAGAATTTCTCATGGGTTCTCTGAATTTGATGGCAAATGGATGTCTAACTTCTTGATTTGTGAAGCTATTTTGGCTTTGCTTGAGAAGAAAGAAGTTGTTACTCGTGAAGAAATTGAAAACGAAATGACCCGACTTGCCAAAGAAATTCAAGAACATCGTGATGCATTGGCCAAAGAAGCCGAAGCAGAAGCACAAAAGCAGGCACAAGAACTTACCGAGTCTGCAGAAGCAGCAGTTAAAGCAGCAGCCGAAAAACAACAATAATAAATAGAGGCTAGATATGTCTTACAGAAAAATTAGTGACTTTGAAAACCAGCTTGACAGTATTCGAATGTTCCTTCCTGCTTATCTTCATGAGCACGGATTGAACGTTGAGAACGGCAAAAAGATTTGCTGTTTGAATCCTGACCATAATGACCATCATCCATCTATGTCTATGTTTATGGCAGAACAGGGATACCCTTTGGTTAAATGCATGAGCTGTGGCTCTACTATGGATATCTTCAATGCGGCTCATGTGCTTGAAGATAAGCCTATGTCAGGCCCTGGATTTGTTGATAATACTGTTGCATATCTAGCCGATAAATACGGCATAGAGCTCGTGTATCGTAAACTTTCCGAAGATGAGGTATACGAGCTGAATATGTATCAGGCTTATGAGGCTGCCTCCAATTACATTACGTCCCGCACTGACCTTAATGAAAAGCAGATTGCAGAAATGGAAAAACGTCAGTTCTCTCCAGACTTCATGAAGCGTTACCGTATTGGTGTTTGTAATGATGTTGCGGCTATGAGGCATCACTTAAATACCCTTGGATTTAAGAACACCTTTATTGATGAAATTGACTTATGTAATCCGGCCCTATTTAGTCCTTCCAATTTTATCTATACCATTTGCGATGAATTTGGAAGACCTGTAGGGTTCCAAGCAAGAAACCTTATTTATGACGGTGTTGTCAATGAAGAAGGTAGACTTGTAAATGGCCCTAAGTTTATTGGAACTAAAAACGGCATCAAAAAGAATATCTACAAAAAGGGTGAACGACTGTATCTCCTTGATAAAGCAAGGAAAACTACAGAAAGCATCTTTATTGTAGAAGGCAATTCCGATGCATTGAGTTTGCATAACAATGGGATGTTTAATGCTGTCGGAATTTGTGGTTTAGAGTTCTCAGAGGCTCATCTGAACACATTGAGACGCAATGGTTTGTATGATATTACGATGTGTCTTGATAATGATACAGCCGGTAGGAATAAAGCCGTAGAGATGCTGGATAAGGTTATCTCTAAAACCCACGATATTAAGTTCTCCTTTGTTTTCCTGCCTGACGAGTATGTTGATGGCGTTAGAACAAAGGTTGACCCTGATGAATTTATTCGCAAGTACGGTATTGAGGAATTTAAAAAACTTCCTAGGGTTTCATCTTTCTCTTGGAGGCTGTCTTTGTTTGAAGACGAAGACATGGATGCTGCCGATATATGCGAAAAGATGGTTCCTATTATAACAAGTGAACCTAGTTCTATTCGCAGAGAAAAGATGATTTCCGAATTGTCTGTATTCACTGGTTATAGTGATAGGGTTATTCGTGATGAAGTTAATAAATCTGAACGTGAAAAAGACCGTAGATGCGAAGACTCTAAGCGTCTAATTATTGATAAGCTCGTTAAAGATTTGTCTTCTGATTCTAAAGATGCAGAGTCTCTTTTGGGTGAAGCTTTGTCTAATATTGGTCAGATTAACCATATGAACAATACGGACATAATGGATACTTCTGCCCGGGTTAATAATATTCTTGGTATTAAAGAGTATCAGGAAGACCCTACTAGCGGTAAATATACAGACTGGGGCGGCGATATGCCCATTCTGTCTGCTGCTACCGATGGTGATATTCAAGAAAAAGTTATCTTTATCGGAGGTTCCTCTAACTCAGGTAAAACCTCTTGGCAGGTCAATTTATCTTGGCGCATTGTAGAAAACAATCCTCATGCAATGGTAATCTTTTTGTCTATTGATGATAGTGCAAAAGAGCTATTACCGAGGTTCATTTCTTATGATGCATCCAAACGTGCAAGAGATAATTCTAATCTGGATGTTTTTGACACTATCAATATTAACAAATTCGCTAAACCTGAATTGTACAAAGATAGTCGAGAGTATCCTTTGATTTTGGAAGAACGTGAAATCTTTTTCCGTAAATTCCTGAGTTATGCCCGAGAAGATAGGTTTATTATCTATGATAGTGTTGATGGGCGTTCATTAGCGTTTATTAAAACCTTGATGGCTAACTATCGGGACAAATATCCCGGCCGACATATCTATTTCTTTATTGATAACTTCCACTTGATTCAGGTTCCTGCCGATTGGTCAGGACGTGAAAAGTTCCAGCATATTTCGCATGAACTGAAAGCGTATTCAGTTGAATACGGTTTAACTGTTGTTTCTACCGTAGAATATACCAAGATGGCCCCTGAGGTTCGTCCACACAATAATAATATTGCAGAGTCAAATAGCTTGGTCTATGACAGCAACCTGATTATGCACGGATGGAATGAGCTTCATGGTCTTCGTGAAAAGGCAATAGCCTATCATCTTGATTATAGTGAAGAAGAATCCAGACGTAAGAAACCTCTTGTATTATGGAGTATTGGTAAGAACAAGGTTGCATCCTTTAAGGGTGATATTCCAACTAGATTCTGGCCTGAAAAAGCCTACTTTGAGGAAATGAGTCCTAAAGAATTTGAGGCTCTTATTCAGCAGAATAAAGCAACAATGGAGAATCAGCCGAATGCTTCACAATGAAATTGAAGAAATTGTAGCATCTGCACACACAGAAGAAGATGGGTTCAAGAGAAAGAGTAAGGGTTCCCATCTATTTAAACATAATTCAAATATGTTTAAGCTATTTACGGAATGTGTCCATAAAATAGATGACCCAGATACGTTGTATAAAAACATTGATAAGATTTGCTCTTTTGAAGGATTGAAGTCCTCTGATGAAAATCTTAACCTTTATCAGAGGACAAGTGTTGCGATGTGCGAGTCTATCAAAAGGTATATCTCGGACCTTAATGGACCGAGCAATGTTCCGATTCTTTATTTTGAACAATTCCTTGTGAAAAATTTCAAAGACGCAAGACCTATTGATGAAGACTATAAGTCTGCATGTAGAGGCGTTCTAAATGCTGCTTTGGATACAATCTCGGATAGGGTTTATCATTCTCTCGGGGCAATTAATGATGAGTCGTTTTTCTGGTCTTATGGAAGAAAACCTAGGAAAACTTTTAATAGTTCCATTGACTTAATTCTGATGATGGAAGATGGAGTTGAACTCTTCTTCATTAGTCCTATTCATAATCCTAAGATTAATAAATCGGCCTTTTCGTATAATAACCCTAGAATTATGGCTGCTGCAAAACACATGATGAATATTGGTATTAAAGTTAATTTTATCCATGACATCAATATCCCATTTGGTTTTGTACATAAAGAGCTTGATTACAAATGGATTTCTAAAAGACCTGATATGATGGATGGTATACTAAGGGAAGCCACAATTAGATTTATGTCTTCAGACTCTACTTCTGCTGGCAATCCGGGCAAGTGTTCTTCTTGTCCGAATCATTCTTTCTGCGGCATAGAAAAGATGATACCCAGAAACTTTTAAAAAAGGATTTAACATGGGATGTAATCAAATTAAAATCAATAAGAGGAAAGCAGGTGTTGTTCTTAGGAGGAATGACGTTACTTTTTCTCATATGAAAACATTAGCACTCGGCTTTGCGGCCGGGGCTTTACCTGTTGTCTTTTTAAAGCTAACCGGCGACCTTGCTTTTATCTCTTGGCCGATATTGTTACTTTTCCCAGTTATATTTACATTCTCTGTGTTCGCCCTATTGATTCTCCTTTTGATGATTAGTGAAATATACAGAACTTTGAGATGCAAAATAACAAAGGATTGCGATGAAAATAGTTCACATGGCTCCTGAAAACATGGGCTTTAATGTAGATGGCAGCTACGACCATCAGGTTGTTGTTGCTGTCCTTGAAGATGACGGCATTCAAGTAGGCCTTATTGTAGATAAGGTTTACAATGCCTGTTATATAAATGAAATTATAGATAAGAATGCTATTTGGAAGTTTTCATACCACAATTTTAAAAAGGTTGAAGATGATAAAGCATTTGAAGCTTATCGTAAATTCTTCTATGATAATGGTTTAGGTGTTATTCTTGATGGCATTGGGCAAAGTCAACTAAGCTCTATTAAAGGTATTAATTATGGGGCTAGACAATAGAGGCTCTGAAGAGCAGAGAATTATCTATCGTTTTCTCTGCCAGCTTTATCCTACATGTGACGTTATCTATGAGGCGCAACTTCCTAATGGGACTCGATATGATTGCTTTGTAAAACAAATGGGAATCGTAGTAGAATTGGACGGGGTGCAACATACCCAATTCATTAAACATTTTCATAAAGATGAATCAGGCTTTAATTGGCAAAAATTCAAAGATAAGAAGAAAGATGCCGAAGCTGAAGAATCCGGGATAAAGCTAATCAGAATTCCTCAAAAAGATTGCCCTAAAACAAAAGAAGAACTTAAGGCCCTGATAGACTCTGTTCCTTACCCTGATGTAGAGTATGTTTTCTCAGACATACTTAAAACTGAAGAAAAACAACACCTTAAAAGGGCAAGGGAGATAAGGCAAATGCGCTATCGAGATATAAAACAAAAACGTAGCATTAAAACATAGTTGTATAACTATGATACCCAGGGCAGGACGTGCCCGAAGCGCTTGTGAAGTGAGCTACATATTTAAGTGGCCAGCAGCAAGAACCCGCCGAAGTGAGTTAGTGGAATGTCATTAACCGCAGTGGGAATCGCTGTCTTTAGAATGGCAAGGACGTCACCGAGAAGCAAAACAAAAGAAATGTGGTTGATTGCAATGCCACACAAAGCAGAACCTAATTGCAATGATTCAAAAGGCAAAATGACCTCCAATTATGGTTTAATTTGGTTTTTCATAATGAAATCTCCTTAACCCGGGCCGACCAGGGCAGAGTCGGCAAACAATAACAATAAATCCACAAAGTTTACACTTTGCAAAACGAATTGAGGTTCGAATTCTACAAACCTTCGCAATTTTCGCAAGGAAAATTGCGCCCCTGGCCCCCAGGGTGATATCAGCTCCCCGGCGCCTACGGGCTCCGGTGGGCTGACGGATGCAATCGTATCCGGCCTTTCCACGGGCAAAATCGTTCATGATATTTATGATATTTTCCTTTCAAATAGAAGTTAAATTAATATTATTCTTCTCCGATGTTAACATTGTTAACAGGGGCTGTTATCCTAAAAGCTTAGCAGTCCCACCTTTTATTGCTCGAGGGCAGTGTATATCTTTGGTTTTTATTTTTATTCTAAAAACCAACATCGTTTTGCCGCTTTGGGCAAATCGATGTTAAGCGGCCCCGGCATGCCGGCTCCGCTAGGAGTCCGCGCTTTATGATTTCCTTGCCGTTCTTTACGATTGGCAGGTTATCTTGGCGTTGTCTCGACTATGTCTTGACTTGGAATCCTACCTTAGCGAACAAATGTTCGAAAGATAAAGTGTGGTTGTTAAACCCTTATTGTTAATAAAGGAATACTTGTATGACAGGTACCGTATTTGGGAAAGAATTATTTCCTAAGACTTTATTCTTGGACCGAAGCCAGGGTGCTACGGTCCAACGTTTTGATAATCCGAGATACAAGGTTATCTTGGATTTGTTTACTATGCAGCTTGAGAAGATTTGGCGTCCGGAAGAAATTGATATGACTACGGATAGAACGAATTTTCCTTTGCTTACTAAGGCAGAGGAACATGTTGTTATTTCCAATATCAAGCGTCAGATTTTGTTAGATTCTATTATGGGACGTGCTCCTACTGCCGTGTTTAATCCGGCAGTTGCTGACCCTAGTCTTGAATGCGTTGTCCAAACATGGTCTTTATTTGAGTGTCTTGCCGAAGGGACTGAAGTTCTTACTGATAAAGGTTGGATTGATATTAAAGACGTGACTATGGAAACTATGGTTGCTCAGTATCGTTCTACCAATAGAGGGTTGTATTGGACTTTGCCTGAAAAGATTCATGTTTATGATAAAGATGAAGAGTTGGTTCGTTTTAAATCAACAGACGGCCGGTTTGAACAGTTTGTTACTAAGAACCATAGGATGCCTTTTATTTCTGCTCCAAATGCAGAGTTAATTGGTTTTACTCTTGCTGATGATTTTACTCCTAGTGAAAGTGTTTTACTTCCATTAACCGGCGCGGCCGTTGATGATGAAGAATTTGAAGATTTTGATATGATGGACAATATTAAAATCTATGCAACTGTATTGGGATATAAACTCAATACAAGTGAAGGTATTCCTGATGAGCTTCATTTCTATGGTAAAAACAAATATGCCGCGTCTTTGATAGGACCTGTTGCACAACCTAGTTATATCTTTGACGACAGAATTGAATTTGAATTAGAAGGAGCAATGCAAGATGTCTATTATAATCGCCTTACTGATTTATTCTCTCTTTCTTCGATGACCTATATGAAAGGTTATCAACTGCTTGGTGTCCTCAAGAATATGATTGAAGCATCTGATAGGGATAATCTTTGGGTTGAGCGTAAAGATATTGCTGATGATATTCAGGCACTATTGTTTGTTTCCGGTATTCATGTTGTTTATAAAGAAGAAGATGGTGGTTATGTTTTAGATATCTCTATTGATGATACTGTTGATGGAGATAAAATTGAAAAGACCTATGAACAATACAGGGGCAAGGTTTACTGTTTAACAGTTCCAACCGGCGCGTTTGTTGTTCGTTACAAAGGCATTCCTTCTATCACCGGCAACTGTCTACACTCTTTCTCATATACACATATCATCCAGCAATCTTTTGTTAATCCAAAAGAAACATTGGACACCGTTATGGACATCCAAGAGATTGTCCAGTGTAAGGATAGTATTTGTAAATACTATGATGAAGCTATTCAAAAAGTCCAAGACTATTACGAAGGAAGATGTGAACGTATTGATGCTGTAAGAGCGATATGGCTTGCATTGCATACTGCTAATGCTTTGGAGTCTATTCGATTCCAGGTTTCTTTTGCATGTAGTTTTATCTTTGGACAAATGGGCAAATTGCCCGGACTTGCGCGTATTATTAAACTCATTAACCGTTAACACTTGGCGGCTTCTAGGGGCGACCCTAGTCGAATAATCTGGTTAATTCAGGGAACATCTCTCGTAGACAATCCTGACCTATTTATTATAAGTAGGGCAACGACTAGCCGAAAGGCGTAGAGTGCAAGCTATTGGCACTCGAAAAGCCAGATGTCTCCTACACGGAGATAGTGATATAGTCTGAGCTGCATAGCGATATGCAGAAGCTTAATAAAGCTGGTAGGGAAGTAGCGAACCCTATTGAACATTACTGGATGAGAACATTCACGTCGCAATTACCAACAATCTCTTAAGCATCCTTCCTATTGATGATTTAGACTTCATGGTCGTTTCAGAAGAAGAATCCGTTAAAGAAGAAGTCAAGAACATCTGGAGAGATGCAATCATGGAAGAATTTGAATGGTGCAAATATCTCTTTAAAGAGGGAGAAATCTTTGCATTCAATCAGTCTATCCTTGAAGAGTATCTTCGTTATTTGGCTACTGCCAGATTGAAACGATACAACTTGCCGCCATTGGAAGAGTTATGCGGCATTCCTTCTGCCTTCAGAAATCCTATTCCTTGGATTACAGCATGGAATGGAGAGGAGAAAGAACAGGTTGCTCCTCAAGAAGCAGAAAAAACAGATTATGAAAGAGGAATTATAGACAAATCTTCCGCTGACTACGGAAGAGTTCTAAATGCACTCATAGAATACGATAACGATAATAATAATGGGGATAACAAATGAAGGTTTTGATTTATTCTAAATCTAACTGCCCTCAATGTATTCAGGCCTCTTCTATTCTTGAAAATCTTGGAACCAGTTACATTGAAAAGCATAAACGATTCTATTTTGAAAAGATTTATGTAGACAATAGTGAATCTGAAATGAATGAAATGAAGGCTCGTTTCTCTGAAATGGGAAAACCTGAACCGAAGTCTGTTCCTCAGATTTTTATTGACCATGATGACTCTGGCACATACGAACATGTTGAGTATAAGGACCTGAGACAAAAGGTATTAGAACTCGTTAAATCTTTGAATGAAACGGAATAACAAAATGGGATTCAACGTTACTAAAAGAAATGGTGACGTTGTCCCATATAACCCTGAACGTATTAATTCTTTTTTAGGATTTGTATGTGAAGGGCTGGACAATGTTTCTATTTCTGAAATTGCCGTCAATAGCAATATTATGTTTTATGATGGTATTTCTACAGAAGAAATCAATGGGGCTTTGTTGACAAGTGCCAATAACCTTATTGATGAAGAACATCCTGACTATGCAATAGTTGCAGGACGTATTCTGCTTTGTAATATGCGTAAATATGTTTACGGGGATTTTGAACCTAAACATTTGTATGAGATTATTAAGAAGAATACAGAACTTGGTATTTATGACCAGATTATTCTTGAGAGATATTCTGAAGAAGAAATCGAATGGTTGAATAAGCAGATTCAACATGACCGTGATATGATGTATTCGATATCCGGCGCGGTTGAATGGGAAGGCAAATACCTAGCTAAGAATGCTAAAACCAAAGAATATTACGAAACCCCGCAGATTTCGTATATGGTTGCAGCTATGATGTATTTTATCAATGATAAAGGTGATGCTTATACAGACCGTCTTGGTTTTGTTAAAGAGCATTATGACAATATGTCTCTTGGTAGGGTTAATGTTCCTACTCCTCACATTGCTAATTTGAGAAAACCGACTCGTAGTTTTAGTTCATGTGTCTTGATTGAAGCTGAAGATTCTATTGATTCAATAGGAGAATCTGCTACTGCTGCACGTAAATACGCAACACTGGGCGCGGGACTTGGTATTGGTTCTTCTAAACTCAGAGAACGTAATGCATCTATTCGTAATGGTGCGGCAATCAACAGTGGTGCTTTATACCACGCAAAATCAATTGAATATAGTGCACTTTCTTGCAGTCAGGGCGGAATTCGGAAAGGCTCATTAACATTCAATTGGTGGGGATTACATTCTGATATCGAAGAAGTGCTATTGTATAAAAATAACATGAAAAAAGATTCAGAATCTATGAAGCATTCTGACCATACTATTTTCCTGAATGGTTTTATTCTTAAAGCTGCGGCAGAAAATAAAGAAATAAAGCTATTTTCTCCACACACTTCAAGAGGTCTTTATGACTGTTTTTATTCTGATTGCAGTAGCAATGATTTTCGTAATGCTTATGCCAGAGCAGTAGAGAATGGTGAGGCTGTTGGTTCTATCAATGCAAGGAATATGATTGACTTGCTGATAGAAGAACGATTCGGAACCGGTAGGGTCTATGTTGGTTTTGCGGATAATATTAACCGTCATTCTATGTATGATGTTAGTAAGTATCCTATTAAACAATCTAATTTGTGTAAACTTGTGCACCATTAAGCGGAAACGTTTAATGAAAACCGGGTGAATTCAGAAGAAGTCATTTGTATGATTATTCTGAGCCAAGCATACAATACATTGTATGAAGGTGCAGAGACTATCGGAGGAATAGAGCTTCCTTAATTACCGATTTTAAGCGCCCGGCCCTAAGTGGTTTTAACCATATGGTGATGATATAGTCCGAACCCTACAGTGATGTAGGGAGTATGGCAGAAATGACCATACCGTAGATTTTATCTGCGTAACAATAATTGGCAGAGATTGTTTTACCAACTCAAGGTTTGAATCGTGTTTACGATCCTGAGACAAAAACATACAAACAGGAAGGCTTAATTGCCTTATGTAATTTGAGCGGCATTAACTTTGGGGCTTTTGATAACCCTAAGGATTTGAAACGTGTTGCTTATGTTACAATGCGAGCAGTGGATAATCTTCTTGATTTTCAAGAACATCCGTTCCCTGCGGCGGAAGAGCATAACAGACTCTTCAGACCAATCGGCATTGGTATCACAGGTCTTGCGTATTGGATGGCTAAGAATGATAAAAAATATTCCAATTGCTATGAACTGTTAGATGAATGGATGCAGTATTTCTCTTATGCTGTTATTCAGGCTTCTGTAAACCTTGCTGAAGAACGTGGTGCTTGTGATGCATACCACGACACTAAATGGGCTAAAGGTATTTTGCCCAAAGATATGACTACACCTATGTATAAGTCTATGTTTGATTATGAAGAAAGATTAGACTGGACTGCTCTTAGAGCTAGGGTGTCTAAATATGGTGTTAGAAATGCGTCTATGATTGCAATGTTTCCTGCTGAAACAAGTGCTAAAATTTCTGGTTCTGGAACTACAAATGGTATTGAGCCAATACGGGAATTGATTATTTCCAAAGGCGGCAAGAATAGACAAGCTAAATTTGTTGTGCCTGAACTGTCAAGACTTAAAGATAAATATGACCGAATCTGGGACCATTTGTCTAATGAGGCTTTGATTAAAACTTATGCTATTATTCAGAGATATACTGACCAGGCTATTTCTGTTAATACATATTACAATAAACAGAACTATCCTGATAATAAGGTGCCCGCATCTGTTATCAGTTGGGACATTACCCTACATTATTTGTTGGGAGGTAAGACCATGTACTATAATAATAATTATGATGGCCAATCTTCTGATATTATGGATGGTAAAATCATAGAAGTCCCTGATGGCGATGTAACAGACGATACTGATGATTGTGTAGCGTGTAAATTATAATGATTTATGAAATTTCTGCAGGTGATATTCCTGCTATTATTGCTGCCCATAAACGTGCTGAACGTATGGAAGCTAACAGTAAATTAGGTTATTTGAAAGAAGATTCATTCTTTCCCGAAGAAGAAGTAGAAATTGTCCCGACACTTGTTTGTGTTTCTCCTAAGCGTAAACTTCGTGTTTCCGAGCCGCGCAGGGTAGAGAGCAAAAAAGTTCAACGAGAAGAACGAAAAGAAGGACTTATCGAAATACTTGAAAAACTTTTTGTTCCTCAAGACCCGAAAAAACATATTGTTAGTCTTGAAGATGCGAAGAGATATTCTGCCTATAAAGAATTTCAACGTCATAATGATGAGATTCAAAAGATTCGGAATGAGCGCAAAGCTCGTGAGCTTCTTCAGTTTCTTCAATACCTAATGAAATAACTTTTTACAGCTACTTTTCTAATGGATTATAACCATGTTAGTAAAATGCAAATATCAAATGGTGGTGGGAGATATCCCTCCTCTAGACGGCTGTGCCGTTATGTTTAACGAAGAGCAGCAAGATGCCATTAGGTCTGCTTTTTCAACAATTAATGTCGATATTGAAGTTGATGACACATGGGGGTTCTGCAGGATTGTAGCTGTAGAAGGACACCCTGTTAAATAAGGTAACAATAATAATGAAAAAACCGTTTTTATTAGGGTTCTCAGGTAAGGCCCATTCAGGAAAAGATTTTTCCGCAGACTTTTTGATTAAAAGTTATCCCGAACTTAAGATTGTTAAAGTCGGATTTGCAGATGCTGTCAGAGATATGGTTAGACCTATCTTTGATGTTGATGCAATTTATCGAAAGGGCAATAAAGAGGACCCAATAGACGGTTTTGGAGTTTCTTTAAGAGAGATTCTTCAAACTCTAGGGACAGACTGGGGAAGGCATATGATTGAAAAAGATTTTTGGGTTAAAATCTTGAACAATCGTATTCTTGAGAAATATATGGATTATGATGTCGTTATTGTATCTGATATTAGATTTGATAACGAGCGCGATTATATTATTGATAATGGCGGCATTCTGATTGATATTATTGTAGATTCCGATAAGCATTCTGCCTCTAAATTCTCTGGACATTTGTCTGAGTTTGGAGTTGGTGTTTATGATAGCAAGAATATCATCAGATTAAACAATGATTTCTCCGAAGGATATCTTTCTTCTCTTAAAGAAACTTTTGATTCTATTTGGTATCAGAACAATGAATAATAATATTTATCTTGATGCCGAAGATGGTGCTATATTCGATACAATAGAAGAAGCACTGATGAGTTGTTGTCATTTATGTGGCACTCCTCTTGAATGGGAATTGAAGCTGGCCTGGAACGCCGCAGCTGAGAAAAGCTTTATAACCGGTTATGACAGATGTTGTGGTTATGAGTTCCGAATCGAGCCTGTCCTCTCGTCCCAAACTGATTTAGAAGGTTATAGGATTCGCCTTTCAAAATTAGCGTAGATTGATATGACCCAAAGCAATCCTTGGTATTATTTATGTTGTCGCTTTCTAAGTTTCTTGGAATCTTAGCATTCCAAAGTATGCTTATTGTAGCTAAACGAATTGTCAACTTTGCATTGGACCTTGTTACTCGTAAAGAGAAAACCTTTCAACGCAATTATGGCAAAAATCCTTTAGCCGAACTCGCAAAATTGGCCTCGCTATGAAAAATCTTGAAGGCCAAATTCCTTATGTCAAAGATTGGTCTGCGTATTACGAGGCTAGGAAAAAATTTGACAAAAAGAAGAGGCAGCAAAGGTCTCAGAAGGCGTGTCCTAGTTATAAACCTCCTCCCCAAAGTGGATGGAGGTTGACAGGTGCGCTTTCTAGTGAAATAAACAAGTATTCCGATTTTACGGAAGAAGAGCTCCAAATGGGGCTGAAAAATACTGCAAAGATGGACATAATAATGTCTAATTTAACAAGGAATTATCTTACCTTTGAAAGGGCATTTGATAAGAACTGGAAAAAATCCAGAGTCCTGATAAGGGATGATATCCTGAGACGGCTGGAACTTAAGATTCATTTTAAATTTCATGACTTAAATTGGGCAATTCTAAAGGAGAACTGGCCAGAACTTTGGAATCGTTCAATTACTAAGTTTATGATGTGGAGTCTTAAGACCTATAATCATGATGCCGGGTTTAAGTTTAGTACATTTCTAATCAATCAGCTTCCTGTGTGTATGCAATTAGAGTTCTATGACTTTTTTAGACGTGGACCTGTTCATGCAAACTATATGTGGAGAAAGCATATGACGGGATTTGATGACATTCCCGATGTTTTCTCTTATGATATGGAAGATTGTTTGTATAATCCTAACTTTGCATTAGCTGTTGAATTTAAAAATAAGTTTCAAATGTGGGATTAACTATTGCTATATTATTGTCGTTCTTCGATAATGTTGGCATGAACCTATTTCACATCCTGGGAGGGTTGTTTATTCAGCCTGACCCGCAAACAAAAGAAACACCAAAAGGTCCTTATCGAAACGACGCAAGTCGTAGCGATGTGTATCGGAATGACGTGCAACCTGTGCAGACAGAGGAATTGGTAGAGACTGCTGTAGAGGCCCCTCAGACGGCCGTAGAGAGCGTTTCTCCAGAAGTTAATACCAACACCTCACCTGTACAGGAAAATCAATCTGAGAGCAAATATGAGCCAATCCCGGGAGGCTTTAAATGCCAGCCTTTAAAATTTGGCTACAATGTTCTTAGAACTGCTAAGTTGGCTTCTGTCAAATCTGCCGGTTTTGGTATGGTCCGCAATGGTGGAACCAGGCCTCATCAAGGTGTTGACCTGGCTGTCCCTAATAATTATCGTTGTTATGCTGTTGATGATGGAACTGTTGTTTTGACTAAGACAGATGATGACAATGGTTATGGACGAGTGTTGATTATTAAACTTGATACTGGTCTTTATGTTGCTTATGCTCATTTGAAGAGTATTGCTGTTAAAGTTGGTGATAAAGTTAAGGCAGGTGATTTTGTTGCTTTGACCGGTAGTTCTGGGAATGCTAGAACAATGCCGACTATGGAGTTAGGGTCTCATCTTCATTTTGAAGTTAGGGAATCTATGCGCCCGGGCCCAGGCCTGACCGGACGTTTAGACCCATTAAAGTTCTTTACTCCTGATGCTTACAACAAAGACTTGTACAAATAAAATATCCCCGACCCAATTAAGGGCCGGGGCTTATTTTTACCTTAAGGTTTAGAATTCAGAAGTTGCTCTATTTTGCTTAAAACTTCCGGAGATAAATCTAATGCTGCAATTGCCTGTTTTGATTTTGCTGTTTTTGTAGATTCACGTTCTTTTTGTTTCAGTTTGATATCTTCGACTATTAAACCTAGGATTTCTTTTATTGGATAGACAGCTCCGTCTAGTTCCGCATAGGTAACTTTATCATAGAGTTGTTTTTCCAATTGGTCTTGTCTCGCAATGATGTTTGACAGGACTACTAGGATGTCTTTTAAGGAAGATGATTTAACTGTTTCTCCGTATAGTGTTCTTTCTGTTTTTGATAGCGCTTCTTTATCTGGAACTTTGTACTCTAGTTCTAGTTTAAAGCTTTCTGGTAATTCAGGTGTAATCAATACAAGGATGCGGCCGGTCTTGGTGTCAAGACTTCCATCTATCTCTTCTACAGTATAGGTGTCGTTTTTAGATTTTACCGAACCCTTGATTGCTTTTGCGGGAATCTCATAAGCAGAGCCTCCGTCACCTGTGATGGTAATGGTTTCTATCATTTTATTCTGCTTCTTCCAGTAGTGCTTTCTTAACGTCTATTAGGGATTCTGCTTCTTGTAGGTCATCCATAACATACATGGCCGCGCCCTGATTGCCACTTTTGGATAACTCTTCTATTTTTTCTTGAAGAGTTTTACAGTGATTCTTAAGCTCTTCTATTTCGAACAGGAGCTGTTCTTTGTTCATATTGCTCACCTTTATGGTGGATTCCATTTAATAATAGAGGAGCCCGTATTAAAACGAACTCCTCGTGAATATCACTCTTCTGATGTACCCTCTTTGGGAGCTTCAGTTTTTGTTTGTTTTGGAGGCTCAGACTGTTCTTGTTGTTCAGTTTCCTGAGCTTGTTCCGATTGCTCTTGTTCTTCTTTTAGTGCGCGTCTTTGTCTAGCAGGAGCACTAGGAGCTTGTGCTTGGACTTGAGCTTTATTTTTCTTCTTAAATGGAGACTCCGGTTTTTCCGGAACATCACCAGAAACGACTTCGATTCTCTGGTCTCTTCTTAGTCTTGATAAGGTGTTTTTAATTGTTTTAATAACACGGACATTGCTGTCCTGAACTTCAATCTCAACGCCGTCTGCAGTAATGTTTTTACCTTCAATCGTAATAAATTCGTTTGCGTTTAATTTTTTAACATTCCATTTCATTTGGAAGCTTCCTTATTGTAGTTTTCGATTAAATCTACCAGATATTTTTTCTCAAGCCTGCAATGATGAACTTTTTCAATAAGCGATAATGAGTGCTCTATCAGTGCCCTGGAAGTAGTTCCTTCTAGCTCTGTGATTTCTTGCTCACATTGTCCGAGTCTTACTTCTTCTGCTATTTGTATCTGCTGTTGTTTTTTAGGTTGGTGTGTTAAAGATGAACATGCGCCTAGAATTAACGTAATCAAGGTTACAGATAGTATCCTCATTTTTTCAGCCTTTTGTTATATTCGTCCTTAAAGTCTTTAGAAACACATTCTTGGTCTACTATCATTGCCCGTATTTCGGCATTGTTATCTTTAAGGATGTCTTGTATTCCTTTTCGATTTTCCCTAAACTGAGTAAGGACGGTTCCTTCAACGTTACGAATACGATTTGATAGGTCTACAGACGTTTTGAGATACATGGCCTCAGCATCAATTTTTCCGCGCTGATAGCAGTTTTCCCCGTATTGATAGATTAGCAATACTATTAGTCCTAGAATAACAATAGCGGACAAGGCTTTTCCCCATAGTGGCATAAGGTCTTTAACGCTTTTAATTGTGCTGATTTCCATTTTTCCAGTTCCTTTAAATAGAGGGTGGTCCGCTTTTGCGAGACCACCCTTTCTTTTCTACTGTATTGTAGAGTAGTCAAATATTAGTTCCCAGGTTCTGTTTGCCAGTTTGAAGGAGTACAGTTTGCCGTTTTCCTTTCTGGTTCCGGCTGGGACGACGAGAATCATGTCTCCATCTTTGTATGCGCCGGATGTTGCAGGTAGGGCTGTTACTTCTGCAGCAATGAGATTTGCAGAATCGCCTTTGTCCCCTTTGGGTCCTGCCTGGCCTCTTTCTCCAGGGATGCCTTGTGCGCCTGCTGGGCCTGCCGGGCCATTTTGACCTGCTGGACCTTGAATACCCTTAACGCCTGAGAGGTCTAAGATGAATGTCCATCCAGTAGCAGTCCTAACGTAAAGTCGTCCGTTATCAGGGTCAGTGTCTGGATTGGATGATGCAACAACCGCAAATTTTCCTTGGGCGACTGTTCTGTCTGCCTCTAGTAAGGCTTTTGTAGCGAAGGTTCGTTCAATTGAGAAGGGGCTACCCATTTCGCCCTTTAAGCCTTGTGGCCCTGTAGGACCTGCAGGACCTTGAGGACCTATCGGGCCCTTTAGAGTTCCAAGCCAGTCCTCTTTTGTTCCGGTGTATCCTGCTTCTTTGGCGACTTCATAGGCAGACTTCCCTGGGTCACCTTTTTGTCCGCCAGTGGTTTCCAATGCTCGGACCTTACCGTCGAGTTCGGTATTCTTTGCTTTTACTGCAGCCAGTCCGTCAAATAGCTTTTTTATTTGAAGTGAGATTAATTCAATTAAGTTCAAGATTTATTCTCCATTTCTTCTACCCTTAGTAATACTGTGTATCTCACACCTATATCTTTTTTGTTTCCTGCAATATATCTTAATCTGCACCCTAGAAGATGTACAGAATATGGTGCAATATGAACGGCTGGCATTGCGGCTGTTTTATACACGATATGGACCGTACAAAGGGGCTTACTATACGACCTGCTAAACCTAATGTCATTGTCCGTAAAAGCATTCCCGTTGTTGTTAAATACAGATTGAGGAATTTCTATATATTCTCTTTTTGTGCCTTTTTTGAATTCAGGGTTAGCCAATCCGACTTCAAGCTGTGTAATGCTACGCTTATGCTCATCGACTAGAGAAGAAATCCTATTTAATTTGTCTATTATTTTCTTAAATTGAAGGGATATAGTTTGTAATACATTCATTTATAGTCCCTTGTCTATATAATAGAAAAATCCGCGACTTTTTCAAGCTGACCGTTGATTTTTCTGTATATCACTGAGTTTTCTTTGTTCCCCATTGAATCTAGAACGCCAACTAGGGAACCTTCTTCAATGCTTGAGTCTTTGTGCATATCCAGCGTACTATTGTAGAAGCTGGATATTTTAAAGAGGTCATCTGGAAGTTTTCCGTCTTTGCCGTTGTCTCCTTTTGGGCCTGGGTCACCTTTTTCGCCTTTGGGTCCAGGAGGTCCTGGTGGGCCCGGTGGACCTTCCTGGCCTGTTAATCCGGTTGAACCTTTTGGCCCTTGTGGTCCTTGAGGACCTGCTGGCCCTGTTTCGCCTCTAGCCCCCTGTGGCCCTTGTCTGCCTGGAGCACCACCTCCACCACTGCCGGAAGGAGTTATGATTGCACGAATAGAGTCTACATCTATTGAAGATTCTATCCTTTGGCCTTCGATTCCGCGGACGATTGAAGTGAGCGCTGTGACGTCACCGTTGTCAACATCGAATGTAGAAAACTCTCTACGGACTGAAATCCCATTTACGAAAAAGAATGCGGCATTTTTTAGTTTTAAATCCAACTGCATTAAGCCACCTTTATTAGGATTCTAGATACATATGGCTTTGTGTATCCGTCTAGTGTTTTCATCTTTATTTTGATTCTAGCTGTGTTTATAATTGCTTGTTTTTGTCTTGCGGCTATGTATAGGGATGTTATGTTTGATGGTGTTTTGAATCTACATCCGTTTTCTGATTTTTCTGTGGAAATGTCTTTTCCGTATTCCAGTTCCTTACCGAGGATATATTTAAGTGATAGAACAATAGAGGTGAATGGGTTTTTCTCCCAGTCTTGGTCTATGATTGTATGTTCAACACCGGCCGCGTCCACAACCCTGAACTCTCCGGATTTAAAGGATACTAGCTTAAACTTAGTTACGTCATATATCTCTACATAATTATCCGCAGGGAATGACAGACTATTGAAACCTGTATATACGGTCGATTCCCCTGAGAATGGAACACCATTTAGGAAGTATGTATCCCTGAAGTTTATCTTTGTTTCAGAGACAGAGATTCCCGTTGCAGACACTACATTTCCAATTACAGAGATTGGATTTGTAGCATCGTAATACTTAAAGACGTTTGTTTCAAGAAGTGCCGGGTCTATTTCAGTCGAGAAAACATTGCCGTCAGAATGTCTAGTATGGGAGTGTAGCGTAACAATGTTATTATCAGAATAGTCATTTATAGGAAGTATTGTTCTAATTGAATGACCAGTTTTAGATAACTTTCTTAGTGGTTTAATGTCTTTATATTCACCGCCGTTGATTGATATCTGGTAGTGCATATCGACATTTCTAGACTGGTAGTTATCACACGTATCTATTGCAACGAATTCTCCGGAGGCTTGAATAGGAATATCGCCGGTGACATATTCTGTTGGAGTGGAGTATTTTTTAACAGCTATATGAAATGAGCTGATTTCCACTTTGTAGATATATCGGCCGCCGATGTAGTCTGAGTTCTTATCAACCTCTATTATGATTCGTACATACCTATCATTGGTATTGCCTATAGATTCGTTTAGACTATTGGTAAGAACTCTATCTGTTATCCTATTGTAGTTTATTCCGTCATTGCTTTTATAAATGGTATAGATGTAAGCTTTATTTGTCTTTAATTGAATATTGTTAAAGACGCCGTATTCTTTTCTATCTATGTCCAATACGAAACTTTTATGGCCGCCGTTTAGTGAAGAGTACGAAATAGACGATTTTTCATTTGTATTCAGAACCTGTGAAGATAGTGCACTTCTGCCGGACTCTGTAGTCCAAATTAAATCTATCTTTTTATTACCCTCAAAAATATAGCAAGAAATACCGGAGCCTGTATTATTACTAATAACACTTGTAGCATCGGAGAATGTATCCGATTCTTTAACACCGATAATCTTGCCACCATCAACGTATGCGGTTGTTTGACCCTCTATGTATGATATAGAAGATGGAGAATAGTATACTGCTTTTGTGTACTTTGTTATAGACCTGTCTGCAATATTAGCAGCCCTTGCGTCTGATGATGCTTTGGCTAGTCTTGTTTTTATGTCTCTAACGTAATCTGAGGACTTAATTTCAAATGCCTTAATCCTTGGAATTAGGGAATCAATCTTATCTTGATTACAATAGAGTGTATCGTACCATTCTTTAAGAATTTTATTTAACCCGGCCTCTGTGTATTCGGAGGTAATGTCCGGTATCACAACTCCAGATTGTGAAGTCTGGAAGAGATTAAGGTTGTTTAATGCTTTTTCTACTTTACTCATCTTAGACTGTCACTGTGTTTAGTATTAAATTCTTTAACGAAGGAGACCTTAATATTTCTGAGCTCTTATCCTTAGCACGTTCTGAAAGCACTATATATTCGCTATCAATTGCCGCGTCCTTGAGTTCAATCTGCCTCTCGTTTACAGAGTAGGAGTTTTTATCAAGAACCCTAATAGGAAAGCCTGAGACAAAGATGTTTGAATAAATATATTCAACTTCTGTTTCACCGCTTATCGTAGACTGAGAATACAGCATACCGCTATTATAGTCAATAGAGTATAGCCCACTGGCATTGTTTGAATCTGCTGTTTCTACGGAAATAAAGGTATCTATAATGTCATCTGTAAGAACACCCTCTGGAAGTTGTACAAATGTTTCATTACCTACATCCTCCAGCATGTAGTCTCCTCTGTAGATAAGCTCATCGCGGCTGAAGACTTTGGAGCTTAGCTGCTCAACTCCGCCAGTTATGTCTAGTTCGGAGAAATGATTTACAAGTCTACCTAGACTAAATCTATTTGATGACTTAGGAATTAGGACGCCTATAGTTCCGGAGCTTCTGAACTCGTCTATGCCGTTGATGAATTGAACTTCTTTTACAAACGAAAGGAGTGAAGATGCTTTATTCGTAAACTTTAGGCCGCCTTTTAGCAGTCCAGAGTGAGAAAGCTTTGCAGATAATTGACCATCGAATGATGTGAGCTTTTCTTTGAACTTAGAGAACTTGGCTTCTTCTGTGTATAAGTCTATACCATTAATGTTGGACCTCATGACTAAAGGTATTTCTTCGTAGTTGATGTACATACCGTTAACAATAGAGGTATGAGAAGAAGAGAAGTATTTTCCGTCTATCAGTGTGAACTCTGAATCCTTTAATTCCGTTTCAGGGTATCTGTGATTAAACTGTAATACAGATACGGACTTATCAGATGTTTCTGGGAATGTTACAGAGAAATAGTCTAGTAGGTTTATGTATTTGTTTTCTTCAAAACTATGAACCTTTTTGCCGAATGGGTCAATTAGAGACACTTTTTTAACTGAAGGTTTAAATACCCATTGGTAACAGGAGGTGAATGCACCTAGAGTTAGGTTTATTTTTCTTGTTACTTCTCCGTCCGTAAGGATATATACGCCCGCCGGTTGCTTAAATGGTAAAACCATATTGAAGCCATCGGAGATTCTGACTTCCCTTTTGATTGGCAAGGAAGCTTTAAAAGCTTTTGCAGACTTAGGGTCAATGCTATACGGAGGAACAATACGATAAATGTCTCCACCCTCTATTGAGCATTTTATTTTATCGGCCCTGATGGTTGCTTTTGAAATGTCCTTTAATGGAGAAATAGATTTTACCACCATATCCGCGCCGGACTTGATAGAGCTGATAGAGTCAACCATATCTAGATTGTCGTTGTATAGGAAGTACGAACCTCTTTCCCCGAACTGATATCCAATTCTTTCAGAGACAATGTATTTATCTGAAAGGTTAAACGGAACCTGAATAAACGGAGACTGTTGGCTAACTTGCTGGATATGCCTATCAATACTTGTAGCAACCAGAGGCATAGAATATTTTCCTCCTGTCATTTTTATTCTTAAGAATAAAGTAGTTACAGGAGAAGGAGTGTTAATAGAGTCATCAGACTTAGTGTTGAAATCAAGGTGTTTAGGATATTCACTAATGGTAAATGGCGTAGATACCCTGTACCAAGATGATGAGTCATGACTGATTTCAAATGAGATATTGTCGAATGAGTATCCATCAGTCGGGATTGAGCCTGCAATAGACGCCTTAAGCACTTCTTGTCCCTGCGTTATTGGGCCGAAAACAATCTCTCCGTTTTCTACCGCAGTAGCAATGCCTACAGATAAGTTACTGATTCCTATGGCGTATCTTGTCTTTCCGCTTTTTGATGTGTACGGATTGCCCTGAAGAATTGATAACTTCAGTGACTTAATATTTAAACCTGGAAAGCTTATTTGTGTTGTTCCAGAATCTTCATAGACCGAAAAGTCTGAACGATAGAATCTTTTGCCGTCAGAAGACACTTCAAGATGCATAACGTCAGGCTTAGATATACCGTACTCTGGGAATACTAGAGATATTCTATTTGCCTGGCTAACTTCTCTCAGTTCTATATTGAAGACTGCTGTAACTGCGGTATCAAACTTTTCTACTTCGTATTGTGTTTCAGATACTATTGTTTCTTTGTTATTGTATCTGGGGATATCGAAGTCAGAGGAGTTTCCTTCTTGTCCGTTTGTAATTATTTTTACATCTACAATAGGAACTGGTGAGTATGCTTTTGTCTCAAGAGCAAAGGTACCGCCACTCAGTATAATCCCATGTCTCTTATAGATTGGCATATCGTTAATGCCGAATTGCTTATTGGTATTTCCGCTTACGCTAGAGACTGTAAGATAAAGCTCTGAGACATTTGACATTTGTTCTCTTACATCCGATACGCCCTCTGCAAATAGCCCTATTGCCATTGCGATTTGATTGTTTGAAGAATTGATATCAGAGACAAGTTTGTCTGCCCTTGTTCTCATGTCCGTTAATAACTGCTGTCTCCAGCCGGGAAGTCGTTTAGAATAAACGGACGAGCTTGACATGAAGTCTTTTATCATTTTGATATGACTCCTACGTATTTTATAATTGGCTCAGACTTGTCTACGTCTATTACTGTAGAATCAAGAGAGCATGTTATTTTATAGACATCCTTGTTAAGGATTCTAATAGAATTGTTTTCATCTACAGAGATGTTTTCGTTTTTATACAGCCCGCCGGTATAGTCCGGAGAGGCGATGTAGAAGCACGAGCTGTCCTTATCCTCAACAACTCCGCCCTTTATCTTAACGACATCTTTGCTTTGTATGCCGTCTCTGTATTTGTAAGCCTTTGATATTTTGTATTTTAATGGCTCACTACCGATAATAACTTCTCTTGTCTTGCCGAGGCCTAAGGTTATTTTCTCATCCATCAATTCAACACCAGAACGAGAATAGCCCGTTACGCTTACATTACCAGAGATGATTGCGGTCTCAAGGTCTTCGCCTTTGATGACAATATTTACAGAACCTGAGTTTAGTATCTCCACCTTCTCTGTTCTTATGGCAGCTACATCGTTAAGGGATAGCCTGTTTGCATCGACATCTATGAATTTAGAAATAGAATCACCATTTTGGATGTGCTCATGAATAATGCATATCTCGATAGCCATTGAGTTCTTATGTTTATTTTTGATAACTATAGGCTCATCAAGTTCAACTGGGAAAGATATGATTGGGCTAGCATTTCCCATCGAGTCAATTGCAGTTATAGAGGATATTACAACATCCCTTACGTTTGGCCTGATGATTATCCTATTGAAGAATGAAACTCCAGGACGTAAAACTTCTCTTAGTTCTTTCATACAAAATGTCTTTCATCATATGGAGGCATGATATATGCTTCGTCCAATACGGAGTAAACCATACTTCCGTCTGCATTGGTGTCAATCTTCATAATTGAATAATGGCCCGCGTCCTCAGAAGAGAGGTTGCTTCCCTGAATAAAATCAGACCCACTTTTAATGATGCCTATCTTTTCGATATATCCGTTATGCCATTTCTCTAGGTCTTGTTCAATTCTATCCATTGATTCTAAAAGGAAATCTGAAGACGAAGTTGCAGTGTCTCCAACCCTCTGTATTTCCTTACCTATGAATTGAATTGCAAAATGGTCAACATTATCAATCCCTGACACCTTAAGGCTGTCATTGACATAGTTAAACTGATGGTTTTGAATAAACTCTTTCATATTTAGCCTCTAGGAATCTTTGATAGATGGACATATTCCGATGTTAGCCTGCCGATTGGATAGTCTGATTTCTTAACTCGGAAATAGATGAATCCGTCTAGCTCTTTTGATTTTATCTCTTTTAGTATTTCTCTATGACCATTATAGCTATTAACTATTGATAGCTTTGAGTTGTGTCCAAGGAACGCTGGAGGATTTCTTCTGTGGAATCTTCCCTCGTCTCCATCTACGAACTCTATGCCGGTTTCTTCTTCTTTTAGTTTTACGGATACAAGAATATCTGTGTCGGTATCTTCAATTAATGTTGGCATATTTGAAGACATGTTTGCATCTATAACAGTAACGTTTGAATTGATAGATTCCTGTTCGGCTTCAGATAATACGATTCTTAAATAAGATAGCTTTGGAAGTCTTAATTCTCTAATGCCGGCGCTGCCTGTTATTGGCATCGCTCTTCTTCCTGATACACCGTATTCTAGATTTAGTTTTTTGATTTGTATTTCTGCTATTTCCAATACGAAATCTTTGTTGATTTCTTCTGGATTAGTATGAATATTTCTGGGCTCTAAGGAATCTTCCTTGCCTTTGCCAGCATTGTATTTTACTGGAGTTATTTTGTTTTTAGAAATAACAATAGCAGAAGGAATGTCTTTTTGAACAGGAGAAATTGTAGAGTATATACATATCCCTGTTTTATCAAATACAGAGAATAGAAGTTCTGTATTTAAAAAGTCTTGGGCATCGCCTTTTATTATTGAGCGCGGCGTTGTATAGACTTTGACGACAGAGGCATTTCTTATGACATCTATAGGGATGTTTGTAAAGTTATTTACAGGCTCAATGTATTCATACTCTACGTCAATGGAACTATCTGTACTGCTTGTTAGTACAATGCCTTGATTGTAAACAATATTTTTATTATCGAATGATTTGGCCGAGTTGATGTATTTGTGCGGAAGTCTTACGATTCCATCTGAAATAGGAAGTTTTGCCTTATTCGTTTTTACAATAGAAGCAATAAACTCTGGAGACTGGAATCTGTATTTGGTTTTTACTCCGTCAATTGTGGCGATTCTATCGCTGGAGTATTCGTTTGCAAAGATTCCGATATATTGATTATTAGGATTTGTATACTCGGATATTGTTGCTATTTCTCCGTGTATACTCGAGAATAATACGTTTTGATTTTTACACCGGATAATGTACTCTCCGGAAGAGTCTTGTGATACTGAATATGTTTTATTATCTAACTTCTTGATTCCATTTAAGAAATGGTTTGATTCTTTGATATAAACAGGAATGCCGACCTCTCTTAGTTTTGTATTTCCGTATTGGATGTTTATATACGGAGAGTTGCTATATATCCAATTGTCGTCCTTTGTCCATTCTGTGGCACCTTCTATGGCAAAGGATTCTGCCCTCAGCTGATATTTATACCACATTGGCTGCCCGTTATAAACTATATCTGTAATTAAAATATCCGGGCCGCTTGAACGAATTGTGATTCCTGAAATGGATTTTGATTCCATCCTGACAAATCTGAGTCTGTCATTCTGGCCTTTGTGTTCGATTTCGACTAGGGAGCCGTTTAACGGAGATGTATCAACAGCCACGACAGCATTTCTGCTGTCTGTGGCTTGTTGAAATTCCGCAGAATGTGCTTTCCCTACAATCGAGATGTTGTAGGTTATTGTTGTCATGGAGCGTATTTTGCCCTTCTGGAAATTACATTTAAAACAGATTTGCTATTCAGCTCTTTACTGCCTTCACTGTCAACTACTTCAATACCACTAACGTACAGTGTTCCTAAGCAAAGGATATTGCCGTTAGCAACGAGAGAGTCTTCTACGTAGGCATTGTTAATCGAGGTAAATTTCTTACGGCTGAGGTTATTAGCCTCTCTTGTCATTGCGGGGTTAGAGGATGTAACCGGAACAGTTCTTGCAGCATCACCCTTGATTGTATTAACAGACATTGCATCTGCTTTAATCAATGAGGACTCCCCAGTCATGAGGATTGCGTTGTTCTCTATGATTACGCCAGACCTTTCACTACCTGTCATTATAACACCAGATACCGAAAGTTTGCCACCTACATTAACTGTGGAACTGAACTTAGTTTCACCAGCAAATATATTGGTTTCTGCCGCGCCAATCTGATTGATGCCTCTTGCAATATTGACCTGACCAAGTGTTGCGGTAGATGCAGGAATAGAGGTGATGTCTCCTCTAATGCCAGCATTACCAGCGATTGTAACATCACCATCGCTTACAACCTTGCCTTTAATAAAGAGGCTGTCAAATTCAGACTGCCTCTCTGCGATAATGCCGCCTTTGAACTCTGATTGCGATTCAGACCTTATTGACCGAACGGTTGTAACACCCTCTACATCAAGATTGCCCTTGGCCTTAATAGAGCCTTCTACGTTCATCTTGGAGTTTACAGTAGCATCACCAGAGATTGTGATTTTATCGGTAACAAGAACTTCCCCGGAGAATGTTGATTTCTCATTGCCGAATGTAATATCACCACCGACTGTAATGCTGTCGCCTTGTTGACCAATAGTAGAATTGCCAAGAGCGATTAAGCCTTTATTGGCACGGATTTGACCGTCGGCCATGATGTCGGCAGAGGAGGTTATCTGACCTGTTACGTTCAGATTATCTTTAACTGCGATTGTTTCAAACTCTGCGCTTGAGGTAGAATTGATTGGGCCTGACACATCAAGTCCGCCTTTTGCATGGAGTGCAGATAAGAACTTAGATTGTCCAATCACTTCAAGTTCTGATTTAACAGATACAGGAGCGGCCATTTCAACATCACCGAGGAAGATATTCCTAGCATTATTAAATGTTGTATTGGCAAGAACGTTGACTTTGTCTTTTTCGTCAGAACCAATATAGACATCACCGTTAAACTGTGCTTTACCCCCAACATAAAAGTCGTTTTTAACGGACACATCTCTAATTGCATCAACAGAGTCTGCTGTAACGTTCCCAGAGAATCTGCCGTGTTTTGCAACAATGTCGCCGTCAGCAGAGATATTGCCCTTGGTAATGAAGTCCCCGGCAGCAGAAATTCCTCCTCGTGCGTCAATTTGGTTGATAGCAACAAGACTGCCTGCTCTTAGCTCTGTGATAGAGCCTGAGTTTGCAGAGACAGACCCCGTTGTAGAGATTGAACCAGATGCACTGAATCCGCCTCTTGAAGAGATATCTCCCTGAAGGTTAACAGGTTTTTCAAAGGAAACCGGACCGCTAAAGATTGCACTTGACTGGACTTGAAGTTCATTTGACTCTAGTCTGTTTTTTGTTTTAATAGAGCCGCCTACTTCAAGGCTGGAGGTAATACCTACATTCTCAGTGAAATCTACGCTTCCTGTGAATCTTGAGTTTCCGGATACTTCAATCTCTTTGGTTTGAATACGGTTTTTGAATTCGCCGGATTCTGCACTGATGTATCCGCCTGCGTCAATGTTTCCGTTGAGGCCTAGGTTCTTGTCAATAGCAGCTGAGCCAAACACTTTTAGCTGGCCGGTGGTGACTTCTGAATATGAGAGATTCGAACAGTTCATTTCCCCTGTTCTTGTCTCTGCAAAGACAACCCCGTTTCTAGCCTCTATAACGAGCCATCCTGGAGGACAGTCTGCGTCTGCACCTGTGGCATAGATGTTTGAGTCTTGGCCGATATGGATGCCTCTACGGTCCTTTAATGATGATTCTTTTACCTTGATACTATAGAAGTCGGAGTCACCTGCAAAGATTTCTGACCTTGGCATTAAGGTTAAGTTATCTAGTCTTGTTGCCCCGTCTTTTGCAATTTCACCAAAGCCGTATTTGACTCCCAATACAGAGTTAATCTTAGTACTGTCTTTTAAGAAGTATAGACCGCCGTGACCTGTCTCGATGTAAGTGTCGTGGTCTGTTTGTGTTGCCTGCCCACCGTTTTCTGCCGCAACATAGAAGTTTGCAAACGGAAGACCTTGCTGCTTCTGATATCTGATACCAGTGTTTTTGCCAGAGTCTTCTATTGTAAATGGAAGCTTGCCGGAAACAGTTGGAGAACCATTTACGCTCTTAATGGAGCCTGCATCTTCAGTATCTCCAAATTTAATTGAAGACTCATCCTTGATTGTAATTAGAGATGGGCTTAATACTTTTGCTTTTAGGTTATCAAAGGATACCTGAACTTTGTATTCAATAGAGGCTTGGTCTGATTCTGATGTGACCTCTACTTTATTGCCGTCCTTGCTTCTCATATCCACTTCGGCAATCTTAATGCCGCCGGTTCCTTTTGTAGCAAGTGTACCTGATACAGAGCCGTTTTCAACGTTGATTGCTTTTGCTTCTAACCCTGCAAGTTCAGTGTCAGATTTCGATACCTTAACCAGTCCGTCTTTCGCTCTGATGTTTAAGGTGTTGTTTTCATTGCCCTTATCGCCGGTTGAGAAGATTTTATTCCCATCGAATTCAAGAGCAGTACCATAAAGATTCTTCTCTTCGCCTGGAAGACCGTGCGTATTTATCTTAAGTCCGGAGTTAGTGCCGAACAATTTGATACCACGGAAGTCTTTGTCGTACATGAACGAAGACCCGGTAGAGACAGAGCCGAAAAACAGTTTATGCGAGTTATCAAGAGTGTTGTTATACAGGTCTCCAGAATTGGTGGAGCCGATAAGAACATCGCCCAGAATTGCATTGTTAAAGTTGCCCGGATTGTCTGTTGTGTATCCGTCCCTATGGAAGTAGTGAGGATGGTCGTCGCCTTTGTGTCTAGATGAACCAAACCCAGGCTGGCCTGTAACATATCTGTCGGATACCAAATCTACAAGTTTAGAATGGCTAAGTAGCGCCGATGAGTCTTCCCCATTGTGAGCATGAGAAGAGAATAGCTTATAGAGAAGTCCGATACTGTCCGATACTGTCCATCCATTTACATACAGAACAACTTCAGGGTCTGCAGGGAGGGACATCTGGGTTTTAAATTTATACGATGAGTCACTGATTAAGTAGACAACAGCATCAGATACCCTTTGGAATCTACCATCTGACTTAACCCATACAGATACTTCTGTTTTGTTTGCTTCTTTTGCTCCGTTAGGGTCTACGTATTTGCGAACTCTATCAGGCAAAGATGGTTGCAGGCCATTGGGGATATTGATATCGCCAACTTTTGTAGTCGGTTTGATTGTTACAGAGTAGGTTGTGTTGTCTAACTTCTGTACAGATGACTTCTGTTGTTTCCCATCTTGAACATTTTTCATGTTCGGATACGTATTAGTTGAATATTTTTCATATCCAGGAATACTTGGGAATTTACCTTTGTAGGTAACAGAGAATTGGCCCTCTGGGTTTTTGTAGAAGTATAGCCGTCTACCTTCGATTGAGTAGTGGTTATCTCCTGACATTACAGACTTCTCTACCTTTTCATAGGATTTACTAGATTGGTCTGAAATGGTTACGTCTGTTAATGGGATAAGGGTCAATACAAAATCGTGCGAAGAGTTACCGCTGAAGTTCTCGACAAAGTCTGTGATTGTTTCACCAAAAGGAATTTGCGGCGCGAGAAGTTCTCCATTGCCGATTGTTCCTGCAAGTGTACCGTTAAGAGCTTCGGACTTATCGCTAAAATTACTTACATCTCCGACGTCCCTATTTAGGCTGTTTAAAGATTCAGTCACCCTGTTAAGTGCGTCGATTGTGCCCTGTTGGGTTATTGTGCTGCCCGAAAGCAAAGTTAGTTCATTCATCGTTATTACCTATTAGGATAGGGTTGTCTGTATTTAAGTATTCTACGGAGTTGCTATGCTCTATTCCGTAATAAACCTTAATGTCCGCGCCGGTATGTTCTATGCTAGAGATTAGTGCATTCAGATGGGTAGCATAATCGTCATCCCATTTAGATGTATCTAGGGATGAATATTCTATTACGTATCGCCCTTTTTCTTTTAGTTTTATAACACCAGCCGGATGCAGATAATATTGTCGGATAGATGACCTTGAGTTCCTATATCCAATTTTGTCTATATTGACTGACCTATGAAGATATAATGGAAGGACTATGTATCTATCGGGGTCATCAACTGCAACTTCCGTAATATATCTTTTCTCTCCACTCGGAGGTCTGGTCCTGTAGATATCTCCGCTGTCCCACGATATGGGTTTTAATCCGTTAAATGAGAGCCGTCTGATAACCTCGGATTTAATGTCTTCGAAAACTGAAGTATCCCTGTTGGAGATTTTCTCTTTTGCGGATTTTGCAAAAGAAGAGCTCGCTGGAGTTATCTTATAGTTACCGGCAGGAAGTGTATGCCTTTTACCTTCCCGATACAGTATTCCGTTGATGTCTACGTCTGATAGAGGATATATAAATATATTTAATGAGGCTGATAAATTATTTTTATCTATGTCTACAATGTTAGTATTGCTGTTCTTTAGCTCTAAAAGATTTAACGTTACTGATGGGTCAATAGAGTCTTTATAGCTAACTGTGCCATTACTAATAAGGACCAGCGGCGCGAGGTCATATTTGATGGATATTTCTTTGCCCTGAGGGTTATGAACCGTACCAGAGTATTCGTCAATCTTAACCGTGGAAAGGTCTGCCGAAGGGTCTACTTTTTCGACTCTCACATTTGATACAGGGTAAAAATCAAGGAGGATATTCTTATCAGAAGAGGCCTTAACTCTGTCCATTTGAATTGTGCTATGCGAAAGCTCTATTTCAAGCTCACCAACCTCATCAAGATTAACGCCGTGATTATGAGAGTCATCCTCGATATGGTCTAGTTCGCCAACTCTTGATGTAACTATATGATACTTATCGGTTTTTGATTTGCCGAATAAGATATAAACAGTCTGACTATTGCCTTCTCTTTTGTAGATAACCGCTGAAGCATCTACGAAGTTCTTGAGTTTTATTTTCTTTTCGGTTGGAACGAATGCATATCCTGATGATGCGAGGACAGAGACTTCTTTGCCGATGAATACAGAAGAACCGGAGGTGATATGCCCGAAGTCATCCTTGCTAATAATTTCGTTTTCCCACCCATATCTAGACTGGCCGTTATGTCCTGTGTAGGATTCAAGGGTAAACGTTCTGGACGGGTCAATATCAGACAGCCTTAAGTGAGGGTTTTTGTATTCGGCCGATACTCCAGCTGTTGAACCTGCCTTAATATTATATGTTAATGTAGGCATTATCCCTCCCGTATGTACGAAGGTTGAAATCTACAATAGAAGCATTTACCTCTGGAATGTCTTTAATTCTTTTTGTATCCCTGATTACATTTGCTTCTGCGGACATAAGTAGAAATGTTTTAGCTTTATGGATGCTATGTATTTCCACTGGAGATATCGAACTTTCTGTGAAGTATTTTTTACTTCCAGGAATAACATTGTCGCTTAGGATTGTTATGCTTACGTTTTCGTTGTAGCTTCCGATTAAGTTTTTTGCAATATATTCGGATACAATAGAAGAGATATAGATGGGAGACCTTTTGATTTCTGTTGACACAAGGTCCATATTTGAGTAGTTTGAGATAGATAAGGCAGGAAGTTTTTCCATACCTTTGAAGACCTTGGAATCAATTCCTTTAGATTTCAATAATTTGAATAGGCCGCCGACCGTCATATCCTTCATGTCGAAGTGCTCTTTGTCTATCCTGACAATGCCATCATATACAGAAATCTCTTTATCTGTATCATAAATAGCTATTGCAGGATATGCATTCCCAATAGAGCTAGCGTAAGAAGGAGAAAGCTCCGTTCTTTTGAACGGGTCTATGTCTATTACTTCAACATCAATCATGATACTTTAATCTTTCTGTAGTCTGAGTCTATGGCTATACGAGAACCATTGAATCTTGAGTAGATGTGTCTTAGAGGTCTAACTTTATAGATAGAACCTTTTCTGGCGACGTATAACTCTTTGTTGTAGACGTACATAGCAGAGCAACCATCAATGATGTCTTTGTACTGGGATTCCATTTGGGCCATCATGGTTGAATATGTATTGCCGTCTTCGTCTTCAACCTTGAAGAGGTATGGCTCTTTGTTATCACACATGATTGCGATATTGATAGTGTCGGCCGCCTTAATGGCGTCTATCCATGTATTCTCGTCTGATATGAGATTACCGAATCTATCGAAGTAATATAGAGTATCCCCGTTCTTAACCGAGATACGAATATTATTTCCGCTTGCTCTTGATGCAATGAGGTGTGCCTTTACTCTTGCTCTGATGATTGAGCCAACTCTATGTTCGTAATCCTCAAGGAAGACATATTCGTTGTTATTGGCAGAGCCGTCCGCTATTGTATCTTTTGACAGATTAAACGTTGGTTTTGCTACACCTAACCACCCAGCTTCGTCTATGGTGTAAACATCTAGTAAGGATGAGATAAATCCGAATCTTGGAGGAATCTCCATATCGTACTGTCCAATGGGAGATTCAAGCTCTTTGGCCTTGTCTGTGATATAGACTGTTTCTTCATTTAGAAGAATTCCGGCGTTTATGAATGAGCCGTCAAGATTAGTGATTCTTGTGGGAAGTGTTTCTTTAGATACTATAGAATGTTCTAGCTGGCAGTCTACATAGTTGGAGATTTCAACTTTTATTGGAGACTGTACTGAACATATTTCCGAAAATTCATCGAAGGATTCAAAGCAACCTTTGTGTGTTATTTGGATTTGTTCTGTTATGTATTTGTAGTTTTTATTATATCCGCTGATAACAATAGGGATATTAACAGACCCGCCGCCCGATGTGATGTATATTCTGTTTGGAGATACGAATCTGACGTTCAGATGTGTTTCGCCTGGTTCTACGCTTACAGATACCGAATCCTCCAGCCAGTTAAATTCGTTCTCACTGAGCTCTACTCCGGAAGCAGGATATAGTCCAAAGAACTCTTCTCCATACTGACCGACATTCTCCAGAACAGAATTGCCTAGGTATTGAATATTACCGTCTGCAGACATAATCCTTGAAGACTCTACTTCAATCTGTTTGTAGTCTCCATATGAGGGCAGTAAATATAATTTATCGTAGGTGTCTAAGCTAGACTTACGGTATCTTACGTTTAGCAGGTTAGAGCTATACTCAATGCCCGAATTGATTATATCCGATAAGGGAGAGAGTACCCTCCCTACGTTTGAGTATTGGGACTGGTATGGTGTAGACCATTTGGCGAAATATTTCGTGAAAAGATTTAATGATAAATTTTGTTTCACTCCGGAGCCCCTTGTGCCTCTGCGTCTGAGAATACAGTGATATATGGGCCATCAATAGACAGAATGCCTTCTGATTGAGAGCCTATAATACCAAGCCTCTTATTGGAGATTATGAATCTATCCACCGTAACACCTACGCCTGATTCAATGATTTTCTTATTTAACTCATCAATACTGATTGACTTAGAAAATGGAGTGTATATCTGATTGAAGGAATCTGCCATTGCTGACATAGCCATTTCTTCTGAGATATTTTTGTATGTGTACAATGGGGAAATTCTGATAACTTCTGCATGATGAACTTCTATTCTTTGCTCTGCTGATAATTTATAATCTGCCCGCGACCTGATTGCTGCAACGATTGCCCCGAAGTTTTGTTCTTCTTCGTCAATCATGGTTTTAGATGTTGCAACAAAAACTCTCGTTACACCAACCGAGCTGTCTTCTTCGATGTGAAAATGTTTGACCAAAGGAATTGAAGAAATGATTCCAGACAAAGCCATATTGCTAGAGCCGTGAACCTTACTCTTGGATAGGAAAACTCTTCCTCTTAGCTGTTCGTCTGTTTCTTCATACAGTCGATTATGAATTGGTTTTTTAAATCTAAGAACAACTCCCGATGTGTACGGATTATCCTTGGTGAAGATATCAATTGAAGTGTTTGTTTTGATGTCCGTTTGAGAGTTAGAAATAACTCTTGCCGGAACAGGAATGGAAGATTCTAATGTTGAAATATAGACGTCTTTTAAGACTTCGATTGTAGAGCCTCCAAGCTGATACTGCTTGCCCGCCTTGATTGCAATCTTACCATCCGAGAATCTTGGGAATGCGATTCCATTTTCAGGCTCTATTGCTATTGCTGCGTCTTGTTCATCCACATAAATATCAGAGTATATATCTCTGATTACACCAAACTCAATGGCATTATTGGTTAGAGTTTCACCTACTGCATACTCGGTGTATGTGCTATTAACAATTCCATTTGAATATTTTACAGAGTCTGAAATAACTCCGCTTACAGACTCTGCTATCCCAGACATGATTGATGAGCGGCTGTCATTATTGACACCTGTGACCTCCGCCATCTTTTGCATAATCTTTTTCTTTGTTAATGTCGGACTTGTAATCTCGCTAAACATACCTTATGCCTCCTGATGGGCTAAAAACTATATTAAGTTCATTCTCTCTATTAGTCAGGAAGTCTCCGGTTGTCCCTACCGATATTTTAAAGAAAACCTTATCTCTGTCCGCAATAGGAATGACTGATAGCTGAAAATTGTTTAAAAAGTTGTCAGAGGTTAATGACTCAACGATTGCCCTCTGCATTTCTGTTACCAAAGAATCGTTTATTTTTCTGCCAATAAATGATTGGAGATTTGCCCCATACAGTCTGTGTAAAAACAGGTCTCTGTGAGAACTCATGATTCTGTGGGCAGAGTTTTGAACAACAATGTCATTTTCATTTGTTGTTGATTTAATATCGTAGCCGCTAAACGAGATGTCCCCGTACTTGTCCATACGGAGGTCTCTTTTTATATTTTTAGAGTACATTAAAAGATTCCTGTTATGGTGCTGACTACTATTGAATTTAGTATTTGTTGGGTTCCTATGTTTTTAGTAGGAACTGTTACTTCAAATGTTGGAACAGGAGTAATTAGTGTTGATGGCATACCCGATAGGGCTACCGGATTGAATTTGTAGAATCCGCCGAAGGTTATTGATGTTGGAGATGCTGATACGGAAAGCGGGCCGTTAATAAACGCCCCGTAATCCTTGTGAACCGAAACGGACATAGAGCCCGCAGTAACTGCACTTACATCTTCTCTTACATCAATAAGCGCGGAACTCGTCGGAGACGGTCTTAAGAGAAGAGACATTTAACTTCGTCCTGTGAAAACTGTTGCAGGCATATAGCATTCCTTCTTCCGCGTTTCTTTTTGTACGTCCAGTATGGTGTATTTCTTATCAATACGGGTTGAGAAGTCTGCATATTGGGATTGGTGCATAGGGCTTGCTACAAACATACTTTGTTCGCTGCCATACACACCTACCGCGCCTTTATGAAATCTAGGGTCATAGACCTCACCTTGAATCACTTCAAGATTCTTGGAAGCTTCTTTGCTTGCCGCCTCCACTTCCTTTTTTGTTAGTTGGTCTATTATACCATCCTTGTTTCTTAAGCGTAAATCAAACAACTCCCGTCGGCTCATAACCCTTGCATCTGGTTGGTTTATGATTGTAGCACCCTCTGGAAATCCATTGGAAGTGAAGAATACTATAACCCTAGAGTCTATTAATGTCTTAGGGTCTACTGCTTGAACAGAGCTGTTAATGTTAATTGGGATTAACAACTCTGCCATTGTTGCAGTGCTTTCTGGCGCATACCTTGGAAGGCCAACTAAATGCCGCCCGCAGTTGACTGTATTACCGGCCATATCCTGCATTGGCTCACCTTCTAACCTAATGACGGCAAATAGTTGTGTTCCCTGTATTGATACAGATTGAATAGAACCGACTCTTGTGAAGTCGGCTCCAGATTTATTTATTAGAGCTGATGACATATTTTAATCCGTAGCTAATTTAAAATATAAGGCATATTTAGAGCCATCATATCCGGCCTGATTGCTGGCCTCATTAATGTCACTCAAAGCCCTAACTGATTCTTTAACATTTTCTATCTGCATCTCAAGAGGAGTCTCTGTATCATTCCAGCCGGTAAGACTTGCAGTGTATTCTTGTCCGTAGACTTTAACAGGGAACTTCATTAAGGACCTATGCCTCATTTCCATTTTAAGTGCGTATGACTCGATTAAGTTTTGAATCATTGCCAATGCACCATAAACTAGAACTGCGATAAGTGCTGCTACTGCTGCTACCGCTATGAACCCCGCCGCTGCCGTATCCATTGCTGCTAATGCTGCAACCCTTCCTCCTGCAACAATATTCTTGACTAGAGATATTGCTTTTGCAGAACGTGGGAGTGCTTGTAGAGCCTTAGAACCAACAGATGAGCCGAATGCCATAACTGTGTGAGCAGCAGACCTTACCCACCCTATGCCTGCAATTGCTCTACCTGCTCTTGCTGCAAGGCCAACGCTTTTGGACGCCGCATTGAATAGAGAACCGCCTGCAATCCTGCTTGCACCTCTGTAGACCAGTGCTGAAGAAATACCTCCAACCGCAATATTGCCTGCCCCGAGAAGATAAACAGATGCACCCATTTCTGTAGGCTGAAATGCTGTTTGTTCGTAAATTAAACCCGGGACTGTTTCTGCTGTAGAAATCTGAGCATATTCAGAAGCCGCAGTTGAAACGAAGTTCATAAAAATACCTAGTTTCATATATAGGTTTGAATACATATGGGTAGATGGCTCTACGAACATACCTGGAGTGATAATTGTGATGTATCCGTCGTATTCTGTGAATACATGTTGAACTTCACGGCACTTGATGACACCTGACATGTTTCTTAAGTCATCTTGAATAAATGCATAGTCTCCAGGCTGAACATCTGGATTGCCTGTAATGATAATTGCACCGCTATACATCTTTTCAAGCTCTTCCAGTAGATATCCCTGTGCAGTCTTAATTGCCATGCCAACTGAACTAATGGAATTGTCGTTGATGTATCCGAACTTGGTCAAAGAGCCTTTAAGTCCGCCGTTAGCCTTCATATCGAAGATATTTTCTCCGTATCCGAAGTCTTCCGGGTCAGAGTTATACTCGACCTTTGCCCCTGTGATGCAGTTCTGGTCTAATTTCATTTGGTTTGAAATTAGGTTATATGAACTGTTAATCATATGGAAGTTTGTTGCAGGGACATATGAGGATATGTCGGTGTATTTGTCGGAGTTAGCTGCATCTAGAATATCTATTAGGTCAGAACCGTTTGATTGTGCTGCTTGGTCACTAACTATCTTGTACCTATCCTTCATTGTGTCTCTGACATGGTAATAAAGAGTTGGGTCTTTAATGATTCCGCCTTCTACAACTTCCTTTGTAGCGCCTTTCTTCTGGATTCTTGCAAGAAGTTCTGCTGCAAGTGATGTAGGTTTTTCTTTTCCTATCATCATTTGTTCTTTGATTCCAGAGAATGTTGTGGCTCTTCCTTCGATGTTTTTAACCAATAGGACAGACGATGGGAACATCCGGCGGCCGGTTGTTAATACGTCCCAGACTGTTTTGTTTACGACATTGAAGTTTGAAAAGAAGTCGTTCAGGGAGAATGGGAATAGGTCTTTCAGGGACGTTACGAAGAACCTGTCTGCCATATCGACATTCATCAGCCAGAAGTTTTCAAGGCTTTCTGTTGCACCTTTTGCAGAATAGAAGAAGTATTCGTCTAACTGTGAGTTCCATAGAGAATTGCCGAAGCTCATTCCGCTGTCTCCAACGGTCTGTGAAGCTAGGGTCTCCGTTGACATTCCCCTTACGTCACGGAAGTCGTTATTATCTGCGAACCATCTTGGATTTCTGCCGAAGTGGTCTAAGTTTGCAGACTTAAGGACTTTTGCAACTGCTGCTGATACGTAGAGGTTATCCATATCAGATAAGAACATAAACGTAGGAACAACATCGCCGATAAAGAGCATTTCGTTTTGAAGTTCTCTCCCGTAACCTTCTGCTACGATTGTTAGGACTTCTCCTCCATCAGACTCTGTAACTACTCCGTTGAATATTACAGACAGTTTATTAGGGTCATTGCCATAGCCCATTCTGATTTGGATTTTATTGCCTGCTTTTAAACGGATTTGGTCAATGGCAACTATACGTGCGGCATCCGAGTTTAATGAACGGATGTCAATCTGTTCGGTCTTTTTGCTTCTTAACTCTTTAGGGTCAGATGCTGTGTTTAAAGCATTCAGAACTTCGAAGGTTGCAACTGCCACAGGGTTGTCCTGATTTGCCATTTCTACGCGGATGTTTCTAACTGCCGGAACCTCGTAGTATGATGCGTGTTGCCTATAGTTAATAAGGTTAATCAGACTGTTTTCATCGTTGCCGTGAACCATGTAGACCTTGTATGTTGGAATTAATTTTTGAATTCCTCTATTAAGGTCTTTAACGAAGTTTTCCAATCTTGATTTAGCTTGGATTTCTTCTGTCCATGGAACAGGGTCTACGACTGCCTCGATTGGGTCTTTTTCTCTTCCCGCGCCGAGTTCATCTGCGTATGAACTAACAACAGAGGCTACATCTTCGCCTCCTGCAACCCTTGCCAGTGCGGTTGATGCAACTGCTTCTTCTTGGGCTTTTTCTTTGCTGTTGCCTGATGCAATTGACTTGGCAAATGCTGCTCTTGCTGCCAATAGGGCTTGCCTTACCTTTTCTGGGGTGTATCCTGCATGAACTTTGTCTCCGCTTGCACTTGCAGAACGTCCGTTTGGCATTGGGATTGAACGCCATTCTAGGGCAAACTCTCTGTGAGCTCTATCAAGGTCATTGCTTTCGCCTCTGATGTATGCACCTAATGCAGGACGCTTATTGAAGATTAGCCATGTACCTATTCTCTCCTGTGTTGATGGAGACATAACAGTATTGCCAGGAAGTTTAAGGCCCTGGACTGCTGCTCTTAGTGTGCTTGGGATAACTTGGTATTTACCAACTGCGTATGCTTGCCCTGAGCTTTGCATAGCCATAACTTGTGCAACTGTCTTATTAGAAATCCCTTTGTTTCCGGAATGAAGTTTTTGACCTACATACCAGTTTGAGATGTCATAACTACCACCACTCTCGCCGGCGGCTATAAACTGTTTAAGAGTTGCTATACTGGCCCTTGCACTTGAACCCCCTCGTGCATATGCTGCGGAGGCATATGAAGCCGAGTGTCTTGATTGTCCTGTTGAAATAGAGAAAGGACCATTGGTGGTTTTGCCGTAGTAGGCCTTAGGGCTGATAACCTTGCCATTGATTCTTATCTCATAGTGAAGGTGTGGGCCTGTCGAGCCACCTGTATTGCCGGAGAGACCGATGATTTGACCTCTCTCTACAGTTGAGCCTTCTCTTACAAGGATTCTGCTTAAGTGTGCGTATCTTGTTTCTATGCCGTTTTTATGTTTAAGATAGATTACATTACCATATCCGCGCTTACCGTTTTTGTTCATTTGGAATTTAGCCAATGCAACAGTGCCGGTATCCGCCGCCCTTACTGGAGTTCCTACAGGGACTGGCATGTCAAGGCCCATATGTCTTCCGCCGAAGTTTTGGAGGTCTCGTCCAAGCCTTGTGTAAGCGACAATGTTTTCAAGAGGCAGAAGCTTTTGGTTGGACGAAGCACTTACCTTACTGTCTCTTTCGTAGAGTTCTCTCGTGTACTTATACTCTACGTTGGCTTTTTTCTTAACACTGGTTCCGCCTGTTGGTTCTTGAACCATAACGGAAGCACCTGTTGTTGCATTTCCTCCTGCGTCATTCATTGCCGGAGCAGCGGTGTAAATGTTCAGGTCTGTTTTAATCAGTGCACCAACAGCTTCGAGCAACTTATTGATTTCAGGAAGTTTTTCATCCCAGAATGCAACAACTTTATCTGGAGATAAGATTCCTTGGTCATAGATAAATGGAAATGAAGACAAATCTTTCCATGACGGATATTCTTGTGTCGACGGAATATTTTCGAAAGTCTCCCTTATCTTGAGGTCTGGAATTCCTTCTCCGTTAAAGGATGTGTAGCTCCCTTCCAGTTTCTCTATCCAGTTCTTTTCTTTCTGCATGTCTTCACGCAGACCTTTGATAGTAACAGGATTAAGAGATGTAACGACATCGAAATAAAGGGATTCTATCTCAGAGTCCAATAGACGGATTCTTTCAAGGGTTATTCTTTCCTCGGAACCTGATGCTGTATTTGTTAGTGCAAGCATCATATACATCTGAACAATAAAGATAGACTTTAAACTATCACTTGCTTTTTTGTACTCTTCTGAGTTTTTAAGACGGATAGCTTCTGACAGTTCGCCTTCTGCTGTTTTATCAAGTGCGTCTATTAGTCTTGTTTGAATTGTTCTGACGATAGAGTCGTATTCAGATGTTGATGCACCTTCTTTTTGAAGTGCCTGAAATTGAGATAAGAACTCAAGGATTCTTTTCGCCTTGTTTGTGGAATCATTCCATCCATTTGCAGATGATGCAAGGACATAGCGGCTTGATTCGATTGCGCCGTATGAATCTGACTCTACGAATGTGAAGTTATTTACCAGCAGGTTGTTTAAAGAGCCTGATGTTGTAGCATGAGATGAGTCTAGGATTGCGTATTTGATTCCTAACCCGTTAACCAAAGGGTTTTCAATAGCAAGGACATCTAAACCTTTGAGGGCCGGCGTTGATGCTCTGACATAGTTTGTCATTTCATCTGCCTTCTTAATGGCCTGCATTGCTGTTGTAGATGCCATTCCCTTCATATGATTAACGGCTGTGGTAATCATAATCTCTGAGGGAGACCTTCCTAGGTATTGTGCATATGGATATACAAACCCCTGTACGGTTTGATTGGCGAATCTGTTCCTTCTTCTAACAGAGATAGATTGCAGTGCAACATCACCGTCTTTAACAGAGGTTCCTGCTAGCTTTTCTCTGACATAGCCAACCCAGATTCTTCCTGTTTCATCATATCTCTCTGGATTACTGCCTGTGACCTCGGAGATATTTGACTGGGATGTTTTCTTATCCTCTTTAAGTGAGCCGCTTAGGTCTACGGTTTTTAATGTACGGAACTCTCTGACCTGATTCCAGCAGAAGTCTGATTTCGGCCGTCCTTCAAATTGGAGGTCTACCATTACTAGCGGCCAGCCTAAGTTAAATTCAAATGTGCGATTCACCCCAGAATTCAACAGGCCTTCTATGTCCGCACTGATATTCTTTTCGACCATATGAGACAGGAGATTTGACTCATCAGGATTATCTACATATTTAACATAGCTTCCCGAAGAAACAACGTCGTCACCGGCAGATGAATCATATTCTGAGATATTGTGGAGTGCTCCATTCTTAGACCTAGCCTGAACGGATTCTTCTATTGAGATAAACTTAATGCTTTTTGCTAAGGGCTTCCAGTTGACCATTTGCAGTCTTAGCGAAACTGTGACTACACCTTGGTCGGAATCTGTTGCTGACATTTCCGCTTGGAACTCATGTAATGCATACATGTAGTATCCTGAACCAATAGAGAGATTCAGAGGAATCAAATGGTTTTCTATGATTGCATCTGATTTGATAAATAGGTATGGGAATGAATTACAAATTGCTATAAGTGTTTGTAATTTAGTGATATCTTGCGCGTCAGAGGAATCAAAAGCGAACGTGGCAAGATGTAGCATTTCGCTATACCTAGATTTAGATGTAAGAACGGATGTATCTCTTAGGAATTCGTGTTGGGTTGTGTAGAATTTATCAACCTTATCGAATGAGACTGGTTCTAAATCTAACATTCCGTTGATAGAAAAAGTGAATCTTGCCATTTTATTCTCTTAATAACTTCTGTTTTCAAATCTTACTGTTGACCGCTGGTTTGAATCTCCCTGGATTAGGCCTCTTATATTCTGCTTAACGACAGAATCGGAGAAACCTGAAAGCATTTGTCCGTTTACGGTTACTGAACCAGGCTCGCTGCCATAATCTTTTATGTAACCTGTTTCGGATGTTCTTGCTTCCAATACCGGGGATGTTCTTGCAACGGGTGCATTGTACATTGGTGAACTTGGGTCTGGTGTGTCTGACCTGCTTAGGATTGCAAGTCCGACCATTCCTGCACCGCCAAGTAGTAGTTTGCGTTTGTTGTGTTTTAGTGTTTCTAATACACTATACGCGCCGTCTTCAATCTTGTTTATGGTACTAGAATTTGGGTCATAAGGCAATGATTCAGCACCTGCACCGCTGTTTAAGCGAGCCCTGTACATTGCCGCCATTCTTGGGTCTGCCTTATTAAATTCGCTCCCCACCATGGCTTCTTTGTCATTTAAGACATCCTTGCCATATTTACTGATGGACTTCTTAACGGTGTTAATGGATGAATTTACAATATCGTCTGTTCCGTCTCCGTTTGGCCTGTAGAGGGAGTGCATGAAGTCTCCGATGATGTCTCCGAGTTTAGAGAAGTCAGACCTTTTGCTTCTGTTCTCTGCCATGAACTCTTCGACCATCTTCATGAGGTTTTCATCAGAGCCACCTCTGCCTGCAAGACGAACCGATTTAAGGGTGTTTTCCTGCATCACATAGGCCGATTGATTGGCTATGTAGTACCTAGCCCTTATTTCTTCCATAGCGGCCTTCCTGGCGTCGTTATCGAGGCCTAGACGAGATAGTGCAGCAAGCTCTTCTTCCTTGGCTCTTTTGAGTGAGCCTTCGACCAGTTGATGAAACGCTGTTACCCTTGGCGCTTCAATATCTCTTTCCTTACCGGAGATGACATTATCTATTAGGCGTTTTGTTGGATTATCGTCACCTTTGATTGAAGTGTATTTTTTACTTACTTCACTTAGTTTAGGAGTCAATGCAACAATAGCAGCTTTATGGCTTTTAATCATCTCTGCTTGAGATTTCATTATTCGCCTTAGTTCTGCATTGTGTTTTGCATAATCCTTGGAGCCAGGCTTAGTGAAGGCAAGGAAGGCTTTATCGTCGTCGAAGTCACCAGAGTTATATTTCATGATGGTTGCGTCCATTCCGACGGCTTTACCTTTTGTCATGTTTCTATCGACAATAAGCTCTGTGCTAAGAACGGAGTTTGGACCGGTCGCAGGTTCACGAGTAAACAGTGCTTGGACAGGAGTTTTAGATTCTTTGTCTACAACTCGGAACATACCGCTGTCCCCGATTTCTTGATAGTCAAATCTTTTCCTATCGAAACCGTATTCAGATGCGGCGTCCTCTGTTACAAAGACCCTAACTCTGTCTCTATTCATTCCATCATCAAAGACTGCTTGTTGAGCTTCATTTAGAGGCTGTACGGTAGAGTATCCTGCATTCTTGTATTTTCTTCCTGCTGCGGCTTTTTTGACACCGGTTGCCGTATCCTTTTGAAATTGCCTATAATTTTTAAAGGCATTCATATAGGCAGTTGCAGCATACTCTTCTGTTATGCCTCCTACCTTTTTAGAGGAGATGTATTCAGCCATTGCAGAGAGTAAGTCTCGTCTGGCTCTTGTAGACTCTCTTGCGGCATCCCTTCCGTTATCAAGCTTGACGTAGCCACTCATGTTGCTATCAAGAATTGGGATTGTTAATGATTTCATATCCCCGAATTCTTTGTTAGTGCCTCTTGGTTTTGGAAGGTTTATGGATACATATCCGTCTTTTGGATTGATGTGTTCTAATGAGCCCCCGGGTTGAAATGCTTTTAGGCGTTTTGATTCGTCTTTGTGAAACAAGTCCTGAATCTGAATGCCTCGTTCATGAGGGTCACTATCGAATATTTCCGAGAACTCTTTACCTGGTTCAAGCTCTAATGCTCTTGCTTTTACTTCATAAATTGCATCCATATTGACGTCAGATAAGGCATCTCTTAATTCATTAGAGTCTGTGAGCTGCTCTAATCTATCCAATGCCATCCATGAGATTCTTTGGTCTCTTGAGGATTCACCTGTTAATGCTGCTGTACCTGGTCTTAGTCCGGATAGGTTGTACAGACCCATGCCTCCTACTGCTGACTCTAGTCCTAGGTAGTCTGCTTTGATTGCATTATACATTTGGTTGTAATCAATGGCGCCTGAGGAATATAGGTTCTGGCGTTTTGTTGTTGCTTTTAGAACGTCGGCCATTGCTGCGGATATATCCTGACCTTTACCTATTTTGACACTTGTAGAATTACCGTCGCCGTGGTCAATTCTTACAATGGAAGATTTACCTCTGTTGGTCATCTTATCATGAATGTCGGATAGATTACCTAGAACTGTTCCTAATCCTATGTTAGAGAATTTAGGGTCTTCGATTGCTTTTGCTGCAAATAGACTTGCCCGCGCGTCTCTGAACTGTGCTTCCATTTGAGGAGCTCTTAAAGAATGAGAGGTTTCTTGGTATGCTTTGTAAAGGTCTTTTATACCTTGAGAGGAATTTGCATCGGGCCCTTTTGTTACATCAACGCCACTATTTTCTAGTACATCTTTGATGACGTTTCTTGCTCTTGAGACCTCGTCTTTGTCTTTAAAGTTTGAAACCTGAAGGCCCTGAAGAGTGTGCCCTGTTTTGAAGTCTTCTGCCCTGACGTTGATATCCTTATATTTCTTACTTACGGTATCAAGTGCGTCTTCAAATTCTTCTTTATTATCAGCAGCATACTTCTCAATAACACCTCTGAATTCTTTCGGAGAGAATTTAGTTTTACCTCTGGAGATTGCTTGCTTCAACCTTGATAGTCTTTCTGTATTATGGGAGCTATCCGGTGTTATTACAATAGAGCCGTTGCTATCCATAGAGATAGAGCCGTCTCTTGCAAAGCTATCTACGAGTTCTTTTAGCGCGAACTCTCTTTTGTCTCTGTGTGTAGAAGTTGACTTTACATCACCGAAGATTTTGATGCCGCTGTTAGACCTAGAGTCTGTGACGATTTCATTCTTACCGATGAGCCTAAAGCCGTCTTTTGAATTCTCTATTCTGTGAGCAGTGAATGAATCAACTGTTTCTGGGGCAAAATATTCTTTGCCGCCGAAGAAGCCTATGCTTTCCCCACTGCTATATTTAACACTGCCGCCTGATTGAAGTTGGGCCATCTTTTCGATTTGCTCTTTTGTGCCTGTGAAGTCGCCCTGACCTAGTCTTATTGTGCCTGCAGAGTTAAGTTTAATGCCCTTGAGCATCTGTTCTGTCTTACCATCCTCTAGGGTCATACCCATAACAGCAGAGCCTATTGATTTATTGAAATCATTTTCATGACTTGCAATAGAGGATAGAATGGTCCCGCTTAGATTATGTCCATAACCCTGTTCAACGAGAGCTCTTGATGCTTCTGCTAGTCTCCTAGTGTCGCTATGGGATGTTTCTGCAAGGTCAACTATAGTTCCTCTAGACAGTGAGCCTGTTGTCCTTTCTGGATGAGGAGTTAGTCCGGCTACAACACCCTTTGATTGCTCTAGGCTTGAAACGTTGTATGTTCTTTGACGGATATTTGATGGGAATACAGACAGACCTGTTTGACGAATCATTTCGGAGTTTATCTTTTCCATGATTCGCTTTGTGTCTTCGAGGGAAGAGGTATCTACAAGACGTGTTAGTTTTCCATTGTCTGCTTTTGCGAACTGGGATTTTATATCTAACGAAGGAGCCCTGACGACATTCTCACCGTCGTCTGGGCCTACATATGCACCTGCTCCACTTAGCTCTTGCAGTGCCCTGCCATATGGAGTCCCTTCTATATGGCCTCTGAAGCCTGCAACCTCAAGATTGGTGAAGCCGTCTATGATTGCATTGTCTGTAATGGAAGAACTGATAACGACACTTTTGCCGTCTGAAGATATGGAGGCCATTTCAATGCCGCCTAAGGTAGAGCCTATTCCGGCATCTGCAAGCGGTTGGAATAGATTTGCTTCGTATCTATTGCCGTTTTTAAGATATGACAGAACTCCGTCTTTTCTTTCTGGGATATAGTCTTTAATGATTTCTCCGTTTGGCATTTTGATTGATATTGCCGAGTCAGAGATATCAATAGAGGCTCCCTTGTAAAAGTTCGAGATGTTTGTTGCGAACCTTGTTGCAAACGCATCATCATGGCCGAGCGTTCCAGATAGATAGCCCTTTAGTGCGTTTATCTTTTCTTCTGGTGTAGCTGTTCTGTCTATTGAGAGACTTCCTCGAAGTTTTGCCTCTTTGTTCTTAACCCATCCCATATCGACTGTGCTTAGTTTTGACGAGAAAGAAACCGAGCCGTTTTCTCTTGAAGAAGAAATGAAGTCTCTTGATGAGGCTCTTGATAGTGTTTTGAATGCATCGTCGTTTAGTTTGTCTTCTGAAACTAATGATGAGATTTCGTCTGAGAATAATTGACCTTTAATTAATTTTATGGCCTTTTCATTTCCAATAGATGCTGTTAGGTCTACACCTGATAGGGATTTGTAGTTTGATAGAACTGATTGCTCCCATTGTCCAATAGAGGAATTTGCTCTTTGCACTGCAGCCTTTTGAAGCTCTTCACTAATCATGCCGCCGTTTCTTTGAGAAGTTCTGATTGCTTCCCTCATAGAGGCTTGGGCGGAAAGTCTTGATACAGAGTTGTGCCTTCTGGCTTGACGAGCCATTGACATCTCATAATCTTCATTTGTATAGGCTTTATTTGCTTCTCTATTAAGCATAGTTTGGTCGATTTTGATGCTATCTGCACCGCGCCGCTCTCTGTTTGGAGAAGCCCTCTTAACTACTTCTATTGATGAGCCTACAAGTGCCCCCAATCCAATGCCGGCGATGGTTGAAATCGGACTATCAATTGGGTCGTTTGCCATAAGCCCGGCAGCAGCACCGCCAAGCACTAGATTGTTTATTGCCATGTGTTAACCTATGTTTATATTTTGGTCACCAAAACCTGTATTGGAGAACCTTACATCTTTTGCATATACACCATTTTTAATCATTTGGTCTTTAATAAGCAGAGATGTCTGGAATTCTCTTCTGGCCCTAGTATCCTTAATTGAATTTAATTGGGTTGTTACCTGGTCTTCATTCAGGATGTATGACTGTCGTGCTAGGTCTTCTTCGTCGGATTGCCAGAAACCATACTCCCTCACATCTTCTTTAGATAATTGAAGAGCTCTAAGTTTAACGTTTTTGATATCAATCCTTGGGTCCCAGCCAACGAAGTCTTCAGTAGGAATGCCTGTGGCATCCTGTATCAGAGTTGCTGCTCTTAGTTCTTGCAGATACTCTCTGAAGGATATACCGATTTCACTGTCGCCGCTAGACTGATACGCTTCATATGCACCACGATTGTCGTCAATGAGTTCAGCTTCTTCATCCTGAATAACCGAGGCAACGTCTCCACCATTGTCTATTGCGTCTGCCCTTGCCCATAACATACGGTACATTTGGGCAGTATTATTATCATCAACGATTCTTGTGATTTTATCTCTGTCTTCTTCGTTGGCGTTTACGAATGAAGCGAAGTATGCACGTTCATTATCGGACAATGCGCCGAATGCAGACTCTACATCTTGTCTTGTGTCCAAACCTGATGCAACTGCACCATAGACTGTTTTTGAAGCTCTACGTTTTGCGTTTTCTGCCTCGTATTTGTTTGTATTGACAGATTGCCTATAGATACGCATCTGTTTGTAATACTCAAGGGCATCGAAGTAGTTGTCTACGTTTCGTCTTTCCTGAATATGCTCTGGGACATGTTCAGGGTCTACGTATTTGTATGTGTCTTCTATGAATGGACGGATGAAGTGTTTGTATGGTTTATTCCATAGTGCAGTATCACCGTCTGACAGTTGTGTCTTAACGTAGTCCTCTATGGCTGTCCTTTGATGCAATAACTTTCCGGCGGGACGGAAGAATGTCAGTCTTTCGGTAGAAAGTTCTGCATTGTGGGTTGTGTTCTCCCAGATAGAGCCAAGCATTTTGCCCCACATTGAAATGCCTTCTAGGTCTGCATCTGTTTTATACTCGAAGAATCTTTTCTTTCTGGAACGTTCCTGAGATTGAATGTAGATTTCTTCAAATCTTGATGCGTCCTCATCGGACATCTCTACATCTTCTCCACCGACCTTCCTTCTATAAAGGTCTTGCATCTTTTCGTACATTTGATAGTATTCGTTACTACCAAATGCTACATCGGAGAGGATTTTGAACTTGTGGATGTCGGGATATTCGTTAGGGTCAATACCGGATAATTCTGGATTCCATGTTTCGTAACCCTGGCCCGGAAGTCTGTCATATCCGTTTTCTACTTTGTCCCAGAATGCACCTTTGGAGAAGTCATTGAAATAGCCACCTGAAGGAAGCCATTCTGGAGAAGCGGTGTTTCTTAATGGATTGAATCTGTCTCCTGTTACATCTGAAGACATTGGAATGATACGTCGGATAACGTCAGCCGCGCCGCCCATACCACCAAGGTTTTGAGCCTCGAATTCTCTGGCAATATTTGTAGCTTCACCAGACCTTGCGTATTGTGTTTTTAGGTCAGGCATACCCACACCGAAGTCTTTTAAGACTCCTGAAGCAACCCAACCTTTAAGACCTACGAAGTCCATAGCAGAGGAAACCATGTAGTTTGCAGCCTCTGTATTAGGGTCGTATTTAGCAAGTTCACCAGAGGTTGTTTTGCCATCCTGAATTAAGGACATTTCCTTATTAGAGAAATTCTGTTTGATAGACAGAGTGGGGATAATTGTGGCTTCTTGCGCCTCTACGAATTCTCCTTCTTCCTGATTTCCTCCTGTAAGCTCTTCATTAAGCTTTTCCATTCTTGGGTTAATCAGGTCTGGCTTAATGATGTCTCCGGCAAGGAGTTGGAAACCTTTGCCTGCCCAACCGCCCATAGATACGTCCATGCCCCATACAGGATACGGCATATCTTCTTCGTGCATCTGTTCTAGTTTGTATGGATTTCTTAGGTAATCCAATGGGCTAAGGAATGGGTTTAATTCCTCTTTTGTATCTTGGTCTCCGTAAAGGATTTTATCCTTATTTCCGGCCATTAGGCGTTGGTACCAGTTTTTAGTGTAATACTTGATGCCTTCACCTTCTATTGGTGTAGACGAAGAGAACCAGCCTCTGTTTTTTCTGATTTCTACATCTTTGCCTTCCAGGTATTCTGCTCGAATGTCATCTGAGCTTTCTCCTATTAGTGCGCCTGGTAGGAATGGAAGTGCGAACAATGCACCGATTGTGGCGCCTCTGGTTGCAAATCTTTTTGCCCTTGAGCCGTGTGATACAGCATCACTTAGGAATGTATTAGAGGCCAATGCAGAAACTGTTTGTCCGAATATGTGCCCTTGTCTGGTAGCGCTTTCTGAGGATTTTAGATATCCGTCGTTTGAAACGATTGCGGGGAGTGCTCTTCTTCCGTAAGCGAGCGTTCCGCCGAACATTGCTCCTGCCAATGGGAATCCTGCCAATTTAAGCAGAGAGGTCGAACCTGGGGCAACGTATTCCTGCTCCTCTCTGTATTCTTCAAATCTATCAGAGACTGTTTCAGCATATAGGAGTTTTGCGCCGACTGCTGTTGTTGCTAAACCTTCTGCAATCCCTTTGTCAAAGCCTGAACCATCTGTTCCTAAGATTTTAGATGCGTTATCTAGAGCATAGTAACCTGCGGCCAATGCACCAAGTTTTATTGCTCCGTGCTTAACATATCCACCTGCAAGTTCTGCTATTGTTGATTCTGAACTTGCTGTGGGATTAATCCTGCCGTACTTTCTGATTAGCTTAAATAGAGTAGAATTTCTGTTAATTAACGTCCCTCCGGTTTCTTCAAGAAATCCGAACGGTTCGTTTACCATTGTGAAGCCTTGTGCTACGGCCTGTCCTACAACAGACTTCATCCATTCCGTTCCTATATTAGCCTCTTTCTTGGCTGCTATAAGTGTAAATGGAGTTTCGCTTGGGATTGCTTTTGCAAGGTCTGCTACTTCTCTCTTGGCAAAGAATCCGTGTTCCTGACCTACTGCTATGTGTCTTCTTAGGATTTTATTGTAGTTTGATGTTGCAGAGTGGCCCGGTTCTGTACCAGCAAACTCTGTTAATGTAAGCCTTGTATTATGAATGACTACATTATCGTTTGCGTCTAAGAGTTTACCTGCCCGGTATTTTAAGCCCAGGTCAAAGTCGGAGTCTTTAAGTTCTCTTTCCCCGAATTTAACGGAAAGTTCTTTAAAATATTTTTTCTGCGACTTTAAAAGCCCTGGACTAAAATCGAAGTTTGATTCTGCCGTAGCGAACGGAGTTAGAATGTGTGATGTGTTAAATGTTCTTAAAATAGAAAAAGGGGAGAGCTCCTCGAATGCCCTTGCCACGTTCATAGACAAGTTGGTCAAGGTTACTCTCCCGCCGCCAAAGATATTTAGAGCGTCTTGTTTGTTTCCTTTGATTGAATCTGATAGATAACTTAGGTTTACATAACGCTCTATTTTTCTTTGTGCATCTTTATTTTTTAATGCTCTATTTGCTAGAACTATTGCTTCTAGTGTTAGTCCGTATTTAACAATAGAGCCTACGAGGTCTTTGCCGCGCTCCTCTGATTGGTGTTCTTCAAAGGTTTGTGCATTTGCCAACACTCTGCGGTGTGCAGATTGGTTCTCCTCGTTACTTCGGCCCTCATTGATTGCTGACCATCCTGTGTTTTCTGCCATTATTGAGGAACTCCTGTGTTGGCTTCTTCCGGTTTCTCAATCCTCACAACCTCATTGGGGAATGAAGCCTGACATGCTGCATACATTTCAAAGAGGTCATTTATCGGAAATTCTTTTACTTCGTGGTATTTGTAGCCAAGGTATCTTGAAACAACTGCGCACATTGATTCTATAAGACTGATTGATTCTGATGCAGAGTCAAACGCTTTGTATGGGTCGTCTGCGTATTCCCTTGATTTTATGTAGATTATTTTACCGACTGTAGATACGAACCCTGCAGAGGATGTGTTATAATCTGCGTCTCTTGGGATGCCTGGAACGGAAATTACACAGAGCTTGAAAATCTCTTCGTATAATTCGTCTTCTATTTCCGGCTCTTTTGTATTTATCCTGATTGCCCTATCCAGTTCTGTTGGAGACATTAGTCTTGCTAGTACAGATAGGTTTTTATATAGACGACCCCCGATTTGAATTGGGGTATCATTAAATGGGATTACGATTGTCCCTGTCTTCAAATCTAGTGCGCTCATATATTATAGAATCTTAATTTGTGAGAATGCCTGTGCTAATGGAACAAAACCTGAACGATACATGATTTGTTCTTTCAATGTTGTTATGAAACCTGCTGGGGCTGTTACCATGAAGGAATGATTTGGGTCTGGATACAATAGGCACTTACGGACAACTGATTCTTCCGCGCGGACTTCGTTGTCCATCATTCCTTGTTTGATTAAGGTAGAGTATTCCTGCCTTCTTAATACACGCCAGATAAACAGGTCTGTGCCGCCAAGAATAGACGATACATGAACTGTGCCATACTTCTCTAACCAGGCCTCAATGTCATGGGCTTTTGGGGCATCTTCTTTGTCTGCAAGTGCATTCAGAAGGATGTCTATATCCGTCTGCTCTTTCTTGGCTTCTTCCGCTTCTTCTTTTGCGATTTCAATCTGGCCAATTTCTTCTGGCGTCAGGTCGTCTGGCGGAAGAGACCCTAATCCCTCGATTTTCTGAACTCTCATATTTTTACTCCGGTATTACTTCTTTTGCAATAAATTTGTATCCGTCTACCAATTGGCCGTCTGAGCCAATATCAACAGAATGTTCATATCCAACTATTCTGCATTCTACAACAGATATTCTTTGCTGAACACCCTCTGTAACAGGGTCGGAGTTGTTATAAACCATATGAATAGTGAAATCTCCAAGGTCTGCCCAGTCTAATACTGACTTAGCTGACACTTGGCCCTCGTTGTATTCTTTGAGCTTTTTACGGTAGTTTGCAAGCTCTTCTGAGGTCAATTGGATTTGTTCGTATGGGCTTAGGAATTTAAACTCTACCGAGCGATTCCTATAATGGGAAATTACTTTTGCCAAGTAATTCTTTTCGGCCTTATTGATTCTGATAATACCGGAGACGATTACGTTTCCTCTTGCAAGGAAATCATATCTGCTATTGCCTATTGTGTAGATAGGTGAGCTTGTTAAGGATTCGCTAATACCAACTCCGGCCGCCCGGTCAATAAGGATGTCCCCAATATAGATATTGAAATCACTTGAGGAATAGTATTTTGTATACAGACCGTCGTATGAAGCGCTCTTAACCTTTTGATGAGCTAGACTCTTTTCTCTGTTGGTTTCTGTCGGATTAAAGTTTGCGGCCTTACCTCTGCCATTAACAGAGATTGCAGACATATGGTCTACAGGATCATACTTCCCTTTTTGGGAAGGGACGCCTTTTGGCTTGAATCTGCTGTCACCTGATGATGCACCCTGTATTTTAGGATACATCTTTTCAATGACGTTTTTGTCTACCTCTAGAGACTTTCCTTGTTGAAGTCCTTTTGACAGAGAGTATTCAAGTCCAATAGCGTATTCCCTTGACTGGTTATCCATCTCTATATTGTCTACAGAGACTTTAACACCAGAGGGAGTATTTGAGATAAGATATTTTGATTTAGCCATTATTTATCCCATGTTTTTCTGTGTGCCGCCGGGTCAACAATCTTATTGCCGCCCCATAGTCCTTTTTTTTCGGCCTTGGCTTTATGATACTTTTGCTTGATACGGTTGATATCTTCTGCGGACATACCAGCCTGTCTTGCGCTTTCTGGTCTGAACCATGCAGAGCCTGACTCAACGGCTTCTTCTATGTATCTTGGATTGTAGAACAGTTTACGTCCGTAGACATCTGTGCCGACAATCTTTGTTACGCCGCCTCTAATGTCTCTGTCCCATTTGCCATCTTGGACATATTTCTTAAGGAAGTCTGAAGCTTCTTTACCGTACTCCTGACCTTTCTTTTCTTGGTGGTCAGTCTCTGGTGTATCTATGCCCATAAAACGAAGAGTCGTTTTGCCTGTTTTAGAATCGGTCTTATATTCTGTGCCATCTGTTTTCTTGGCTTTAACATGAACGGTATCGCCGTCTTCAACCTCGAAACCTGGATTAGTAGAGTTAAAGCTATTCTTATCAATATGTGCCGAATCGTATGTGTTTGGACGAGAACCGGTATTGACGTCTGGCATCTGTGTGATGCCTCCGTTTTTGTATTCGTTTTTTGCGGCCTCTATGTATTCTGGAGGAACATTTGCTTTTGTTCCGTTTCCTGCAAGCTGAGAGTATGCGTTAATTCGATTTACTTCTTCCGGAGTCCATGTTCCTCTTCTTGCAGCAGCGTCTACTTCCTGATTCCAGCGTTCGTAGAAATATGACCTTTGAGGGTCATGATAATTGACATTGTTTTCGGATAATTGGGAGGCTTTGACACCGAGATTTTTTGATTCGCCGTAAACAACGCTTCCGAGTTTATTTCTTGTCTGTCTTGCGTCTCTTGCTACGAATGAGAAGGTGTTTTCTGTGATGATATCGTGGATAGAATGAACTTGGCCGGAATTGATAAGTGTTGCGCCGTAGATAACTTCTGATACGGAATATCCGCCGTATTCGGAGGTCATTAAGATAATGATGTCGAACGGAAGGACATCATCCATCATTAAGTGATGGTATGTTTTTTGTTTTTCGAGTTTTAATTGATAGATAGAGTCGACGTCCTCTTTGATTCCAATGCCGGATGCTACGTCCTGCAGGAATTGCCTAAGGTCGTCATGAAGAAAAGATGTTTTGACAATTGACCCTGCTACATACCTTTTACCAATAGCAAAGCCGTCGATGTTTGTGTTTCCCAGATTGTAGACAGGAACTTTGTCTCTGAAGATTTGATAGGATAGGGACAGAAGACTGCCCATGTGAAGATAGCCGTATCCAGGGAAGTTAAAAATAATGTGGGTGGCATCGCCACCCACAGAATGAAATTCTTCCTTGTGTAATGGCTGCTTTTGGTAATTCGGCATATTACACCTGCAGGAGAATGAACGTTGTATTAACGAGAGTTGAAGGTATCCATTGGTTCCCAAGAAGAAACTGAGCGGGCGATGAATGAATACTGTTTCTCTGTAGAGAGGTCGTCGATAGATACACCGCCTGATTCGGAAACGAATTCAACACCATAGATTGTCATTTTGGTTGAACTACCGAATTCATTGGTAGAAGCCAATACAATATCGAATGGGAGAATTTGGTCTGCCAAACGAGCTTTAGTTAAGTCACGAAGACCTGAACGCAAGCCTTGGGAGGTGTTCAGTTGAAGTCTACCGTACTCAGGATTCAATGTACCGCCGCCTCGGATGCCGTTGTTTGCTCTAGGGTCTGTTGAACCGTAGATAGCATTACGTGCAGCTTCCGGGATAGCATCTTGGTACTGTCCGTTGTTGATGTGTTTGTATGCACCACCACGGCGATAGTTTGCGGTTTCATGTTTACCTAACCAAACGTCCGAACGGCCCATTTCGTCCATAATGTCGAACAGTGCTTCACGGTCAAATACAGTGAATACACAAGAACCCATACAGGTGCGTTTACCACGAGCGATTGCTCGGGCATCCGGAGAGCCCATAGTGTGAATGGGCATTTTCTCACGGTCTAGACGATAAGAAATCATCTGCATGGTACCGATTGGTTTACCGGCAAGCACAGGGGTAATATCAACACCAGAGGTTGTGGCATTATATGTGATAAAATCTGACATAATATTCCTGGTTTAAATTGGAGGAGCGGTTAAGCCCCTCCTTTTGTCTTAGAGTTCTAAAGCCAGTTTAACGGCTACGTTAATCTCACGCAGTTCGAATGCAGGAACAATAGTCAATGCTACGTCCAGAACAGCCCGGCCGTTAACGACAGGTCGCTGATTAACTACATGCAGATATTTTACGATGTGGTCTTGTTCAACCAAACGTTGTAGTGCGCCTTCGATTGCAACATCAACAGCAGCCAGAGTTGCCTCTGTCAGACCTCTACCAATAAACGGCAGTACGGCTGTACGAACAGCATTTGAGGCCTCTGCTACGGCCATAGTGGTTGACAGGAAGCGGTAGTCTGAGTTGTTGTTTGTAGCAAGTTCATCAGAAACTACACGGACGCTACCGTTGGTGGTCTTGAAGAAGACATAACCGGCACCGGTCAGTTGGTCAAGTTTAACTTTCTTAACTTCGCCAGGCAATGCAATACGAGGAACCAACATATTAGTTGTTGATACGCTTGCATTGATTGTGGTAATCAAACCTGCATATACGGCAGCACCGTTAGTAACGATGGTGTTTGAACCGGCAGAAGAGTAAGAAGGAGTAACAATTACCTGAGGAACAACAGACAGGAATTTACCGATGTTAATTGGAGCACCGTTAGAGTCGGTTACAATAGAACCATCTACGAATCCTGAGGTTGTTTTGTAGAAGCCTTGACGGACATCTGCGCGGGCAACCATGTTGCGAAGGCCAAGCAGACCTGTGCCGTTAGAAACGATATTGCCCAAGGCATCGTAAGTAGCAGGAGAACCAATCCAGCGGTTCACTTCGTATTGTGACAGTGAACGTGGCATAGATGCACCGATTGTTGCCAGACAGAACTCTTCGTTCTCGGAAATGGTATTGGCAAAGTTAGCCAACAGATGAGCAAAGTTTGCTTCGTGGTAGCGCTTGAATACAACCGGCTGACCGTTACCATTGACGTCTGCTTCTGCTGGGTCTGAAGTTGTAGCTGTGCCTCTGTTTTTACGGTACAGAACTTTCTCTGTAGACCATTCGTATTTCAGTTCGCCATTTTCTTCAGAAACGTAAACATAATCCAAGCGGTCAAGGTCTTCTGAGCCGTCTGCAATGTTCGGAGCGTCGATAATGGCGTAGTCTGTAACAACGGAAATTGCACTTACGGATTCCAGTTCTGCCAAGGCAGTGTGCAAAAGTTCGTAGTAGTTCTTCCAGGTTGTATTAATGCTGTCTTCGCCTTCTTCATATTCACCCTGAACAACTTCGCGTTTAGTGTCGATTGTATATTCGACGATAACTGAAGCTTGGTCAGCGGGAGCGTTTTGAAGTTTGAGTGCTTTAGCGTCTGATGCACCTGAATCGTCTTGAGTGGTTGCTTCGCCAGATTTATCTTGTCCGGCAACTTTAACTACATCCAGTGTTACTTCGTAGTCTTTTTTGGTTCCAGAAAGAACAAACTCGTCTTTTGTACCATTACCCACAAAGACTGCTGAACCTGCAATTTTACCGGTTGCTTTGAATTTGTAAGCAACTTGAATTTCTTTTGTTGCCTCTGGAGCAGTGGTAAATTCGATGTACTGAGAAGAGGTTTCTTTGTCGGTTTTAACAGAGAAATCTGTCGGAGAGTTTTTAACTTGTCCGTCAACAGTCAGTTTACTAACGGTTACGGTGTCGGTTTTTGTTACACCTGGAAGTGAAAACTTAACGGCGGTTCCATTACCAACGAATTTTGCAGTACGAGAGTATTCTTTCAGAATTACGTCTGCAAAAGGAATTGGTTCGGTAGGTGTACCGATTTTTACTCTTGTTTCAGGGTCAAAACCGAAGACTTCAACCTGGTTGCGGTTTACTTCAGAGCCAGGAACGTTTGAGTATACGATTTCGTTGCCTTTGAAGACAATCAAACATGCCTTACCGTCGTTATTAGGACGTGGACCAACGTATACTTTCAGGTTGTCTGCTGCGGAAACAGATGCTTCCAATGCGGCGAGATAGCTGTCTCTACCGAAGATATTTTTCAGTTTTGCTTGTTTGCCGCCAATACGGTATAGGGATGCACGTTTAGCGCCGCCGATAAGAGCTTCTGACATCTTACGGATAAGAGGCGAGTCTTGACCGAAAGCGGCTGCGGCTCGATTGGTGTCAGTTACACTGTACAGTGTATTGGTAGGGCCCTTCTCTGCGCGACCAATAACGAGAACGCGGGGAGAGTTATCTGTCTGGTCAATTCTCAGGTTGCCGTCCAGAAGCTCTAAGTTTACACCTGGCAAGTTTTGATATGTGGCCATTTAATTACCTTATCATTTATATATCAATTGTTTTATTTCTTCTACTTCTCTATCTTTAAGAGAATTAACGACTTGACTATAGGTTTTAATTGCTACAATCTCGTCCTGCTTGATGAACCCGGGTTCTGCGGTACCGATAAGGTAAACCAGCGAAACTCCAAACAGTCTTCGGTTCTTGTAGTGGTCTGTATTGATAGTGGATGTTCTGCCCTTGTAGACCATGAATCTAACACCCTTTTTAAATAAGGGATTTAGACGTAAGAATAGGTTTTCTAAGGTAGATGCCAATTTTCTTGCGTCCCTTGAGCTTGTAGACCAAACTGTAAATTGGACAGTGTTGTCGTACATAGCTTCGTATACGGCCGCAAGTTTGTTTTGAGGAGTTTTTACTTCTCCTATCAGAACAGGTTTAAATTGTGTTGTGCTACCTTGGATAACCTTGGAATCAAAAACGGCCGGTTCTCTACGTTTGATTTCCCATGTAACAACGTTATTGACCGGCGTGTCATCTGGCTGGTCGGGAAAGAACTCGGTGAAGTAAAATTTGTTTGGGTCGTATGGCCCAAAGTCCGATTCTGTCTCGATTAGAAGCCCTTCTGATTTGAATAGAGGATATAGCGATTCCATGAAATTGTCAATCGTTAATCCTGCGCGTTTTTGAAAGGCTTCCTCCAATGACATTGATTCTTCTACTTTTCTTCCGGATATACTGACAAGGTCCTTGAGTAGTTTTTCGAATTCATTGCTAATATCGTATTTATCTATCATCTTGTCTGTAATCCTATAGCTGTGAAATCCTTACGTCCCATATCGAATCCGACTCTTAGTACTTCTGTAATGTAGTAAGATTTTTCTGGTCTTATTGGGAATTTTATAGAACCTTCGTCATTCATTGCTGGGAGATAAATTACGTCTTTCTCAAAGGCCTCTAGATTGTACGGAATTACTAGAACCCATGCTGAATCTACTGAGCGTCCAATAGGGGATGTGCCGTTATTATAAGAGGAGCCTGTTACTGGCATGATTGACCTTGTTAACCACATGTGACCTGGAATGATTTGTTCGTCCCAAAGGTATCCGGCGCCGTTACAGTCTGGGCAATCTGTCATTCCTTCCTGGCTGATGGGATTATAGCAATGACATTTTATTTTTGTGCCGTCTTCATTGTGCCTGGATTTACGATAGATAAATGGTCGGAGCTTATTTACAAATTCATCACCTGTAAACAAGTCCACCATCTCTTGTCGTAAATCAACCTCTGCGAGAAAGGGGCTGATGTTCGTTGCCATGACCAAATCCAGTCTTATAGTATTTACCGTCGATTTCAAGCTCTTTGTTTGCGGCTATAGGCATAACACTTCTGTATCGAGGATGATGCCATTCCCTATCAGAAACTCTACTGCGGCAGTTGTATTGGCCTTTAACAAAGGAACTTGCCAAAACACTTGCGGCGGAATCAATTGCGGATAAAATATCATCTGCGCAACCTTTTGAATCTTTTGCAAAATTAAGGGCTGAGTTGGTGTCGAATGTAGAGTCTCTCTGAACCTCGAAGTCTCCAAGAACCTTCTTTACAGACTGACCTTTTAACAGAGTCCCGTAAATCTTGTTTGCAACGGACGCCAAGACAGAGCAGATAACATAGTCTCGCTTGATGGCGTAAAGTTCTTCTTCTGTTAGGTTTAGCCTTTTCCTTCTTAGGTAGTTCTCAATCCAAATTGATTTGTTGAAAATCATCTCGGATACATCTTGTGAGAATTTTTCAGGGAAGGAGACTTTATCTACCGGAATGCCTAGCTCAATATCCCTGATTGAAGCATAAAACGGAGAAAGAAGAATCTCGGAGGCAGATTCTGAAACATCAACAGAGCTGCCGTCCTCGAACTCTACCTTAAATCCGTATATCGTTATACGGTTATTCAAGAATTACCTCCCCGACACCAAGAATGTCGCCTTTGTAGTATTTGTATTTAATCTTGTAGGGTTTGCCTATGTCATCATCAGAGAAATAAACCATACCTGTGTAGGTATCAATAATAACCTGTCCGGCATTGGCTTTTGCGGATACGCCGCCTCTTGCCGGTCTTTCTGGTTTGAACTTATACGACCTTGCATACTTCCCGGCGTCTGTTGTGTGTACGCTCGGAACTACCTCTGCACGTTTGCCATCTATTTCTACTATAAATGCGTCTAGCGAAGCAACTGACGGCAGCCCGAAGAATAGTGGGTCGTATGAGCCATTTGCAAGACCCTCGTTACCCAATCTAGTACATAAGACACCTTTGTAGGCATATTCAAAGGTAGGAATAAATAGCTCTGCCTCGTCGTTCATTGATGACAGGTCATTCCCTCTTTCAGTAGATTCTACTAAATACGGCTGAATGTACTTTCCACTTTTCCTTGTTGATAATGGGACAATGGAAATATAGTAGTCTTGCGCATAAGAGGAAGAGAAAGAACCTGATGTCCATATAACTCTTGCCCCGTCATTAACGGTTATGCCTCTTTTATCGGAGTCGATTGTAATAGACAGCTCTGATGGAGATTTTAAAACCTGTGTGTCGGATAAAACCAGGCCTGCTCTAAGATTATATGCCTCGCAATAATAAGAAACTCCTGCATCTGTTTTAGAGATAACTATATTTGCACTTAGAGATGATTGCAAAGTGTCAATAGCCGCCTCAATCAGAAACGTTCCCTTAAGCCGGCTTGCATCTATCTTCATTTTAGAAGAGCCTTGAACCTTAAACTGATGTGGTTGTCTTTTAAGGTCTTCTGGGAAAGTTGCTGTCCTGTCTTTTGTTTTAAGCCTATTATCCTGTGTTCTGTACATATTTGTGCAGATAGAGAGAGGGTTTCTATACAAAGGCTTGGGCATCTCCTCTGAAATAGTTCCGGACTGCTCAAGCCAGTCTGACTTATCCAAAATGGAGCGTTCTATATAAGCATTCATAGTGGACACATTATCGTCTAAGTAAGACATTGTCCTATGAAATATGAAACAGTCTCCTTTTTCAAACATTCCATCGGTTATAGATAATTTGACTCCGTCTATTGTTGTCTCTTGTCCAGATAGTTTTACAACTTTTGACGGCTGATTGAATACAAATGAAGATGTTGCGCTGTTATAGTAATAATAGTTTGCAGGAACATCTTTTGATGTGCCGATTTCCGGACCGATAATCTCTGCTCTTACCCTGCCGCTAGAGCCTACTACTAATGCCAACCCCCATCTTCCATTATGAATAATAGTATGGTCGCCGCCCGCATAATTATCCCTCGTTACTGCTATAACAGAAGTATTTGGAGATACAAATGTCCAGAATTGATCAAGCAAACTGTTCTTTGTCTCTGCCCTTACATTATATCTCGTTTTGTCGTTTAAAGTGCAATTGGCAAAGGCGAAACCATAAGTTCTGATAGATGAAGCCTCTCCGTATTTTACCGATATCCCAAAATAAGAGCCAGGCTGCATAATAAACCCATCCGAACTTATAAGGTCCTTTAAACTTTTCCTTTTTTGTTCTGCAATAGATTTAGGAATACATATGGGGTTATACATATAGCGGCCGTTCGGGGCGTTTTCACCCAATAATCTTGAATTGTTTGAATACAAATTACTTGATGTACTAAGCCTAAATGACGGACTAGAATCAGATAGCTTTATAAACGGGATTTCTGAACCATAATAGATTCCGGGTGTACATATACCCACGCTTAACCCATCTCTGGATAGAATGAATCCGACAATCTGATTTTTTAAGATAGGTTCCCAGTTTGTGCTGGAGTTAAACCCGCTGGCATTAGCCATCTGCGTTTTTACGGTTTCAAATGTTTTGGTTGACCATGTTTCACCGAGGTTGTTGGAGTACATAATTCCGGCATCTGTAACCATAGCCACTGAGCCTAAGCCGTTACCGTTTATTGCATAGACGTGCTCAACGCCAATATTTGAAATCCTTTTGACATTTGGCTCTGTATCTGTGTCGTTATCGTATTCAACTTTATATAGGCCGCTTTCTCCGCACCCAATCAATAGACCCTTCTTCCTGTCATCCCATGCAATACCGGTGATTTGTATTCCCCTATTCTCGTGGGGCAGATTTGTTTCATCAAGGATAATATAGTTAGCATTGCCAATAGAGGTTAGTAATACGCCTTTCCTGATTACGATGGCTATGTTTTGTCCGTATAAAGGCCATACGGCTTCAGAGTGCTCATACCACTTTCCGTCGGGATGATTGTACTTGTCATACGATAGATTTACTAATCCTCCGTAATATGACAGATGGTCTATCGGTGTGAGCGCCTGAATATTAGAGTTTGCCACATAATTCCCTACTGGAATTTTTCTAATCCTAAATTCTGCTTCGGCGAGGGTGCCGCCTTTAATTACGTCAATCTCCCACCTCTCCGGAAGTCCAACTTTTCGTGTTGCAGATGCAGCTTTAATTACGCCTGTACCCTTCTTAACTAACGTTGGCTCGAAGAATGGCTTAATTGCAGAATTAATATTTTCTCTACACTTAGAGAATGTGGAAGTAACGCCTTTTTCATTTGTGATTTCACAAAAGTCTTTTGGGTTTGCACTGCTTTCTCTTGTGTATGAAAGCGAACCGTAGAATGAACCGCAGGTTGAAATATCGTTCCTACTAATATATCCATTTCTTGACGCCGCCAATTGAGAAGAAAATATGTAGTCGTTAAAAAAATTAAGCCGAAATATATCCAACGAAATAGGACTTACCGAATTGTATTTTTCGTCTGTCATTCCGGTAAATAGAGCAGAGGATGATTGACTCGAACCTCCTCCGGAATGCTCGGTCTCGTTAGAGAGCGGTATTCTAAATCCGTCCCTTGAATTCCCTATAAAAGACCATTGTCCAACTGGAGAATAATCTCTATCGTTAAAACCATACGCTGCGGCGAAGTTTTGGGCATACTCTTTATCGGTTTTACCGGCAATGATAACCTTATATGTGATATCAATAACTGTTGTTGCATCTTGGTCGATTATGTCGTCCAATGGGGTATAGAACATTGGGCCGGTCGTTCTTGGGGAAAGGCATATTGTGCCTATTTTTCTTATCCCAGAGTCCGGAGCATTAAGAATCCCTCTAAACACAAAAATGCTTCTCCCTTCTGAATCCTTCGCCAGGGAAACTCTTTCGACCCCGTCTGACGTTGCCGAAGATGAGTATTCTTGTCCGTCGGAGAATTTAAAATTATATGACGGGCTAACAGGGTTTTTGTTCTGATAATAAAACGGCGTTTTCGGCATCCTAAACGGGAGGGTATATATATCGCTTGAATTGTCGCTACTCCAACTTCTTGTGCCGATACCGAATCTTCTTTCATTGTAGTCAGCATATTCAAAGTAGCCTACATTGGAAAGCATCATTCTGGCGGGGATTGTTTGTATGTTTTTGCAGGAAATCTCTCTTTTAATCCTGCCCGTTTCTTTGTCTTTTAGAACTATTGTCGGGTATCCATATAGATTCATATCTATTCACCTGTTTTGATTTTTATTCCTGCAAAGGAACATACTTTTGATAATGTCGAAATCATTGTGTCTGATATGCCTATCTCCGCGCCTCGGCAGTCTTTTGAGGTAAATCTAAATCCGGCGTGAGATAATGTATTCTGAACAGTTGCCATAATATCGTCTGAGAATACGAGATGCTTCGTTCCTGGCTCTTTTGACGTAATTTTATATACCATCGAATAAGAAGAACCATATCCTCTTACTGTGTCGATTGCATTTGGGCCGGAGTATTCTGGAACTTGGTCACCCAAAGAGCCTCTGAATGTCCCTCCGAAGACACTTTCGATTGTCATGGTTGGAGGGTTGTCTATTTTAAATCTAGACTCAACAGTGTCGCCTGTGTGCCTTAAGTCTCCAGTGATTGACATTTTAAGGAGGTCATCTTTTAGTCTTTGAGGAATATTGCCTGTTAGTTTTCCGCCTGGAGATTTCCAGAGAATCTGGTTGACCGGTTCAATTCCGAAGTCTTCGCCTATCACTACGTTTTCTAGTTTGTATTCTGTCGGGATTAGACTTGAGAAGTTTGAAAAGGATTGCCCTATTAGGGCTGTTGAATGCGATTGATGTGATTCTAATTTGTCATCAATAGGGATGATGCCGCGCCCGTTTTCTATAACGATATTTGGTTTTTCTACGTAGATAAAAACGTCTTTATCGTTAATTATAGACAAGCCGTGTGTTTTATCTTGATAGTCTGTTTCTGGGATAGAGAAATAGAACTTAAAGATATATTGGACACTGTTTGGGTTGTCCGGGTCTTTTTGCTTTTTCTCGGAGAGCTCTAGGATAAACCTTTGCGGAAGGATTGAAAGCCTTTTAGATAAAACTATTTTTGTGTCTTCAAGTACGCCCTGGTCTGTTGGTTTAAGCCTCATCCTTATTGGAGAGGTTTCAGAGCCTAGAATCTGCCTATAAATTCTTTCAAATTCTGATAGCTTAACCCTGAAGTATCTGAATTTTGTAGACCCAAATACATTTTGGAATGGGATGCCTATTACCTGTATTTGAGATGTACCTAGTGGGTCCTCTACGAATGTCGGTTTCTTTAAAACAATGCCGCCAGGAAGGTATTCCATATTCCTGTCAGCAAAACCTTTGGCCAGTAAGTCGGAGAAGTTTTCCGAATCTGTCTTCTTCCAGTCTATCGGCATTAGTGTTCTACTGGTCATTTATATGTACCTTTCTGGCGTATATATTTAAGGTGCTTTACCTGATGTTCCGTCACCTAGATGGTCTGACTGTTTGAAGTTATCAGTTTCTTTGTATTGTCGTGCATACACTATGAACTCGTTATAGTATATACGTTGTTTTTTATTCCATCTAGTGAAGATAGCTGCGCGGTTGTCTGGTTTAATTACGACTTTCCATTTCTTCACACCTTCATGGCCTGCTACATCCTCTATGAATTTGACTTCATCAATAAGGTTGTAGTATGCGGCTTTTATGCCTGCTTCTGTGTTTTCTCTGACAATAAATGGAACGTCTGGAACACCGACTGTTTCTGTTTTAGAGAATTCCAATAGGGCAAGGTCTACCCTTCCGTATGAGAATATAATGGTAACGGGTCCGCCATCTTCGCCTACAAGGTGGCAGCCATCTGTCTCTATTTCTGCTATTGTATTGTATTTAAAGGAGTTTGTTTGGGATGGATTTGTATAAACCTTTGTAACCGCGCAGATGTCTTTAATATCTACGTTGTTGTTGGTAAGCTCTTCTTTTAGTCTTGGATTAACACTAATAAAGAGGTCTAAAATCCATCCGTCCGAGTTTGTTACCTTACCGCTTCTTAGCAGCCAGGGCTTTAGTTCTAATTCTCTACTCATGGCCTAAATCCTGGTAGGTATGGGTCTCTTACAAAGTCTAGGTTAGTAAACCTTCTCTTGTCTTCGTCATCCGTACTGAGCGGTTTTGGTTTCTCTGGGACAACCTTAGATGGTTCTCTTGGGTCAAACTCTTGGCTAGGGCTAGGAGGCGTAGGAACAATCTTAATATCGGATTGACGTTTATCTTCTTTAAATGCGTCGCCCGGGTCAAAATCGTAAGACTGGGTTGTTGCAAACTGGTCTGGATATCTAACGACATTGCCGTCTTTGTCTGTGACCTTGCCTGCATCAATCATCCACCATTCTATTCCTCCGACATTAAATCCGTCCTGAATGCCTATGATTACACCGATAGAATTAAGGCTATCAATAAAGTCTTTGGCCTCAATTCTAGAACATATAACAGATGGGTCGTAGTTTCCGCCTGTAACCTTGTATTCAACTTCGGTTCTAGTAATAGTACAAGATTCTGCGGAATCTTTTGTGAGAACTGGCTTATCAAGACAGCAAGAATTTGCTTCTGAGAACTTGGCCTCGAAGGAGTCAGAATCAAGTCCTCTTTTTGTAGACTCAGATAAAACTATACTCTCTTCTTTGATGTCTATTTTCTTGGCTTCCAGGTTATACAGTACGCCAGGGTCGTAAACCTTCTCATCAACCCATTTCTCGCCCCTGATGATGGTTGTGGTATCTACTGGCCTACTGTTATACCTGTACAAGGAAATTGATATCGGGGCTATTGTCCTGAGTAACTCTGAAATCTTTTCCTCTGTTGCTGAATACTCTGCGGGGATTACGGATGGGATGTATAGAAACATCCCATCGTTATCTTCTGCTATAAACGGGACATCTCCATATTTAGCATATTCAGAGATAGAGAGTTTGCTATCTACCTGAGAATCCTGACCCTGATTCCTGGTGTCTCCTTGGTCTTGTCCGTTGTTATTGTTTGGCATATTTTACCTCAGGGATTATTTTCTCTGCTTGGGTCATAGGGAGCTACACCCTCTGTTCCTCCTCCGTTTATAGGAGTATCGTCTGGGAAATCGTCCGGATTATTTTCTGGAGGTGGCGCCGGAGGTTGGCTTGGCGGAGGAGCCGGAGGAGTTGGAGGCTGTGCCGGTGTTTCCTCTACTATCGGCAATGCTGGAACGGGCCGAGATGGAGAATCTGGAAGTTTACTAAACTTATTTCTTAACAATACGCAATAGTTGATATACTTCGGCGGCATGTTTAGATAGATTCTTAATCCGTCTGAACCTAGGTCTAACTTCTCTTTATCTAGGGAAATTCTGATTCCACTTGTGCCGTCTTTCTGCTTGATTACTTTCCACGGTTTTATCAGTTCCGCTATTGATGTGTTAGCACCTGCGGCGTTCTGATTGTACTTCCTTGGGAAAATAAATTTAGAGACACTGTTTCTGTACCAGAACCTATAAGTGTATTCTTCCTGGCTTGTTAGCTGAACGCTATAACCTGTGGAGAGCCTTATGTTAAAGCTGCCTATTCTTTCAACCAAATAAGGAAACTTATAGTTGAGAATAAATTCATCGCTCTTAAAGTTTTTGACTTTGTATCCGGCTCTATATGTATTTTTAAACTGAGTGTAACCTAGTCTTACTTTGTATCCGGCGCGATAATGCGCATTGAGCCTATCTCCAAAGAAAAACCTCCTTTTATATGGAGACCTTACATTCAGATAAAATTCATCACTGAATTTCATTTTATATCCGAAGGAGAATACGGTAAGGAAAGGAGGCTGTTTTTTATTTATATAGTACCCAAATCTATACATCATAGGTTTGGGCGGTTTGTTAATCCAATAGTAATCTCTTACTGATACCTTAACAGGCTCTAGAGTATGGACTGTATACCCTGTGGAAAACTTAAACTCTTCCACTCTGTCAAAATAAACTGTAAGAGGAATTCTCACGGTGTTATTTTGGTATTTTGCGAGGTCTTTAAGCGTTTCACTCAAAGCCGAATGGAATATTGTAATCACTTTAGACCTCTACTTGGCTATTCTGAACCCTATTTTTACTCCGGATAGGTCAAATACATTTAATGAGGAATTTGATTCCCTTTGTATTCTTCTTCCGTCCGGAAGATATGTCATGTATGGATTATATAGGATGTTTATTTTGATTGCTGCTATATCCAGTGCTTTTAGGAATCTTATTGATGTAGAATCTGCCATGTATAAATCTTTTAGGGAGGATTCTATTGATTCCTTTGGAGATATTTTAGTTGATATTAATTCAAAGAATTTGTCTCGGTCTTCCCTTAGTTTAGGAGTGGCAATTTCGTTGAATTTTCGGTTTATTACCGTTTCATTATCTCCGGCAAATGCATCTGTAAGACTATTGAATCCGTCTATGAGTATGTCTTGGTAATCAATAGGAGGCTGAGTGTATTGGGAAGAAACAAACGAGTACCGCTTTCTGTTTCTTTCCGCTGCGGCGCGTCTTGCTGCAGCCTGTTGCTCTTTCTCGGTTTTGATTCTGTTTGCAACGTCAATATACTTAGGGCCGAGAAATTGTCTTTCAAACGGATTGAGTGCATCTGAACGGTTTTCTGTGGCACTGTAAATATTCACAGCATTAGCAGCAGTGCCTTTTGCACCTCTGGCCTTTTTTCTTCCGGCCTTACCTGTTGCGGCGTGAGATGTTATACCTACCCTTGCACTTGGGATTGCTATGGCAAGAACTTCGCTGTCTGTTCCGCTTAATGGATATATTTTAAACGGATTGCTTGTTACAGATGCAGACGACTTAACTCTGATTCTAATTGTGTCAGACTCTTCATAAACATTATCTATGAAGGCCTGTGCTTCGTATGCATTAGAGGAGCCCATCAATCTGACGTCTTGGCCTGAAGAAAAGATTTCTTTTACTGCATTTAGCAAATCACTATTGGTGATTTCATTATCCCTTTTGCCTGAAAGAATGTCTGAAACAAGTCCATCTGCGGCGCGAATTATAAAGTCTTTTTTAGATTTAAATCTTCCGCCGCCGTATAGCCTTACGCCCTCGTGGTCATCAGGAGAAGTTGGTCTTGAGATTTCTGATTCTGAACCGGGCACTTCTTCTACATACAATACGGTGTATGGGCTTACCGATACTTCTAATTCAAGCTTGCCGCCGTTAACCTTCTGGCTATAAGACTTCAACTTTTCAAGGTCTTCTGGTGTCATGGGCGTAGAGTTCCTCATTATTAGCAGAGGAATCTCTAGGAAGAACTTACCTACATCATCTCCACTTATTTTTACATAATGAGAGCGGTCATTAGCAGTGCCCCCTGGGGAGAATGTTTTTCTTGTAACAACCCTGGCATCGTATTTTGCCTGACGGTCGTAGTCTATTTTTTGAGCCTGTGAATATGTTGGGCCGGACTCTCTAGCCATATCTGTGTAAGATATGAATTGGTTGTCGCCCTCGAAGGCGTACTTGTGTTCGTCGTTTGACTGTGCACCGGTATTTGATAGGACTTTTGTATCTATGATAGAACCCGCCCTTTGAAAGATATACTTCTTAGAGTTGGGGCCGTCTGCAATAAAATAATCGTATGTTTTAGGATTTAATATATCCTTAAAGTAGCCTTCTGTGATGTTGACTACTTCTCGGATATTATTAATGTTTGTTTGGTCGTTTGAGTCTATCAGTCCGTCAATTCGGAGGTATGGGTTATCCCCTTTGTCGTCCATCTGGTCGTCAAGATTGGCCGGGAGATAAATGTCGAAATAACGCTCTAGAATCCCGTTAATATTAACATCATCTTGGATATTTTCTAGTATTGTTGCCATCCCGGCCACTCCTATTAGCTATTACCAGTTAAGATTAAATCCATGAACTCGCGGACTTCTCCTGCCCCAGATACGTTTGTTGGTGTACGTTTAATCCAGATTGCATAATACTCACCAGGATTCAATGTTCCAAGAACAAGCGGGCTTCCTTTAGGATGGTCTTCAAACTGGATGCCTGCCGGAGCTTGAAGTTCATCGGTTATGATATTTGCGTCTGTATTAGGGAGAGATGCTTTGCCTAGTTGGTGCTTAGCATATGAGCTTCCGCCAAGATATGCTTTAAGGCCGATGATTGAGCCTTTCCTCGAACCAACTGGATTATTGTAGACGTAGATGCAGCGGTAGTCTGGAGTTTTGCTTTCTCCGTCCTGTTGTGTAATGTCGTCCCACAGGGAGTTCATCTGCATGCCGTTTTGACTGATGATGTATGACACGCCTTCGTTGGCAGATTGTGCCATCTTGCCACCGATTGATTTGTTGGGCTCAACTAAGTTTGTTGATGTGGTACTTCCTGTAGAAAGTCTAATTTCGATATTAGCCATTTGATAAGGTTCCGTCGTTTGTTTCTAATGTGATGTATATCTTACGATTTCGGCTCAGGATTTCTGATACTGACTCATTAAAAGTGTATGTTACTTTTCCATATTGTTCTGTATCAATACCGGCGCCTCTGACATATGAATGACTGAATGGAATTGGCTTGTTTCCTATGTCTTCATTATCAATTTTAGACCATCTCCAGGTTCCTTTAAGTTCTTTGGTACCTTGGCCATTGTATATAAAAGGAGGTTTACTGCCTTCTGTTTCGTCCGAAAACAGAACGATACTTTTGTCTTCGTTAAGGACAGTTATCTTGTGGTGGAATCCGCCGTTACTCTTGTAGTTTCTTTGGACATCAAATTCAACCTTGTCTAGTCTTCTAATCATTCTTGCATGTCTTGGTTCTGTAAGTCTTGATAAGGTGTCATATCCTAGTATATTGAATGATGGTGGATGTATTAGTAGTTGAGATTCGTGTGCTAAGTCTAGTTTTTTGAGATATTGCTTTAGTTTGTCTAAATCAATACGGCATTTGGTATTTAGCACATAGTGGCCGGAATAGAAAATCTCTTTATCTAGAAGTCTTTTTAGGTCTGTTCCGTCATAGACTCTAATCCATGCCATACATGAATCTGCAAGAGATTTCCACCTTATTTGTGCGCCGCCCTCTAGATTATTAGGATGCCTGATGTTCAAATCATCCCGATTGAACTCTCTTGGCCTAACCGAAGAGTCTTTCATCCTAGAGATACCGATGTAGAACTCTACGAAGTGATTTGATGTTGGTGAGATTCTTGGGATTTGGACAGTATCGGATTTTAGCGTCGAACTATCCTTAAATGCTTTAAACCCTTTTTTGAATGTTACTACATCTGCAGAAAGATTGCATCTGTGAATTGCTAGAGGTGTATTAGGAAGAAGATGAAACTCTCCGATATGAAATTCTATATACTTCTTGCCGTCAATTTCTTTTGCCAACTCTTCAAAGGAAACCTTAAATCCATCGTCTTTTGCTTCATTTGATTTCTCTATCTCACACATAAACGCGCAGATGTCTTCTGAGCTGTTGTTATAGTTTAATGGAATAGATGGTCTGATTGAATCATATCTTTCAATGAAGATAGGTTCGGATTTCCACCGGTCTATAATAGGAGAAGGGTCCTCGCCCATTGTTTCACGCTCATTTATGATTTCGTGCATTCCGTATGTAGAGCCTAATGCCTCGAAATATTTAAACGAGTGAATCGGTTCTCTATACGTTAAGTCGGTCTTTATGAGTCTTTTCTTGCGGCCGGGCTTTTCATCATAAATGAGAAGCTTGTTCTTCTTTGGGCCTTCAAAGCCATCAAATGATAAATGTACGGATGGAATTGCAAATGTGCCTTCAACATTGTAAACACGCTTTGGCTGGATGCCTGTGTTACTGTCTGGAACTTTCCAATTCTTTCCCGCAAGTGTGTTACTATGGATAAGTGCCATTTTAATTCTTCCATCTTAATTCGTACTTGTCGTGAGGCTCTTCATCATCATTCTCGACAACTTCTATCATAATAGATTTATTATTTCTTATTGTAGAAAACTCTAGGATGTAAGATGTGTCCTCTTTAAAGAAGCCCATTGGTGCAAGATGATTATTATTGAAGGCTTCTGTCATTTCAAAGTTGAAGTTAGCTAAATCAATAGGGATATCGGCAAGGGTTTTGTTAAAATTGAAGATGATTTTATTTGGGAGTTTTACTTCAATTTCAGGTTGGGGCTGTTCTTCATTTTGGCCCGCCTGCCCTGTTTGCTGTCCTTGCTGTTGTACCTGTGATTTTCCTCCTGACGTATGGAGAATCATCTCGTACGGATTTTTATAGAAGTCGTACAGCTTTTCTGCTGTTATTCTTGATGATGTTGCTTCCGGAGTTTTGTCTTCTACGGGATGTTTTCTTCCGGTGCTAAATTTAAGAGAATAATCATCTTCGGATTTCGACGTTACCGTAGGGATAACCTTGATGATGCCTATAGAAATAGAAGGGTCTTTTATTGTTATTGTAGACCCTTCAACCTCTATGCCGCTATCTAAGGAATACACGCCCTTTTCTACTACCTTAGCGCCATCAATATAAACATCAGCAAGAATAACTTTGGTCCCGCTCCTTGTTATTGGCCTACTGATTGGTTTGATTTCTATTGTTTTTTCAATAGGAGGATTGACGCTAATCTTATCTCCGGCGGGCTGACCGTCAATAAGGATTTCCATTGATACCGAAGTTATGTCTCTTGTGATGTAAAGGACATAATCCGACATCTCTTCAAATGAGTTTACCGGAGTGATGGTAACTTCTGTTCCATCAACAGAGATTTCTGTTTCTACATAAGCAGAGCGGTCCATTCTGAACGCATCGCTATATGATTTTACATTCTCTTTTAGTCCGGTTGTTTTACCGACCCTTAGGACGGCAATGTGTTTCTTAAGTGTCTCTACTGCTACAGGTTCAGATAACTTTAGTTTTAAAGACCCCTTTAGAGGCATAAAGCTAAGCTGCTCTTCTGTGTTTAGAGCCTTTTCTACTATTAGTTTTCCTGACATTGTATGCCGCCCGTTTCTAGGTTATTTCTCGGTTTCTTTTTTGTCTGACTCTTGAGCTTCTTCTTCTGCAGGAGCCTCTTTCAGACGAGCGATTTCAGATTCGATTGTAGTGATAACGCCACGACGGTTTTTACCTCTGGTTTCTGATTCTTTTGCGAATTCCAGAATTTCCAAAGTTACATCAGGGATGTTCTTAACTGCAATCATGGCAACTGATGTAGCTGCATCTAGGATTTTATCAGTTACGAACTGAATTCGTGGGTCAGCTTTCTGGGCTTCTTCCAATGCAGCAAGAGTTGTCTTAGTGCCATCCTCAAGTTCGATTTCTGCTTCAAGAACTCTAACTTCTTGAATATCCTCAAGTTTAAGGACGTTATCGTATTTGCCCTGAGTCACTTCTTTTCTAAGTGTGGTGGCCCGTTCGTAGAAGCGGTCGGACGAAACATTTGATTCGATTTCACCACGACGAATGTGATGGGCCAGAATCTCCAAGTCTCCGATTCCAAGTTTTGAAATATCGAAAACTGTTTCTTCTCCGCGCTTGAGACTAATCTTTTCTCCGAATAGGAACATCTGCGTTAGCAGTTTTACTTTTGCTTGAATTGCTTTCATTTATTCACCAATAAAAAATGGGGGCAGGGAGTTTTAGCCCTACCCCCATGTTGTTACTCAACTATGAGTATATTATATACCTAGTTTTAGGAAATTACTTGCGTTGAATTCGTGGCAAGTCGCTAACGATAGCCTGAGGAGGCAGAACGATTTCGTTAGGTTCGATGCTAACGTTTTTGGCGATAGATACTGCTTGACCATCATTGAACAATGCCAAGCCGTAACGTTCACGAATTTTGATATTTTGGATATCGCGTGCTGGGTCATCCCATTGCTCAACGGTCGGTTCTTCCTGAACGAAGATTGCACCCAGTTCGGTAGTGTCCAGCATAATAATAGAAGTGGTTTTCTTAGCCGCATCAAACGGAACGAACGGAGAAGCGATAATGGTCAGACCTTTAGTTCCAGGGAAGTATGCCGGGAACTTGAACGGAGTGTTCTGAGTGCCAACACGTTCATTTTCTGTCAGAGGAGTAGCTGGCTGACCAGACATACGGCCAAAGCGGCGGAATGCTTCTGATACCGAACCAGACAGGCCTTCTTGTGGCATAGAGGTGAACCAGTTGTCCAGAGAGCCGTTTTTCAGAGCGTATTCACGCATAACCGGGTCTTTGGTGAAGGTTGCCCAAGCCAAAGGATGGCACAGGATTACATTAGGTTTGTAACCACGTTCCAGCATGTTAGCGTACATATCATACATGTCGTCTGCGGTGAAAGAACCGTTACCTGCACCAGAGATATCACGACCGGTAGTGCGGCCCAAGATAGACTGGCTAGGATTGTCGTTGTCGAATACGGTAACACCGGCAGAGTTAATCATACGGAAGATGTTTTGCTCTTTGGCGCGAGCCATTGCTTGGCCCAGACGGGTCAAGTGGAATGCAACAACGTCCCATTGGGAGTTGCGCAGCATTTCGTCAGTAATGCGGATACGGTTACCGTATTTACCAACACCAGCAAACAATTGTCCACCACCGTTAGTGGTGCTGACTTCAGGGTATTCGCCACCCTCTGCAACAGAGTTGTCATGAACTTCAATAGCGCCGTAGGTGCTTACGTTGACCTGAGTGATATTCGGGTCAATGTAGATTTTCTGCAACAGACGTTGGCCAATAAGGTTTGGCTCAACAGCGCTGATAACGAATTCTTCAACAACTCGCTTGAATGCGATTGGGAAGTTCGGAGTAGCGAAGGCATCTGAGAATTTCAGTTCCGGGATATTGCCGGTCAGAGCATCGCTGATTGAAACTGATGCACCATCTGCGGTTTTGCCGCTATTGTCAAACAGGCCACGGATAAACTGAATGCTTTCTTTTTCTTTTGCGTATACTTCGTCGAATTTTTTAGACATAGTTGTAAATTATTCCTATGGTTGTTTATTAGCGGTTAATCAAGTTGATACGAACAAGTCCGTAACCGTTAGAGTATGCAATTTTGTGTTCTAGGCCGCCAGTTGCAGTACCGGGCATTTTGTCTAAGTCATGACCACCGGCAGAACTTGTACGGGTCAGTTTCAACAGGCTGTCACTTTCAGGAGCAACAACTTGCAGAACTTGTCCAAGAATTTTTTCTTTTTCGGTAGTTGATTGGGCTACAATCATATTTGAGTTTTTGTCGAAAGTAACAAAGTCACCAGGTTTAACTGTGGTAAAGTCTGCCAGAGTGCCGCTTCCGGTGCTAGGACCTTTAGCTGCGATGAATGCAGAAATGCCTTTCAGAGGAGCTTTGGCGTATTCGGCATCTGAAGTAACCAATGGCAATTCAATCATGTAGTCACATACGAATTGAACACGGTGTTGGTAGTTCAGGTTTTTGTAATTGAAGTGTGCCGGATTGATACCATCGCCACCTGGATGACGCCAGAAATCGTACAATGCAACACCAACAGGCGCTGAGATTGTCAGATTAGCGGCAGTCAATTTGTCTTTAACTTTTTGACCTGCAGTTACGGGTTGACCATCAGGCCCGATTACGCCTTCATCAACGTCGACTTGGGTGTATTCTGCATCAGAGTCAGCTAGACCGGCCGGAACTACATAGCCGTTGCTGTCCAATGCAACAACTTTACCAGTTGAGATTACAACGTGGGTTTTAATGTCTTTTGAAGGAACACGAATCAACGGCAGGTACGGGGCCGGCATAAATTGTCCAGCAGGGTGAATACCCTCGGAGAACATTACGGCCGGAGTTGACCAGTTGGCCTTAGAGTAGTGTTTGGTTTTAGGGGTAGTAGCAGCTGTGTTTTGATATTGAAACATTATGGATTTCTCTCCAGTTTGTTAAGCTTACGCCTTGATTTTAGCTTTTTCGGCAAACTGTTTAGCTGCCGCAATGCCCTGTGTGTTCAGGATAGACATGAACTGGGCATAGCATTCTTCTTTGCTGCCAAATTCCAGTCCGTCTTGAACGGTTAGGTTTTCTTCTTTTTCTTTGTCCTTGCCTTCGCCTTCGGCAGAGTCTTCGATTTTTACAGAACCTGGCTCAAGAGGTTGTTTAGGCTCCTCTACGGAGTCTTTAACAGGTTCCGGTGTTGCCTGAGGCTGTTCTGCTGCTGAAGCTTGAAGGTCTTTCAGTTTGTCTGAAAGCGACTCGATTGTTCGTTTTTTCAATTCGTCAATTTTAGCAGAGTCCGAGATTTTCTCAATGGTTGAAATCTGGGAAACGATTGATTCTTTTAGCATATCACGAATTTGTGCAAGCTCGACGGTTTTATTAGCCAGCTCTTGTCTCAGGACTTTGTTTTGAGAAGCAAGGTATCCGCCTGCATTGCCTGAGATTACAGCCTGAAGCTTATCGGAGATTGCGGTTGCAATTCTGTCTGCGTGTGCATCTACGTCAAATCCGCCCTGTACAATACCTGTTTCCGTATTGTCAGAAACTTTTTCGGCAGTTTCTTTGCTCGCCTCGACAGCTTCTGCAATGACCGCCTCGTAATCTTCAACTTCAAGCTCTTTTAGCTTGTCTTCGATTAGAGTGACGATTGGTTCTTTGTCTGCTGAATCTTCAATTTTTGTAGAGAAGAAAGACATCGCCAAAGATGCAGACAGTTTGTCTGAAATCGGATAGGTCTTTTGTTCGCCAAAAACGTAATCCAGGATAGTTAGGCCTTCCTCAGAGGGAAGCTGATAGTCTTTAATCCCTAGAGTTTTGGCATATTCGACAAGTGCCTCGCTAGACTTATTGATGTCTTCGATTTTTACTGTCATCTGTTTACCTTTTTCTATTTCAAAATCTAATATCTGTAGGTGGGATTGACTATTTTTACTATCCCGAATCAATGTTGCTCTGGCATTTGTATCTGCAGGGTTTGCAACATATGATATGTGGTCGAAGTGCATTTTGCCTCCGACGTAGTAGCATTTGTCGTTCCCGTATTTGACACCGCGCTTATGTTCGCATCTGTTTGGGGAATTAACCTTTGTTGAACAGATTGAACAATAGGCATCTTCTACGCGCCCGTCGACAGAAACAAATCCAAATTCCCCGTCAAGGATTTTGTCAATCGCTTCTTTGTCTGTTATTTTTGCTACAAGTTCGATATGCCCAAGACCTTTGTAGGCTCTTGAGCGGTATTTTTTATCAAGTCCGGATTCTTTTGCCTGACTTAGGTATTCTACAGGAGAAAGTTTACTGAATGAATCTTTGAACTCCTGGTATTGAATATACTCTGAAGAGATGACGCGCCCAAGTGTTCTTGAATCTGGACGATGCTCTTCTGTGACTGGTTTATATACCGGCGTTACGAATGTTTTATGACCGGCCATCATCCCTGATGGTGTGTATATCCAGTTGTTTCCATTTGGTCGGCCAGAGTGGGTTGCTTCCATCTTTACGGTTATACTTTTTATTTTTGCACCGTTAGATAGAGAATCGGAGATTCTTTGTTGAATCTCCTCATCTACGCTGACCCTTGCCGTCGCTTCAAAGCGGTCGTTAAAGTCTGTCACTAAATTTCTCCGGCTAGTCTGTACATCTCAAGCAATGCATCTTCGATGTCCGAGTCTGATATTTCTTCAGATTCACACATGAGGCCGATTGAATTAGAGAAGACAGAAGCAATATCTTTTACGCTATTATCCTTTTGAGAATCTGATATGTCAACAATCGATTTTATATGATTCTCAATATATTCATATAGTAGCGTTTTATTATCAGATATTTTTCTGATATTTTCAATAGGGAATAATTTAGAAGATGCAGGCTTACTGTCAGAGAATTGGTTTTTTGGATTAGTGATTGAAGCAGAGGCTTTTTGTGAACCTTGTGCTTTTGTTTTATTGCCGGAGCTATTTTCTTTTCCGGCGGCCGATGCTGCTGCGGCTGCTTTTGCTGTCTCTACCTGATAGGACGGGAGGATTCTTTCCTTGTCCTTACCAATCTTAGAAACATCTCTGTCACTAATCTCTTTGTATCCGATTTCTGTTCTTGCCTCATTGATAGAGATAAGCCCACTATTAAACATATTTAGGATGTGGGACTCTATCTTAATGCGGGCATCTTGGTCTACATGATTGAATCTGAATTTAACTAAATCCTCTTCTGGGATTTCGTATTCTGCATTGTATTTGCCGGACTCAACCAATAGAGGCTTAAGCAGATAATGTGTAATAAACTCGGATAGTGTATCTTGTTTATTGATAACTGCTTCTTTTAGTGTTTGTGAAACTATTTGTCCTGTTGCCCGGCCGGAAGAGTCACCGATACCCATGTCGATGTCTGATACGCCAAGGCCAAGCATAACTCGGTCTTTGAAGTATTCGAGGTAGCTTTCAACACGAAGCGCAAGTGATTCTGAACCAATTGCTTTGACTTCTACACGTTCGCTTGTAGTAATTCCGCCAAACTCGTCAAGCTCTCTCATTAGATGGCTCATTGCTTCAACTTCATCTCTTCCGTCCATAAGTACGGATGCAGGACGCATTTCGCTTCCGACCTTAATGTGAATCATGGGGAAGATTCCCTTGTAGATGAGTGTCTCTACAGATTCTTCAATTCTTCTTAGGGCCAGGATGTCGTCTTTTACTGCCTCTAATGGAGGTGTCCCCATAGTGAAGCCTGAACGGGAATTGTACTTAAGGTGTCTAACCTTTTCGGGAGAGAAAATTCTGAATGTAGCTGCATCAATGTATTGCTTATACATTTCGATGTCGCCGTTTTCTTTGATTTTTCTCTGGATGGATTCTGTTGGAAGATTAAACCATCCTGCTATTGGCTGGAGTTCTTTGTTACCTACGTTCACAGTTTCACCTGTGGACTTGTCTTCGTTTCTTACCAATAGGATATAGGAGTTATGGAACATAACAAGGTTATATGCCATTTCCTCGATAAATGTGCGGAATGTTATTCCTGTTACGTATTCGATTTCGCGGATTCTTGATTTAATATATTCGATATTTTCAGTGTTATCTGATTCGAAGTAGAATCCGTTTTTGAATATCAGGGCCCGCTGCCGTTCAAATGCTTTGGCGACAATTGCTTCTGTATCTATAATTCTTGAGTATTCGTAAAGGTCATACTCGTGATTCTTAAAACCGCTAAAGACTGTATCTTCAAGAGAGCCTGTTCTTTTCCCAAAGTAAGAGAGGCCAGGATTTAAGACAGAGTGTCTTTTAATGCCAACAGCCTTTCTGCTTAGGGCGTCCTTAATTTCCCTTGGGTTTGAAGAATAGTTGGTACTTAATAGCACCGTTAGTTCTTCGTCCTTCATTTAATGTCTCCGAGTTTATTAAGGACGTTGTCTATATCAGTCACACAATCTAAGAGCCCAGTGCCGCCTTTGAAGCTGGATATCATCCTCTCTACGCTTTCTACTGCGGTGGGTGTTGGTGAGCCGTTATTTGACTGGATTCGTCCAGTTGAATCTATTATCTTAATGCTTCCGTCTTCATTGACGATTCTGACAGAGGAATCTGTTAATCCTTCGACGATATTGTCGTCCTCTGTTTTGATATATCTTTGTTTCAGGATTCTATTTAAGTCTTCATCTACGAATGTGATTTCGTTTGATGTTCTTGCCGGGTCTGTTGCTCCATTGTATTTATCTATAAAACCTACGACTGTTTGGATGTGTTTTGGGATACTCCAATTAGGGTCGTCTGTATTAATTACTAATGGAACAATAGAAGTATTAGGCCGGCCGTAGTCGTATTTTGAATCCGGAACTACTGTTACCTTCCACGGAGAAGGATTCCACTCGTCCACGTTGATATGAGGGAAATCGTATTTCGCAATCTCTTGGATTAGGCCCGGTACGGTTACTGACCTTGCAAACTCATCAAGATTACATGAGAAGAATGATAGATTGTCCTTGTTTCCCTCGCTGTCATCTTTTATTGCTACGGCGATAGCATTGCCCTTGCCGTCTGTTATCAGTTCGATGTCGGAACCGATTGTGTCGGCGATGGCAGAACCAATATTATTGAGTGACAGAATGCCATCTACTCCTGAGGTATCGTTATCTTGGCCGAAGTTATCGTTTCCTGGTGCATTACACAGTTTCTCTAATGCAGCCTTGCCGGACTTCATTCTAACAATGTATCTTAGCAAGTTTGCAAGAGCCATTAGCTCTGAAAGGTTACTTAGGTATTGAGAAACAGATAGTCCGCTTCTCGCAGGTTCACAACTAAAGTGATTCAAGAGCCCTGTCAATTCGGAAATAGAATTGTTTAAAGACTCAACGCTTTTATTGATGGTTTCCTGAAGAGGACCCATTATTTCTTCTACATACTTGCGTGTATTTTGTTCTGCAGCATCTGAAAGACCATTGACTCTTGATACGTACTGCTCCCTTATTTTTTGTGTTTTCTTTTTAAGGTTAGTATCGTATTTACCTTCCATGAACTTCTTGCTTGCACCAAGTTGCTCTAATTCTTTTGCACTTGTGTTGCGGATATTTTCAGGAGTTGGCAATTGGTCGATAATGGAGTCAATTGAATCAAGGATACATAATACTGGAGTAAGTGCAAATCTGGCCAAGATTGAAATGTTCTTAACAAGAACCTCTATGATGGCGCCGAGGATTGCATTAATGAATACTGCGACGGTTAATCTTGGTAGTTGAATGTTTTGTGTAACCTTAACTATTGCTGCAAGTATAAGGGCTATTAGTTTAAGAAGGTCTGGGATACATAAGTACGAAAGGAAGAATGCATACTGGCATACGGATGCCTTATTGTACTTACCAAGGTTCTTAAACTGGTCTAGCGATGTTGTAATGTCGCCCATAAGATTGCCAAATATGCCCGAGAAGTCGAACTTTGGCTTTTCTATGTTACAGGCAAAGCAATCGTTACTTGCTTTTCTTATGGCGTTCTTTATCGCCGATATGTGTCCAGGGTCAATAGCCCCGTTAGGAGAAACGACGCTGTCAGATTGCCCGCCAGCACCGTCATTATCAATATTTCCAGCATTTATCGCACTATCTATGTAATCTACTAATCTGTTATATTGGTCGTCAAATTGGATATAAAGGCCAACAGGAACTTGGATTAAGCAGCCATTTTCCTGTAAGGCCTTTGAGAAGTGGTCAACAATAAGCTGTGCATATGCAACAGCATATGTTGTTCCTGCCGTAGGGTTTACTTTTCTACTTAATTCCATTTATTTCCTATACTGGTATTGGCAACAGATATGGAGGGATATTTGGCGCAACTGATTTTGGTAATGGAACTGAACGTCTTGGGTGGACAATAGGGTCTCCGATAATTCCTGAGCTTGCGGATAATTTGTTGTTAAGGTTTGTTATTGCACCAGATGTATTCTGGTATGGCTTAGGAATTTGTCCTTCTTGCCACTTAAGCTCTTTTGTTGGCTTTAATGTGTCGAATGTTGCGTTTGTTCCGGTAACTGCCAGTGTTCCCGTATCTGTTGGTGTTGGTATATTAGGCCCGCTAGGCCCCATAGAGGTCGGATGAGTATGCGGCATTATCAGGTGTGTATGAGGAGGCACCTGATGCGTATGTGCAGGAACTTGATGAGTATGGGTATTTAGCTCTGCCTCAAGTTTCTTCATCCTGTTTTCAACTGATGATGCCCATTGAACTATGTCGTTTGCAAACGTTTGCATGTCCTGGTTGTTTGCAAAGTCCTCTGAGGCATATTGGAATATCCTCATATATAACTCTGACCTTTGTTGGTCAACAATGGTGTTTTGAGTTGCAGAGCCCCATAAGTCAATCATTTAATAAGCTCCGATGCTTTTGCCCTTCCGGCCCTTCTGACTATATCTACACATTGTGCGACCATCTCGAATGTAATGGTTGCTTTACCGTCTTTTATATAGTCATTGCCGTAGAGGGATTTAATTGCAGTAACTACATCCGGGTCTCTTTCCTCCGATACTGCAACCTTAAGGTCTTTTAGTTTGTCTAGGAGTTGAGATTTTGCCGATACAAGTTCCTCTAGGATGCTTGTAATTTCTTTTACAGTAAAATTAGAACTCATAGGTAAGCTCCAATGGCATGTTCAATAGGGCATTAATCGGGCCCTTTGGCTTGATGTAAACATGAAACGGAATTAACGAATGGGGCTGTAGTCCTTCTGTTATTTCCAGACTGTTGTATGAATCAACTTCGTCAAATGAGGATAGTCCAGGAGTTGATGTTCCTGGAAGTACCTTCACGTCAAATAGGGCCTCAAGGTCGTTATTCTTGACGGCCCTAACTTTTACTTTACTGATTTGCCCGTTTTTAATTACCAACATTAGCTTATGGATTACAGGGGACTTTGGGTTAGTCCCCATCATGTATCCAGAACCAATTTCTTTGATAACCTCTTCTATCGGGTCATAGTAGCAAATACCGGCATCCGATAATACGGTGCTATCAGTAATATTGATTAGATTGTAATCCATTATATTGAAAATCCTTCTATCTGGGCCTTGACCTCATTGTGCTTCGGTATCTACTCATAAAGCTAGATGCTGTATCTCTTGATATAGAACCCCTTCCTGTCGGCCCGCGACTTAGCTCTGAACGTCTGCTTACTCCGGAGTTCATACGGGTGGTTCTGTTATATTTGTCCTCATTGGAATAAGAACGTTTTTCTATTTTATTCGAGCCATTATATATCTCAGAGCCACGTTTTTCAAGTGGTAATATCGTAACGTTAGAGTATCTCCTTGTATCAAGGATAGAATTTTCGTTAAGATGAAGCCCGGCAAGAGCTATCATAAAGGCATCTAGGTCATGGTCACCAATCTCGTGATTTTTAGCCTCGTATGTTTCACGACCATTTGAAGAGCGACCTTTTATGATGTAGTTTTTCATTTGCTCTACAATAGGGTCAGCAAGTGAATTGCCAAATGCTAATGACCTCGTTTCTAGGGCACGTTTTGTTGTCTCTACGATAAAGTTCTTAAAGTATTTCTTACGAATCTCTCCGGTCATCACATCTTTTAATTCTAATGTAGATGCGAAGTTTACTGCTGTTACGTTTCTTAGCAGTAAGTCAGGATGGTCCATTGGGATTTTACCAAAGCCATTAACTGCAACAAGTTTTAATTGCTGAACGTTTGCTTCTCCAAAGCCTTCGTCTACATAGATATAATCCGGCCTGTAGAGCCTATTAAGCTCGACAATCTTTTCAACTGCTGCAACCTGTGTCCATCCTTCTCTTCTAACATTAGATAAGTTTGCGATAAATACATGTTTTTCGACTTTATCGTAAGCGATAATACAGATTCTTGTACCAACCTTATCCGCGTTCCAGTCACATCCTAGCGAAAGAATATATCTTTCTCTATTGTGGATTACATCGTTCAGATTCCTAATCGGCTCTATGGTTCTACTTTGATTGACTAGGTCTATATCAAATACAGAGTTATCGGAAATCCCGAATTCTGACATGATTTCTTGAATGTATGCCATCATGGATAATGAGTTTCTGAACTCTTTATCCATATCATCATTGTAGTGTGGGATACAGAATGACGGGAAGTGAAACTCCTTGTAGTCTTTTGAGTTTGAAAACTTGTACAATAGGCCCTCGCCCATTGGTGTTGATGTACAAATGATTTCTGTGTTCGGTTTATCCATCAGGATTGCGGTAATGGAGTCGAACGCTTCCTGAGTTAAGAAGTCCGCCTCGTCAATAATGATTAAGTGTGCACCTTGGCCACGGACAGCGTTTGCGTTATCGTTGCCGGCTGTAAAGGCCTTGAATGTAGAGCCGTTCCTCATCTGGATTTCTTGATAAGGAGAAGTTACGGAGCGTTCTACTAGCTCGTCCCATGTTCCTATTGTAGCACCAAGTGAGCGAAGGATTTTCTTGACTATAAGTGTCAGTTCTTTTGCTTGAGACAGGAACGGTGTTACAACAAGGATTTGGTAGTTTGTGTTTTGAACAAGCCTATTCGCTATATCAATGGCAAGGCCGTACGATTTACCTGAACGTCGTCCGCATCTAATTGCCTTTTTAGACGCGGAGCAGGTTAGAATCATAGATTGGTACCATCTTGGAATATACAGCCTTTTATTTGGGTCCGTTTGAAGTATATCGATATTCTTTTCTGCCCAATATACGGGACTTATAGCCTGTTTGACTTCTTCAACCTCTTCTTTGTTTAGCTGTGCAACTATCTCTGGGTCAACTACACTTATGTCTTTTGGTCCGGAACATTTTATTGTTATTTTGCCGTACTTGCGGATTTGTTCTTTTTGGCAATTACTGCACATATTTTTAATGTCTGTGTCGTAATTCTTATGCTTTAGATACTCTCTCCACGGCATCTCGTACAGTTGGATTAAGGACGACGTGGGGGTTCTGTTATCGTCTTCAGGAATATCTTTACGAATGTAGTCGTTATTTAGATTTTGCTCTTCCATACTAATAGATTCCCTTCAGGATGGCGGCTTCATTACCTAGGATGTATCCTTTGTCATTTAGTGAGGACTTGGATAGTTTCGCAAAGGCCCTCTGTCTGCTTGTAGCTAACTGTGCTGTATTGACAGATGTTGATGCTGCCCCTGGGGAGAATAAAGATTGTCTCATTTTAATAATGTTGTTATCTCTATCGGCCATTGTTTTAGCAACATTGATTATGCTGTCTGTTGCTAACATTAGGCCCGCGCCTGTTACAAGTCCTCCAACAGAACCTGCTGTGAGTTTTGCAGCACCTCTGATTCTACCTGCTGCACCTAGTGCTTTTCCAGCCTCTCCGATACCAACTTTGCCGACTTTTGGTACGGCTTTCAATAGGGATGTGCCTGCATGTGTCAGTTCTTTGCCTACCCTGAATCCGTATGTTCCTGCCGCCGCAGAAAGTGCCATTCCTGCTATTGATGTAGCTGCGTTGTCTGTTAGTGTAGACTCTTTATTTCCCAGAATGTAATCAGATGCTTCTGATAATGCAAATGCTCCGCCCATTACCGGTGCAAGACCTGTGAATAGCTTATCTGACATCTTGGTTGCAGATGAGGAGATAATTGACTTTTGATGTCTTGTCATTAAGCCTATGGAGTTCATAAGGTCATCACGGAGACCGTATCCCATTGCAAATTTTGATGCTCTACCAAGGTGGTCTGTCATACCTGCTGTTGCAAATGATTCAAAACTATTGAACGCATACATGTTATTAATTCCGCCGCCCCTTACTGGTTGGGTAGAATTGAATTTATCGGAGCCTGGCATGGCTCCGAAGATTCTTTCTGCTGCAGTTCTGTTTCTTGAGTTTGTTATTGCTTCTGCTTTTAGTGCAGTGCCAATAGAGCCTTTACTTAAAGGGTCTGTCTCTCTGAGCGTTTTTCTTACATCTCTGTAGGCTTTACCATTAACAGATGTATATATGTCTTCTGACCACTGTGGCTTGATGTTTTCGTTTGCAAGGCTGTCTTCAAAGAGCCTTCTTGATGTCTTTGCGGCATGTCTGCTTCTTGAGTTCAGGCCTGTAAAAAGGCCGTCTTTTGATTCTAGGCCTATTTGTTCCCATAGTTCGTTTCTGTTAATACTCATGAGCCCTTCTCGCTTCGTTGTATTGTGCCTCTGCATATCCTGCAGGAATTACCATTGAGTAGTCCAATGCGGAGAATCTGTTAAATGTAGGGTCGTTATACTGTTTGAAGTTTAGGCGTTCTTGTCTTTCTCTTAGCTGCTTAACCCTTAGGTTATCATCAAATGAGTCACCCATAAGGTATAGTAGTCCGCCAGCTGCTGCAAGTCCTATTGCCGGGATGCCGACTTTATGATTCTCTGGAAGGATGGACTGAAGAATCTCGTTGCTGCTTCTTACCTTATTGTAGGTGTCTTCTGCTATTTGAGGAATTGACCTTTGTGTTCCCTGAGAGATGTTTACCTGCCTTAGTCTTGCAAGCTCTTCTGTTGTCACCCTTTCGTCAGAGATGACCTTATTCATAATCTCGGCGTTACCCTTGACTCTTAGGCTCTCGTTTGCAAAAGCATGTTCATTTCTGAGCAAATCCTGTGCAACTTCTATATTACCTTCTGCGGATGAAATGATTTCTTCCAGTTTCTTTTGTGCAGAAGTTCCGCTATAACGACTATTTATCATTGCTACGAAATTAGCGAATCCTCTGTCGTTGGAGATATTCCTATTGTATCTTGGAACTTTTATGTTGCCAGATTCACCTGTTAGCGTGTTGATATACGGAACTACGGCTGTATCGACAAGTTCCTTTGAATCCCATTTTCCAGATTCTTTAAACTTTTCTATGTTTGATAGAACGGATTTCATTGCCTGCATTTCTCTGACCGTTCCGGAAGCTGTCTTCATTTTGTTGAAGATTCCGGTTGTTTCATCAGAGATTTGACCTGCAATCATCTCATCTCTCATGCCTATCAGCTTATCAAAGATTCTTATTTGCTGTCTGGCATCTGACAGTGCACCGTGGACCTCTTCCTCTCCTAAAAACAGCTTTGCTAGGAATTCTACATTATGGCCCATTTCGGAGTATATCTCTGGGATATGGCCTTGTGCTGCTGCCTTTGTGAAGGTTGCTTTTGTGAAATCCATTAAGTCTGCCGCATACAGTTTTGGAAGTCCACCGTGATTGGCTCTCTGTGCCTCGTATTTGGCCACAGATGCGTCAACGGACTCGTAGGCTGCCATTACCTTATCCATGGCCTTATCGAGCTCCTGGAGTGTTCTAGCGTCCTTAGCTTCGGCCTTTGCTTTTGTGACAGATGAGGGAGTGTATAATTTAGTGTTGCCATCGGGAGATTGTTCTAGCAATCTCTCTATGAATTTTGAATCTGAAGAACCTTCCAATGCGGAAAAGAATGACCTTTCAAATCCTAGGTTTTGGACTAGGACCATTCCGGACTTACCAAAGGCAAAGGAGTCATCCATGTGTTTTAGGATGTTCCTATCGGTTGCATCGAATTCTAGCATATTGGAAGTAGCCTTCTTGCCGCCTGATACGTAGGAGGCCCATTCAGTACTGCCTGCGTAGAATTTGTTTCCGCTTAGTATATCAGATTCTGAAGAGAGTTGTTCTTTGCTTGGCTTAAAGATAGCCTCTGTTCCGGAGTCTCTTGTTGCTATACCGATAGACCATATTCTTGCTTTATGTTTATTTTCAACAACGCCTCTCTTTACACTTTTTAGGTATGAGTCAGGACTCGTTGATGTCGTTTCAAAGTCAAGGGACATGACGTTGCCGAATTTATTCATTTCATTCTTTCCAGAAGTTTTCTATAGTCGCCCGATTTCTCGAAGATGTCTTTTTCTGTTATGAACCTATATTTAACATTAAGGTTGTTATCATTTATGTACGCAACTGTTGCTCTTGCTTTTAGCTGAACATTGACCGCCCTTAATGCTGATGATGGTTTTATTTCGCAGAGTTCCATCTCTCCTGTTGTGTACAATACAAGGACATCTGGAATATAGATTCTATTAATTCCTGCGTTATCTGTGTACGGAATCTTCATTGGCTCTACTATGTACTTAAGGACACGTGTATCCGTGTCCATTCCTTTGTAGAAAGCGTATTCGTATGAAGACCTGTAGTCAACTGGTTTTCCGGCCTTTTTAGAATAGAATCTTCCAGTCTTGTATTTTTTATCCTTATTGAAGTAGGCGCCATTGTTTTTAATGTGCCTACCTCTAGCCTTCTGCTCTTTTGTAAGCTCGCCCAGATTGGGCTTATGTCTTTTACTTTTGGTCTTTCTTTTTTGAGTTACCATCAATGATATCCCCAACAGAAGGGTCTACGTACTTTCCTCTGGATGAAGCTGTGATTGCGTCCAGTTTGTCTTTTAGAGATGCACTTCCAGACATCATAGCGGCGCCTGATGCCTGGACGGCTATTTTCGCACGTTCTTTTCTTGTAGCCATTAGAGATGTTAATAGTTTATCTCTTCTGGATTTTAATTTGTCTTTGATATTGAGGTATCTTGAGATGTCCTCATTAACAATAGGATTGCCGCTAACATCAAAGCTTGTTATGATGTCCTGGCTGAAGTCCTGATGGGTTAACGAGAGGATTTGTGTAACCCTTCTTTCGTAGAGGTCGATTTCTGCGAGCTCAGCAACCATATGCATTTCCGTCGGGCTGTCTGGCTGGACATTAAATTCTTCGAAGTATTTTTCCGTCTGGTTGCGCAAGAAATCTTGTTCATAAATACACGGTGCCCCAACAGGTGCCTTACCTATGTTATATAGGTGGCAATTATGGACCAATAGGCCCTCTGCAAAGAAGTTTGAATTGTTTCTTACCTGAATATCGTAAACAGGTAATACACCTAACTGCTCTATTGATACGATTGTTGTAAACAGGCAGTCTCCGTAAGTCTCACAGTCGTCGTCAGTACAGAATGAATCTTCGTATACAAGCTTACTGCCGACTGATAGTCCGTCGTCTATGGAAATGAACCGAGGTTTCTTTCCTCGGCCCTTGATGCCGTAGAACTTATGATTTGACGTAGCCTTGATAACATGACCTGCGGAGGTTTCGATTTCATAAACGGGGAAGTCTCCAGTGTAGACCTTGCCGCAAACATAGTCTTCTTCGATTCTTTTAGTGGATGTATTGAAGGAGATAATTTTATCTCCCTCTTTGATTCTATCCAGTCTTACGCCTTTACCATCGTACATGGAAATGATGGAATCTCCGGTTAAGCATGTCTCTTTTACTTTGCATTTGTCTCCACGACAAACCATAGGTGAGTATGCTGAGATACCTCCATCGGAGGACCTTCTTAGGCTTGCACTAAATGACCTAGCTTCGGATTCAGTAAGTACGATATTTTCGTATAACTTGGAATCTAGGGATATTGCATCTAGATACCTTGCTCTTGTAATCTTCCCGTCTGAGACTTTTATTCCCTGAGAAGAAAACAAAATCGGAATAGTTTTTCTTGTTTCCTGGTTTTCTTGTTGTATCTCAGATATTGTTTTTTCTACAACTGTAGGTTCTTTTAATTCTTGTTTGCGTAATTCATTCGCGGATATGATACCCGCAGAAAGATTAAATAGTTCTTGGATATCTTTATTTGGATGTTCCATCTGGTTTAAATTATCCTGTAGTAGATTTATTATTCTTGTTTGTTCTAACCCTACAATACTAAAAACAGAACGAAAGGAAATATATGAGGGAAAGATACGTATGATATAGATTTAGAAACTATGAATTATTAATTACTTCCGAATAATTTAGTATAGGCTAAATCATGGTTATAGACAACAACCAGGAATGTAATCTAAGGTAGGGCATATTACTTCCCACGATTTAGCTACCTTGTCTAAAGCAGCTTCATAGGTAACTTCCTTTAATATAAATAACCAATAGAAGAATACTTAATTACTGTAGACAAAATAAAAGGAGGTAGCATCAAAGCTACCTCCAATTATATTTCCGGAAATTGTTTAGTTATATCCAATAGCAGAATAAATAATAATTACCTTAGTTTAATAACTTACTGCAGCTATAGACTTAACTATAGACCTAAGTAATTAAGCTTAAGTAACTATCTTAACTGTAGATTCCTTTTCCTATTGTTTATTATGGCTGCTTAAGCAGCCTGAGTTATTATCCAAAGTTACTGTAGATTCCTAAGTTTTTAGTCTCTAGTTAAGAAAACTTAGTCTTAGTTAATTATTACTTTTCTATTGATTATAGGGTTGCTTTAGCAACCTTAATAAGGTCTAATTTATTTTAGACTATAACTATTTAACTGTAGAATCCTAAAGTTAAGGTTCTACTTTAGTTATCTTAGATTATATTACTTTTCTATTGGTTCTAATAAAATATAGAACAATAGGGATAATATCCTATTACTATA